ATGTCTACAATAATTGGGTTGGTGTCTACTTTTAGATTACCACTTCAAATCCACCGTGCTTGCTCATCCCTTTTGGACTTCCTTATGCCTTCCCGCTCCTTCAATGTCCAATCTGCCACGCTTGCTCGTCCCTTTTGGACTTCAGCATACCTTAACTCCGCTTCAACATCCAATCCACCGCTCTTGCTCATCCCTTTTGGACTTCCTCGTGCCGTATCTCCGCTTCAACGTCCAATCCACCGTGTATCCACCTCTCCCACAAAAGGGAGTCGAATTCTTCGCTCCGCTCCGGTCGGCGCAAAGCCGAGGTCCACCGGACCTCGTGCGCCCCTGTCCAAAAACCCGGCTACGCCATGTTTTATCCATTAATAAGACTCCCCTCTGGTCCATAGGAAAAAGGGAGCGAAGAAGCTCACGCTTCCTCACTCCCTTTTTCCTATGGACCAGAGGGGAGTCGAACCTTTCGTCAAACTCTTGTATCCCTTGATTTTACTGGCTTTCCAATGTATTATTTTGTTTTGACGACACTTTGACGACACTTTTTAGCAAACTTTTACCATATTCATTGCCATTGCTTCTTGCTCTTTAATTACATGAATATACTTATTATATGTAATGGTTATGTTAGCATGTCCTAGTAGCTTGCTTACAACTTCAATTCCAACACCATTTCTTAATAATGTTGAGCCAAATGTGTGTCTTAAAGTGTGTAATGTTATATGTTCGTCTGATTTAATATTTCGTGTTAATCTATCAAGACTACGTTGAAGATTTCTTGCACATTGTCTTGTATTATTTTTACAACAACAAAAATAATCACTATTTATGTTGTTTCTTATGTCGTATTGTTTTAGTTCTTGAATATAATGTAAAGTATTTTCATTAAGTTTTAGATATCTTTCACCTGCGACAGTTTTTGTGGAATTTTTTAAAGCTAAACTCTGTTTTTTGCATTGCGAATCTAATGCAACTTTTGTCTGTATTGTTTTATTAATTTTAACTATATTATTCTTAAAATTAAAATCATCCCATGTTAATGCAAGCACTTCGCCTGTTCGTAACCCTAGATTCAACATAATAATCAAAACTAAAAAGTCTCTTCCTTTATATTCATCTATTGTTTTATATTTAGACACCGCTTCTTTTTTAAATTGTTCTAATTGCTTATCTGTTAGAGAAAACTGTTCTTTAGTTTTAATAACAAGATAACTTTCTGTCGGTAGCTTAATGTCGCTACATGGATTGTTAAATATAATTTTTTCTTTAATTGCTGTTTCGAAACATGGGTTTAATAATTGTATGATTTTTTTTAATCCAGATAAGGCTAGTGGTTTTTTCCCTGATTTTAATGGAGGATTGGCAAATTCCTTAATAAAGACATCTATATCTTGTGATGTAATATCACAGATATATTTATTGCCAATATAAGGTTTGATTTGATGTTGATATACACTGTATAACCTAGTATAACTAGAGCCTTCAATTGTTCCAAATTTATAATTACTTAGCCAATATTCCACATAATCATTTAACTTGATTTTTTTTGTTTCTTTAAAACCATTATTGATTTTTTGAAGATAGGATTTGACCTTATTTTTTACTTCTACTTTTGTATTACCATAAAAGCTTTTTCTAATACCATTGATTGTAATTTTAGCCTCAAACCTATCATCTTTTCGTTGCATTATATTCATATTATTAATAGTTGCCGATATATTGATATTATTTATAATTATCACACCTTTCTTTTACATCAATATAAGGGCAGCACAATTATGACTTAATCATAATATGTCTGCCCTATTTTTTCAATGATTAATAATATATTTCTTCATTGATATGTTCCTTGATCCATTCTTCCAATATAGAAAATGTTGTTATATAATCATTGCCAATTTTCATTAGTGGAAGTTCTCCTGATTTAATTAATTGCTTTATCTTGGTTTTTCCGAATGGAAGAATATCATATAAATCCTTTTGGCTTAAAACCTTATTTTCCATATTTATGCCTTTCCTGAACTACCGAAGCCACCATTTCCTCTAATTGTATCACTGAGATTTTCTTTCACCTTAAATCCAAACTGTTCTACTGGCTGAATAACAATCTGTGCAATTCTATCACCTTCAGATACAATTCTTGTCTCATTGCTCTGATTATATAGTGCAACCATGATATTTCCTCGATAGTCTGAATCAATCACTCCGACCTTATTGGCAGGAGCTAATCCCTGCTTGCAAGATAAACCACTTCTAGCATAAACAAGACCGACATATCCATTAGGTATTTCCATTACAATTCCAGTGTCAATAAAAGCTGTTTCACCAGAAAGAATTTCTACCCTATTTTCTTCGTTATGTATTACTGCATATAAGTCTGCACCTGCTGCAAATTCACTACCATATGTAGGAATCTTTGCATTCTCGTCTGTTTTCTTAATATTAATTATTTTCATACGTTTTTAAAATTCCTTTCTTGATTAGTTTTATTATTTCTGTGTTAATATTCTCTGTTATTCCCCTATTTACTTCACTATTTGTTTCATTGTAATATGGATAATATGTAGAACCTTCTGACTGAATATCATAAGTAAAAATATTTTCTTCCATATTTACATAGAAATACGCATATATGGTTGTTTTATCGTTCCATTTATATACAGGAACATATAATCTATAATCACCATTTTCCTTGTACCTAAATCCGTAATCAAGCAACTTATTTTTAGTTACAGATTTATTAACTTTAATTCTTCTTACTTCACTCATCGCTACATCTCCTTAATTTCATTTTCAAGATATTTGAGATATTCATCCCATTTGTCAATCATGTAGATATATTCCTTACCTTTGACACATTTGAGTCTCATATCTGCTTTAATATTCTCCCACGGAGTCTTCTTTGTAACCAAAGTTTGTAAATAAGAATGTGTCATTCTACTTAGGGTTAAAAGCTTCTCAGGAGGAATTTTAGACACGATTTCTTTGTACTGTGTCAATTTATCATCTGGGATTTTAAAGTCTTTATTTCGGGGTAAATTCTTTGGTGAAAATGGGCTTATAGACGCACCACTTGTTCTTGGTTTTAGTAAAGGAATAACCTTGTCTGAATTGACATATTTGAACTTAAATAAAATTTCAGAATCCGTTTCTTCAATATCAAATATAAGAGACGGTTCAGATTGCTGAATTGTTTTAATAATATTATGTCCTCTTATTAAAGAAGGAATATATGCTTGTAAAGTATTATGTCCATAATAGAATACCTTGTTACCATATTGACAAGATATATAACAATCAATATCTTCTAATGTGCCATTGAGCTTACGATTAAAATCGTTTGTATCTTTATTTACAGGACATAAGATTCTATATTTTCCTTTAAACTTATCGTATAAATATCCTATAGTTGTTCACCTCTCTTATTAATACTCCTCATATTCTTGTTCATCACTTATTTTAGGAGCGTTCTTTTCTGCTTCCAAAACAGTATCTAAACACTCTTGTCTTGTTTTAAATATTGTTTTATCCAATTTATTGTAAGAAAATAGATAAGCATGTTTATCACGCTTATCTGTCCCAACGAAGTAATCATCTCTAACTGTCCTTACATATAGGTCACATACTTCATATATTCCTACTGGCTTAAGCATTCGAGCATAATAGACCATTTTACCTTTTTGAATATCTGTTTTGTTCATTATTCTTCCTTACCACCATTTTTTACAAATTCTAAGGCATTATAAATACCTGCTGCATATCCTTTAATACGATCAAACTGAAAAGGATTTTCTTTAACAGCTCTTTCCTCTACATCTTCGGCAAGCTTTAACTCTTTTTTTAATCTTTTTATAATTCTTTTATGGCTTTCAAGTGACTGTATTGCTGATTCAATAGCTTCAATATGTTCACCTGTAGTTCCTTGTATATAACATAAATCGCAGTTGTCACACTTCTTATTATTACAATCTTCATGAATACCCTTAACCTGTCTTTTCTGGCATTTAAGATATGCTTTTAATTTTTCTAACGCTTCTTTATTATTCATAATTATTCCTTACTTAAATTAATTACAATATAAAACCAATTTGTTCTGAGCGAGAGATTGCTTTATATCAATCACTCGTTGGTTTTTTGAACCTCTGAATTTTAATGATAGGTCTTTCTGCTCATCTATATATTCTCCATCAACGAGTACATCTACATTGGAAATTATCTCCCATCGTGTAAGCCACTCATCTGCATTTGCTGCAAATGGAGTATATTTATATTCATTATATTTGGAATTTAAAAGATCAAAATTATATCCTGTATACAACCAGATAGTTTTCTCAGGAAAAGAATTACGGATTAGTTTGATTAGAGATAAGATTTCATCGAGATTCTGTTCAGCTAAACACTCACCACCAAGGAAAGATATTCGCTTAATATATGATCTATCAATAAGTTTTATGAATTTGTCTTTTGTTTTTTCTGTCCATTCCTTACCGCCATTAAAGTCCCATGTATCAGAATTAAAACAACCAAAACAGTGAAATGGACAACCTTGAACGAAGAGGGAGACTCCTACTCCCTCTCCATTTGAAATATCAAGGTTACGCATACTTGAATATCTCATATTATTCCTCCTCAATGTCGTCAAGATGTGGTACTCTATCATGAATATCACCAAGTCTACCTTGATTCCATCCATTACGTGCCGTACCTTTGTATCCACAAGTTCTACGAGTAATATCCATAGTTCTTACATCTCTATTACCACAATTAGGACACTCCCAAATCAACTTACCACCTTCATCAATAAGCTTGATTTCTTTGCTCCATCCACATTTCTGACAATAATCACTCTTAGTATTTAATTCAGCATACATATTATTATTATAAATGAATTTCATTACTTCAAGTACAGCAGGAATATTATTCTCCATATTCGGACACTCGATATACGAAATACTTCCACCTGGACTTAATCTTTGGAATTTAGCTTCAATACGAAGCTTCCCAAAGGCATCAATATGTATAAATACTGGGATATGATAAGAATTTGTGATGTATGTACGATCTGTAACTCCTTCAATAATGCCAAATCTCTCTTTAAGTTTTTTTGCAAACTTTTCCGTAGTCGCCTCCAATGGAGTTCCGTATAAGCTGTAATCAATATTTTCATCTATTTTCCATTGAGAGCATTTATCATTCAATGCTTGCATTACTTCAAGACCAAATTTTTCTCCAATACCTTCATCACAATGATAATGTCCAGTCATATACTTAACACATTCAGCAAGTCCTGCATAACCAAGGGATAAAGTTGAATAGCCACCAAAAAGTAGTTTATCAATAGATTCACCCTTTTTAAGTCTTGCAAATGCTCCGTGTTGCCAAAGAATAGGAGCAACATCTGACTTTGTTCCACGTAATCTCTGATGTCTAATCTTTAATGCTTTATGACATAACTCTGTACGTTCATCAAATATACGCCAAAATTCATTGAAATATCCACCTGATGATAATGCAATATCTGGTAATGATACAGTTACAACACCAGAATTGAAACGTCCATAAAATTTTGGTTTACCATTTTCATCATGCCATACTGTTAAAGCACTTCTACATCCCATTACAGGATAACAGTTACCATCTTTCATCTCTTTCATAATTTTTTCTGAGATATAATCAGGAGTTAATCTTTTCATAGAACATTTAGCTGCCATCTCAGTAAGATACCAATACTTATCTTCTTTATGAATATTGTCCTCCTGAAGAACATAAATAACTTTTGGAAATGCAGGTGTGATATAGACACCTTCTTCATTCTTTACACCAAGATAACTCTGACGAAGTTCCTCTTCGATTAACATTGCCAAATCATCTTTTTCTCTCTGATTATGTGCTTCATTGAGATACATAAACAATGTAATAAATGGTGCTTGACCGTTAGTTGTCATGAGCGTTGTGATTTGATATTGAATTGTCTGGATTCCTTTTTCAATTTCTTTTTTCAAACGCTTTTCTACAATATCTTCAATGTCAGTTGCATCAATAAATTTGAGCAATCTATCTTTATTTTTATAGAACTTTTCCTGATCTTTTCTTAACTTCTTACCAAGAACTTTTCTAGGTTTAACCCATTCTTTTTCATCAATATTTCTATAAAGATATTCTTGTTCTTCAATTACTTCTTTTCTGATTTTCTGTCTTGAAATATCTACGAATGGAGCAAGATGTGCTAAAGAAATACTCTGCCCTCCATACTGACTTGAAGCGACCTGTGCAATAATTTGTGTTGCAACTGTACATGCTGTAGAAAAACTATGTGGTTTTTCAATCAATGTTTCGCTAATTACTGTACCGTTTTGTAACATATCCTCAAGATTAATAAGACAGCAGTTGTTCATATACTGAATAAGATAATCAAGATCGTGTACATGAATCAATCCATCATCATGAGCTTGTACTATCTCAGGTGGTAGGATATACCTTCTTGATGCATCCTTACTTACAATTCCTGCTAAATAATCTCTCTGCGTTGTATTAAGTCTTGGGTTTTTATTAGAGTTTTCGTTATTCCAATAGTCACTTTCTCCACTCAACAATTCTGTGATTTCTGTATCAATTGTATTCTCGTTTTCTCTCTGAAACTCACGAATACTTCTATATCCCTCATATGCTTTTGCAGTAAGTCTCTGCTTCTTAGTAATCAATTTATCATAAACCATTGATTCAATATCAGAGATACTTACTTCGTCTTTATCCTTACAGTCTTCTTCAATCTCGTTTGCAATGTCTTCTGCAATCTTTTGTTTTACAATACCTGAACCATTTTTCATTGCTTTAAGAATTGCAGTTGAAATCTTAGACTTATCAAAATCAACTTCTGAACAATCTCTTTTAATTACCTTCAATATTTATTCCTCCTCAAATCCAATAACATTACCATCATTAATAACGACTCTTGTATTCTTACATTCAAACAATTCAATGCAATCACCAGTAGTAATATTATCCATGTTAATTTCTGTAGTCTCTCTTAACATAATTAATCCTCCAATTCTGCTTTATAAAGCTGGTATATCATATTCCAATCCCAACAATGTTTATCATTCCATTCCTTATTCCAAGGATAAATCTCGCCAAAACAAATCTTTGTATCAGCATTAGAAGTCTCAAGATTATGTGCAGAATCATCAATAAATAAGCCACCACTCATATCTATATGAGATTTATCATTATATTCTTTGAAATTAACTCCAATAAACTGACAAAACGGAAGGTGTTCTTTACACCATCTTTCCTTTGCTTTAAGATTAGGACTATAACCAGAAGAGACAATAATTATTTCATTATGTAATGCAAATTTTCTTAGTGTTTCATAAGCTTGTGGCATGAACTTTAACCTATCAAAGAATCGTTGCTGATTGAAATATGTATTTATATATTCTCTACTTGCACAGTTAAGTTCTTCAAAATCCCAAGTCTTAATCTGTTCTGGAAGAATATACTTATAATCGCTGTAATACTTAAAGTCCTCATTGTATAAATCACATATTGCAGCAATTGTATTTACAATAACTCCATCAAAATCGCAATAAAGTTTTATATGTCATCACCCCAATCTAATAATATATTTGGACATTCATTATTCTTATCCAATTTATAATTCTCTCTTAGAATTAACACATTATATGGAATATTCTTGTAATACCTTACACATTCCATATAAGGACAAGTCCTATTACTACAATAGATCTTGTCCTTCTTCTGATTTTTCTCTGTTATTCTTTTTTTTGATTTCATCTAACTCCTTGCATATTAAGGCTGTCTCAAAAGCTGTTCTATTTTCGTTATGTACAATATAATCAACTTTTTTAGATATATGTCTAAAATCCTTTTTATCAGCCTTATATCTTCTCTTAGACTCAGCTCTGTCAACATCTCTATTTAACATTCTTCGCTTAATTTCTCTATTAGATACTTCAAGATAAATAACAGTTACATTCTCATTAATCTTACTTCTTACTTTATCTAAAGCATCAGGCGTAAGAATAATTACAGAATGTGACTTATTATAATCTTCAAGTAAAGAACCATAATACCAAGCTCCTGAGACGGTTTCGTATATTCTGTATTCTGCAAAACTACCACAATCAATCTTGGTTAAGAAATTCATCTTGTCTAAAAAATGATATTCTCTTCCATTAATCTCTCCTGGTCTTGGTGGTCTTGTAGTACAGGTTACAATCTTGTTGTAACCCATCTTCGTTAATTCCTTAACCACCGTATCTTTTCCAGAACAAGATTTGCCTACCAATATAATCATATCTTTTCAAATCCTTTCATATCATTAACAAATCTTTTTACCACCAATGAATCATCACAATATAGACACACATTGATTGGTTCAAGTAGATTTATGGAAAATATTGCCATTATTGATTTGGCATTGACTTCATACCTGTGTGACTTAATTGTTATTTCTTCATCATATTTCGTAACTATTTCAACAAAATTTTTAACTCGTTGAATAGTGTCTAAAGTAATAACCGCTGTTGTCTCTAACATAGTTACTCCCTTTCATCTTTCATAAATTCTTATATAAGCTATTTCACCTTCAAATCCAGCTATCTTAGATACATCTCCTGTATTACCCCAACGATTTGAGATATTAGGAATAAGTGTGTTTGTATGTACTACAAACTCAACAATTGAACCATTTGCAACTGTATACTGGTTAAGAGAATCTGTATGTTCATCATCTTTAACATCAGCTAAGACACATGGAATAACTTCTCCGCTCTCTAAGACAATATCAAACTCAGTTCCTATATCAGTTGAGTAGAATGAACCTAAAGCACAAGCATATCTATTACCAATCATATATATTCCCGTGTTATAATCAAGAAGAAATGTTGATTTCATGGCATATTGCTTTGAGCTTTTATCCTTAATAGTTTCAGCATCCATATAAGATTTAAAGGGCTTATTATCTGGAACAGGATAATCTGTATATTTTCCCAAATATTCTTCAATTTCGCTCTCTAAACTCTCATATTCCCTAGCGATAACTTGTTCCATAGCTTCTTTTTCTTCTAACTCTTTTCGAGTCTTTTCTTTTTCAAGATTCTTTTTTAGGTCAGTAAATACTCTTGAATATATGTACTGACCTTCCTGTGCTGCTTTGGCAGTTTGTATATTATTTTGTCCCCATAAGGGGACTATACAAGTTAAAGCTGAAGCAGTTAATAGCGATCCTGCTACTAATCTTCTTACCTTACTTATCTTTATCACCTGCTTTCTTTTATTGTGAGATTGATTCTCAATAGAATATTCTCTGATTACTGAATCATTTTTAAAAAATCTTCTTCTGAAATAATTGGGATATTAAGCGATTTTGCTTTCTGATTTTTAGACGATGTGGAATTTATATCATTATTAATAAGATAAGATGTTTTAGAACTTACAGAACCTACAACTGTGCCACCATGAGTAACTATATCGGCTTTCAATTCGTCACGATTTTTATAATGATTGACAGAACCAGTTACTACAAATGTTTTACCTTGTAATGTTTTTGGGATTTCATTTAAGATTAAGTTAGGTTTTTCAAAAGTAAATTCATTTGCTAACTGAATTATTTCTGAGTAGTGACTTTTCCAATAAGTATTTAGTGAATTTATTAATGCATCTCCAATACCAGGTAAATATTTAAAGTATTCTGCACCTTTCATCGTCATTTCATCAATAAAAGTATCGAAATCACGATCAACTGCTTCTGCTATCATTTTACTTGCTGATTTTCCGAGTAATGGAATTGATAAGGCATAAAGAAAACGCTGCAAATTTGTATTACGAGACTCTTCAATAGAGTTAAGAAGTTTTTCAATAGACCTTTTACCAAAACCATCAAGTATCTGCATGTGATTTTTATAAGACGATAAATGATAAATATCTTTAATAGAAGTTACCCAACCAAACTTGATTAATCTATCGAGAGTAGATTCTGAAAGCCCCGAAATATTAAGAGCTGATTTTGATACGGCGTGAGTAAGTTGACCAAGTAATCGTCCTTTACAATCTTCGTTAGTACAGTAAAGAACTTCTGAATCGTTCTCTTTTATAATCTTTGTAGGTTGACCACATATCGGACAAACAGATGGTATATCAAGAAATTGTTTATTAGAACTATTCTGATTATCATAGTCTACTTGTTCTGCCCATCTTATTGCTGGTATAATTAAATTTGCCTTATAAACACCTATTTTTTGTCCAATCCAAGGACTATCCATAATTTCTTCCATTATACTAATATTATGTAATGATGCACGACTTACTTCACTACCATCAATGTCTACCGTATCGAAAATTGCTACAGGCGTTAAAATTCCAGTCTTACCACAACTCCATTCAATATCTCTTAATATTGTTTCTACTGAATCATTAAACACTTTATAGGCAATACCATTCCTGAAATGATGACTTGTATTTCCAAGAGACTTTCCATATTCAACATCATCAAACTTAAATACCACGCCATCTTGAGGAAGATTATATTCTTTTGCTTTATCAAAACAATACTCAATAACTTCTTCTATATCCATTTCCGAATATCCTAGATTAGCATTAGGAACAACATCTAACCCTAATTCTTCTGCTTCCATAAGTGAAAATGTAAATGAATCATTTTCCTTTGCACCTTCAACCACTTCCCAAGCATACCAAGACAGTCTTCTCTCTTTGACAACCGATGTATCAAGGCTTGATAATGTCCCTGCTGCTAAGTTACGGCTATTCTTATATTCTCCGTTCTTGTTGACTTCGGCAAAATCATCTGACTTAATTAATGCTTCACCATCTATCACATAAGTTCCTTCCTTATTAATATGTAACGGAACATTAGTGAATTGCTTAACATGTTCGGTCACATCAGATCCGACTATACCATTCCCTCTGGATTCTGCTAAAACCAAATCACCATCTTTATAAGTAAGACGCACTGTTAATCCGTCCAGTTTTATAGAAGCCACAAGATTATGATTATTTGCAAACTTAATAATTTCTTCTACACTATGACACTTTTCCAGTGATAACATCGGTGTTTTATGAGTTACTTCCTTTATATTATCTAATACCGTTGCTCCAACATTGTGTGTTGGACTATTAGATAATACAATGCCAATTTCTTCTTCCCATTGTTTAAGTTCTTCTATTTTTTTATCAAATTCATAATCGCTCATAATAGGTTGCCCAGTATTGTAATAAGCTTCTGATGCTCTGTTAAGTTCTCTGACTCTAGCTGCAATATCTAATTTATTCACTTGTCTCCTCCTATTTTTTCTTATACCATCTCTTATATAATCTTTGTCCACATTTATCACAATAATTCTGTCTTGGAACGGCATTATCAACCACATAATTACACATAGGACAATAACATTTATCGTATCCAAGCAATTTTCTCATTGGTTTATTTTTCTTTTTTAACTCTTTGTATTCTTCATACTCTTCGCCTGAAATAATATAAAAAGATGTCATAATTTTAACCCTCATACATAATTAATTCTTTTGCATATGGAAGCGATTCTACCCACTTAATGAATGACTCCGACCATTCTGTAAGTTTATGATTTTTACGCTGGAAGTACATATTACGGACATTCTCATAATTCATAGTAACTGTTCTTGTCTGTAACCAACTTTCAGGAAGCCATCTTATAAGTTCCTTCCAGTATCTCTTGTCCTTTGTTTCGAGATATGCGAGTCTAAGAGATTCAATCCAATCAATGATTGATTTAGGTTCTTCAGATGAATACATTGTCCAATTACCAGGATCTTCTTCGTCTCCATCAGGAAGTGTTGTAACTAATGTATCATCATAATCATCAATCTCAAAACACTCTAATGTAATTGGTGTTGTGGCGAGTTTATGCATTGTGGAAGTAGAATTAACTGTAGTTCCTACCTTATATGTATCAAATTCCTTCCACCAGTAGATAGGAGCTGTTATATCAACTGAAATAAATATCTGTCTCATAAACTTTCTATGCTCATTTCCTGCTTTAATAAGTGTTTGTGCGAGCTTCATATCATTTTTACCAATAATATAATCATCACTTCTTTTATACTCACCGCAGCGAGAATCTACTGTACATCCTTTACAGAAAAATTCTTCACTACAGCTATAATGACTATCGCTTTTAGACCAAGAATTCATTGGATTTCTAAGTCCTCTAAAGGCATTCTCGAAGTTCATTACTGATGTGTTTGAAAATTTCATTCTTTTTCTTCCTCCTTTTGGATCAACCATTTACATTCTGTTTGTTCACCTTTTTCTTGACTTGGTAAAGACATATAATTACATATACACCCATCACATTTACATATACCACCTATACTTGCATCATAGAATGGACATTCGTTTGAAAAATAAGGCATTTCGTCTATCAAAAATTTCATTATTATTTCTCCTTAAATGACCAACAGTAATCAAAGAATCTATTAAAATTCAACATTACCTGATCATGTATATCAATCTTAACTTCAGCTTCTTCTTTATTTCTACCAACCCAAGGTGATATAACTATTTCATATTCACATTTTGACCAAAACCAATACATGAGTTCTTTTCTTAGCTTTTCCTTGAATTCTATCTTATCAATTTTACTATGAATTAATTTCTGAATCTCTTCATTAAACCTATAATGTCTAAATATGTTGTATGTAATAATTTCATTTCTGTTGAAGTCATGAAAATATACATTCCATTCCATGTATTCACCTACTTCCTTAATAACTTCTTAGTATTATCCACTTTAACCAATTGGGTATACTGGAATTCATTATCAAATTGAAAATCATTTTACTCATACATAAGCTGATAAATATGCCTAAAATAAGCAAGATGATAATAATTATCAGTAATAATTTCTTATTCATTTTTACACCTCTTCCACATAGATAACTATATGAGGAATAATTTCACCACCAACTTTAGGGAATACGACATTAAAACTATTTATGTAGTAATCTTCTCCATCTGTATCAACAATATCTTCCGTATTGATTGTTATTGGTATGTCATTTTCTTTCATATAATTAAGTGTTTTTATTAATTCACTTATATTATCTATGTCAGCATATCCTTTAAGTTTATACCCTTCATAATTATCACTGAATGATATTATTCTTATCTGCAAGTAATATACCTCCTGATTATTTATTCTCTTTTTACTTGTGAAACAATGAGCGAATTGCTCTAAGAAATGCATCAAAAATTGTATAGAAATCGTAGCAATGAATAATGGATTCTTGCTACTTTTAATTATCATCTTTACTGCTTCCCAACAGTCTTAAAAACAAATTGATGATATCAAGATATAAAGCAACTGCACTATCTATAGCATTATCTAAAGTTTTTGCATTATTTTGTGCTTCTGCCCAATCATATCCAATATATCCACAGAATAGCAATGCGACAACCCAATCCCACCATTTAGGTACATTACCAAATAAAATCATAATAAATTCAATTACTATAACTGCTGATAAACAAATAAATAGTGTTTTTCCCATTGATAGAAATATTTCTGGTTTAATACTTGATACAATAATAAGCACAATGGTAATCAGAGTAGTCAAAATAAAAGCTTGTACAATAGAAGACATATAATAATCTTTTAAGCAAATACTTAAAACTACACCAACTGGCAATATAACTAAGTTATATCCTATAAAACTCACAATTGGGTTGTCTGAAAACTCACTCATACCAATACCTGCTAATGCAACTACAAAGTAGCCAATTAATACCATTGTTGGATTTAAGTTGCAAAATGTGTCCTGAAAAAATACACACATTATTGTATTCACTAAAAATCCCCAAAGTAAAATAATACCAATGGCAATGTTATACTGTTTGTCTGTTAATTTGTTATACATAAATTATTCTCCTTATCTTCTACATCTCACACTTCCACCAGCATCTATGTCACCTGATACGTTACCACAAGTTACAGAACCACCTGCGTCTATATCTCCTTTGACATCTCCACCGACTTTACAACTGCCACCGCAATCAATACTTCCTGAATTGCCGTGAACTTCTACTGAACCACCACAATCAATTTTGTTTACATTTCCTTCGATGGTGACTTTAATATCACCACTATTGCATTCCTGAACTATATTGCCATCTACAATAACCTTTCCATTGTTGATGACAACATTAGTTCCTGAACATGTGATTGTTTTACCATTAATAGTTATTCTGTTCATTTTTACCTCCTTAATTTTCACAAGAAACTGTCGATTACTCTGCAATTTCATATTTTAATTTTGATATGTCGTATCCCATTTTTTCTAATTCATCAACCCACTTCTGTTTTATTGGGCATGTAGCAGTAAAGTTTTTAAACTGTGTTATACAATGATAAACAAGATCTCCAATTTGTTGTTTTCCGTATCGAAATTCTTTTAACCCCTTTTCATACTCTGAATTTGTAACATATTCTGTTCTAAATGGAGACTGTGGCTTATCCTCTTCTCCAAGGACAACACCAATCGCAATATCTTCGCCATTTACATTTATGTATACATCGCTAATTTTATATTTCATGTATTTTACCTCCTTAACAAATGCTTTATTATTTTAATAATTTGATTTATTAATAAAACCCTTTTTCTGAGCACATGATAAACAATAGTTATATCTTCCATATATAGTACATCCACATTTTCTACATTTGTGAGGTCTTTCTATTGCTTTCCCAAATGGTTGCCCAAGTTCAAAATAACATCTCTTACAATATGTATAATGGTCTTGGCAATATTCACCACATCTCTGACAATATGCCATTGTTGTAACCTCCTTACGAAATCCGTCTTTCCTTGGTTTTTTGAGTCTCTGAAACGCCCTATTTATGGGCATTCCAGAAATCCTCTATTGTATTATTCTCTCTATCTAAGATAATTCTTTAAGAAATATTCAAAATACTCCCTAATAAATAATCCTGAGTATTGATTGTTTGGCATGAACATAACTGGAATATTATATTTGAACCAAAAGCTGTGTATTGATGCAATGAATGATTTCCGATTATACTTTGTATCATAATTTCCTGTTGCAATATCTTCATAAGAAGCGTTTTCAATCAACAGAACTTTAGTTTTTGGTGCAAGACATAATTCTTTTTCAAATCTTTCACGCTCTTTTGTCAGATTATTACTTATCTCTTCAAGACTAGCTTTTCTCTCAATGACACATGTTGTATTAAAATACAAATCACGAGGTATGGATAACTTCTCATTTGCAGGAATCATGAACGAATAATCTCCATAACCGAGTGCTTTCTTTTTATATGAAATTCCTTTTCGATCAAAGTAATCTGTAATGTGGGAATTGACTTTCTCCCTTGTGTCAATAAGGATTGTAATGGAAGATATTAACTCTTCCATTTCATTATCTGTATACTTATATTTGTTAAAAATCGTCTTCGTCCTCCTCAATATCATTTTTTATTACAAATTTGCTTAACCAAAATTCAAATTTATCAGGTACTTCTTTATAAATTTTCTTACCTGTAACTGGATTTATTTCACCAGTTGGCTCTTTTTTATTCTTCTTTTCAAGAGAAATAATATATAGAATTGCTCCTAGATCAAATGGATTTCGATTATACTGACTTGTCCACATTTTTACTTCTCGTGTTTTACCACTATAGATTTCAAAAAGATGAACATTTACAATAGATTTTTTAATATCAAGTTCAGAAACATAATATAGACGTTTACTTACTTTTGAATCCGAGTCACTGACAATACCAAGAACTTCTCTCTGATTATCAAGCCTTTCCTTTAAAGTTAATTCTCTATAAGGAATATTAGAAATCAATTCCTTAATAATTTGTTCTGAGTCAAGTTTATTAAATTGTTTGGATGTCTCATTTCCATGTTTCTCAAGTATATCAAATGGAATATTATTCTTTTCAGCTTTATCTTTAGAAATCTGTTTCGCACCATTCAACAAATCATATAATCTTGTAATCTCAAGTAAAGTATTTACATCACCATATTTCTTAAAATAATTGATTCTAATAAGTTTATTAACAATGGTCTTATTAATTGAATTTGAAAATAGTGCAGTTAATACATCGGTAAATGTTTTATACTCCGATTGCCCTAATTCATAAAGAGCATCAACAACCCCCTCACCAAAGCCTTTTACACTTGACAAATTTGGATATATTAATTTATTCTCTTCATTAATCGTCACTTTTCTGTTATCTGCACCAAATTCATAATCACCTAATTTATATCCCCAAAATTTAATTGCTTCTTTAACAAGAGCATCTATCTTATCCTTTTTATTCTTTTCCTGATAATGATTGATTGCTACTTCATAAAATGTTTTAGTATGATGTGCTTTAAACCATGCTTGATAGGCAGAATCTCCACCCATTGAATAGGCATGTGGAGAATTAAATGCGTATGATCCAGAAGACTCTATTACATTCCAAACATTATTAAAATTATCTGTCTTGCCGATTTCTGCTTTCCAACCTTCTATTAATCGTTCCTGTAATTCTTTTAACATTTCAGGATGTAATTTATATTTCTTTTTTGAAATATTTTTAATAACTCCATATGTTTCAGCCATTTTCAATTCCAAGAATGACAATACTTTCATAATAGATTCCTGATAAATCATGAAATGTGCAGTATCAGATAATAAATCATCAATTTTTTTCTCGCCTGTAGTATATGGCTCACGATTCAAGAATGTGCTAAGTAATGACGCAAAACCTGGTCGAATTGCTGCAATGAAACTACTTAACTCTGCTAGATTTTGCGGTTTATACTTCTTCACTCGATTAGTGGTCGCTTCTTTCTCACACTGATTAACACAACATGTAATACCATTTGCATAAATATCCCATGTTTTTTTATCACCATCAATCATATGTCTTAGTTCATCAAATGTCGGAACTTCCATGCCAATACTATGAAAAAATTTATATGTAAGATAAACACTATCTACAATAAGAAAATCCTCTTTTACATATCCGAATTCATCAAGATAACCACCTTCAATAGCTGCACATACTGTTCTTTTGCCAGTTGATTCAGAAACAGCACTTATTAATCCTACTTCTCTACGAATATCGCCATCAAAGATAAAATGACCACAAGCATGTACTTTCAAATTGATTGTGATCCCCTGGTATTCATTACTCTGTTTGAATAATTCTGTATACTCTTCAGGGATATAATCTTCTACATGAATATCATCCTTTTCATCTTCATCCGCATATTTTAATGCCTTATTATACTCATCAAGATACTTTGAAATCTGATTCGCATCCTCTGGTTTAACTTCGTTTGCACCTGCATATAACTGCCAAGCTGCCTTTTCTTTAAGTTTTTCTATTGCCATTAATGGGTAACAGCCATGTTCCCCCAATAATTTTCTTGCTGCTTTAACAAATGGTTCTTGTGTAGCAACATTCAAATCAATATCTGGCATCTGACCAGCCAATACACGTTCCTTAGTTAAGAAACGTTCAGGATAAATAGGAATGTCAGCGTTGAATCTATCAACAGTTGTAAGACCTAAAAGCTTATTTGTTATAAATGATGCAGCACTACCTCTTGAAGTAGTTGTTAAAATACCACCTTCATTTTTTATTGCATCATCTACAATAGCCTTACTTGTTAAGAAATAATCCACAACACCAGCTTCCATAACTTGTTTTGCTTCATATCGAATACCATCGGCTTTTTCTTTTGACTTTTCTTTTTCTTTTGCATAAGCTTTATTAAGAGCATCTTTGTAAATTTTACATTTTTCTTTATAGGTTTTTCCTTTGTAAACACTCGGAATTTTAAATTTTCTATCAAGAACAATTTCTTCACATTCTGCCACAAAAACATTTGTATTCATAATTGCTCTATATATTTCTTCTCTATTTAAAACACCTTGTTCTTCAAATCTTTTAATTACTGTTTGAGTATCAGGATAATCAAGATACCAACCTTCCTCATCTGGATAATTAATGTTTTTATATTTCAGAATCTGGTCACGCTTAACTGCATTTTCTTCTTTAACATAATGACTATCAAGACCACATATAATCTGGATATTATGTTCTTTTGCAATTCTTAAAATCTTTTTATTAAGTTCTTTCTGTTTATCAGTGTTATGATACTGAACTTCTAAAAAGAAATTATTTCCGAAATATTTGTGTATTTTAAGCCATATATCTTCTGCATCTTTATAATTCCAACCTGCAACACAAGCTGACGTTACAATCACATTGTCCTTTGGAATATTAAATAATAATTCCAAGTCAATACGTGGCTTATAATAATATCCATCAATATTTGCCATAGATAAAGCAAAATTAATGTCTCCACGACCTTCAGCATTTTTAGCTGCTACAATCATATGACAATTTGCTCTATCTTTTTCTTTTCTATCTTTTACCCAATATACTTCAGATGAATGTATATATTTAAGATGTTCACTCTCAGCAACTTTATATACTTGGAACTGATTGCCTTGTGAACCATGTTCGCCAGAATATAAACATTTTGTTCCAAACTCATGTACTCTATCAGCGTATGCATTAATTGATTCAGCACAATCTGGGGTAGATGTATTACTAAAATCTTTATGGCAATGATAATTTTCAAGATATAAATTTTTCACATAATCTTCTGCGGAATAAGGAAATTTAAATGTTAATGTTGGAATAATTTTTTTAACTAATTCAATATCAGAAATATCAAGCCACCTCCTTAATCTCATCACATATTGCTTTTAATACAAATTTTCTACCAAAAAATCCCGAATCAAGTGTACATACAATTTCCAACTCATCATTCATCATCGAATGATCCTCCATCTCGTCAAATGAACCATCAAAATTCCATTTGATAATTTGTAGATAATCATTTGGTTTTATTACAAGATGTTTATAGTCACTCATTTGACCGATTTCATATTCATCAATACCATCAATAAATACTTTTACAGGCTTAAAATTTGTACCAGATATTTTATCTATCTTCTTTATATTCTCTACAAGTTTGCGAGTAACATCTGAAATATTAATCTGAATATCTACATTTATAGAAGTGTCAGATTCCAATTCTGGAAGAGTTCCTTCTATATATAATGCAAACTTATCAATGTCAGATTTTTTTATAGTAATACCACTTGCTAATTCATGTCCATCTGCTTTTGCAAAACCACTGTCGTTACAAATCTGGCGAAAATCATCTACCCCAATTGCTCTCATTGAACCAGAAAATGTATCCTTAATGTCTTTTAGAACAAGAATAGGTTTTTGATACCTTTCCAATAACTTATTTCCAAGTAATCCACTAACACCATAAGGTGTATCTATATATGTAATAATCATCTTCTTGTTTACTTGAGTATCGCATTGTTTCAACACATCGGGTAATAATCTATCTACTTCTTTGTTTTGTTCTTCCTTGCATTTTTTTAATTCTTTCACGTAAGCCAAAACCTGTTTATTTTCGTCTTCCAAAAATGTTTTCATAGCAATTTCATTTTTACCCATGCGATTACTTGCATTGACAATTGGTGCAATGCTGAATGCAATAGCGGTACTATTAAACTCAAAGCCACCAACAATTTTCTTAACTGCTGGATTATATATCTTCTCTAATCCCTTAGATACAATATATCTATTCTCCATAACAGTCATATCCATCATATCTCCAACAAGACCACATGCAGCTAAATCAACAAGTTCATCTGCATAATCTGTAAGATATTGTTCATCAAGATATTTACAAAACTTCCACACAACACCTGCACCTGATAGTTGGGCATTTTCATAATTCCTCTGGGAAGATACAAGAATTACATAATCATCATATGATTCTTTCTCCTTAATTGCATGATGATCGAGTACAATTACATCTACTCCCATTTCTTTTAATAACTTATATTGAGATATATCTTTATCCAAACTATCTACAATAATAAGTAAATCAATGCCTTCAAACTGAGATAAATCTTGCCCAATCAAACCATGCATTTTACCCTCATCAATATAAGTTTTAATGTTATCAGTAGAATGCCTGAAATACCTGGTCATTATTGTTCCTGATGTAATTCCATCTAAATCTGTATCAAATAAAATTCCAATACGCTCATTATTTACAATTGCTCTATCTACTCTTTGATATGCTTCGTCAATACGAAGTAATGAATCTAGGGGAAGCAAATCATCTTCTGTAGGAGTCAAAAAATGTTCAACATCATTAATTCCTCTTTGACTTAAAATCGTATCAAATACTTCATCCTCATACATTCCACGACAATCATTTAGTATTCTATAATTCGTCTTCGTCATCCTCATCTCCAATCATTGTTATTTCATTCTGCAAAATATTTTCTAAACATTCTTTTCCTAAATCAGATGGCGAAACTTTATCCTTATATCCTCGTCCAAAATAACTCCAATATCCAAGTTCTATCTCTGTGAACCTAGAATAATTCTTTACCATGTCAATGTTTCTCATAATATTCTCTAATCCATATCCTACGTCATGCAGGAAAATTATCTTTTTGGGATTTAATTCGAGTAACATTTTGACTTGTTGAATAGAAATAGATCCGCTTCCAAGAGATACACAATTTCTTATCCCATAAGAAAAGCATTGCATACAACTCTTTTCCGCTTCAAAGATGTAGATAGTATTATCTACTAAGAATTCATAATTTTGAGAATAACCAAATAATGTTTGACTCATACTGCAAGGTACAGCATAAAAATATTTCATTTCACCATCAGCAACATCATAATTAAATCGTTCCTTGACACCCATAAGCTGTCCAAACTGATTTCTTATAGGGATAACGATACCTTGTGATTCTATGTCATATCTTATATCAAAAAATTTTTGTGAAAGAAGTGATATATTATCAGCAAGAAACTTCGTATTCCCACAATTAACATAGCAATTTAAGATGGAATCATCATATGTATTGACTTTATTTGTTCTTCGTTTTCTAATCTTCTCATAAAATCCTCCAAAAATTCCTCTATTATCAAAGAAATCATAGTAATCTGTAATACCTAATGCATGTCTTACTTCATTAAGGACATCTATGAATTCAACTTTTCTTTGTTCAATAATATATGAAAAAATATCCTTTCTGATATTTCTTGCATAATCTATAATGTACAGGTATTCATTGTTTTCAAGATTGATTACTATACTTTTCTTTGAAGATTTCTCATCTCGCCCAAATGAAATATATTTGGGACGAATTACTATGTTACAATAGCCAAAATGTTCAAGAACATCTTTTAGCTTATCTGGGTGATTTATCAGTTCTTTTTTAACATCAGCTAACATATATCACTCCATAATTTGTTATTTTATTTCACCGTGTCGAGGACGGCATTGTGCCACTTCACGGAAAATGCAATGATCACCATCATATTTCAGTAAATATGCAATGCCATTATCGCTTGAATTAGCACCACTACGGCATTTCTCTGTAAAACACATTCGCCATACTGCATTAGGATCTGGTTTATATTCTTCTTCTATCCATTTATCATTAACTTTTTTGAGCCTAAACGGACGACAATAGTATTTACTTTTTTCGTCCAATTCTTCCGCATATACAGTTCGCATTAAGAATAGATTTTCCAAAATTTCCTTAATTTGCTTTGCATTACTCAAACAACTTGCGTCAAGAAACAGTTTGCCCTTCATGTATTCCGCTAACTGAACAGAAGCGAGCATAATCAAATTATATTTTTTTGCTAATTTATCAAGTTCTCGGCTATCTCTTACAAGTGATAAGTCTTGCCTAGCAGATGAAAAATCTCCTTCTTGAATTTTGAACGTGTCATATAACACCGTATCATATCCATGTCTCAAAACATTTTCACGAATTTTCTTTTTAACCACTCTCATATCTGCGTCATTGATAGAGATAAATTTGACTCTTCCTTTATAATTCTCTCTCCAAAACTTCTGAACATCCGTTAATTGCTCTCTACTCTCTGCATTTATATCGCCAGATGTCATTTTCTTTTTTGTAAGTTTGAAATATCTATTGCGTTTTCCAAGTAACCAGACCATGAATTTTATCTTGAATTTTTTGATATTCTCCTCATTGGAGATAATAAGAATTTTTCGATCATAATGTAGAAGTGCCATCAGAACTGTAATCCACCAAGTAGACTTACCTGCACTAGAGAAACCACCCATCATAGTAAGTGTCCCTTCAAGTAACCCCATTATCTGTCGTGATAGAAAAGGAAAACAATTCATTTCCTCCCCATTTTTATCATATCCTGCTATATCAAATGGAACACCATTCTCTTCACCATCTTTACAAGATTCAATAAATTCATCATCAAAATCTATTTCTTCCTCTTCAAGAATCTTGCTACTATATCCTGTACCATAACTGGATATACGAGCTTCATACCAATCTGTGACTTCTTCAGCAGTCATTTTTCTAAATAACTTTAGCGGAATTACTTTCTTATCTCCTATTGTTATTTCTTGAAGAAGATTAAAACCATCCTTATACATGTTCATCATAATATTCTCTCTATAAAGAATATCTATGTATGTATCAAAATTCTGAGTATTGATAATATCAATCTGGTGTTGAATCGTTTCCCAACCACCTTTATCCTCAAATTTTTCAACAACTTCTTGACTCATATTAGACAGAATAGTAATTTCATCAAGAGAATAAAATCCCTTCTTTCGTAAATTTTTCAATAACGAAAAATAAAAAAGACCATCTACTGTGACAAAATCTTTCTGCTCAAATGTTGTATCATCAAGTAGAAGCATATCTTTGAAGAAACAACTAATGACATTACCCTCTATTTCAATCCTACCTTTTAATAATTGAGCAGGATACTTTTCTTTAACACCTGTAATAAATTCACTTATGTCAATCACCTACACTTTCTTCAATTTCAGATAAACTTCTACGTTTATTTCTTCTCTTATATTTCATAGCTGGCATATCTACATCCACCTCTTTAGGCTTTTCAGGTTCTTTCATTTTAAAATCAGCAATATTATTTTTTAGTATTGCAGCGAAGTATCGAATCTTTGCATATTCACTTACAAAATCCTTTTCAAGAACTTTTGTTATATACTTTTTATTCTCTGTTAGATATGCCAAAATATGTTCATAAGAATATACCTCCAATAAAAGATTTATCTCTTTGAACAGTGCAGAATTTAGAACTTTATATCCAAATATCTGATTAATGCACTCATATGTATTATCTTTTACTTCTCTCTCATGCAATACTTTTTGATATTCAGCTTCATTGCAATAGTAGGTGTTTTTACCACCTACTACTACCTTGAATGCTTCATTTCTATCTACCTTAGTACCGCACAATCTGCATTTTACCAGCATGTGCTATACCTCACTAATTCATCATGTTGTAGATTCTCTTTAATCCATCATCATCAACATCGTTGAGCTTACCATACTCGGCAATTACATTCTTGACTGATGCCTTGAGTTCTGCGTCTTTGCACTCCTTATACATCTTACGGATAACAGCATCTAAATCATCTGGATATGTAGGTGTCTCCGTTGTCTCCTCAACTGTTGTCTCAACTGGTGTATCAATATCGTCAATATCATCCTCAATCGGATCTGACTCTACTGGCTTTTCTTCTTTAATTGGAGCAGTCTTCTTTGATGTTGTATTCTTTGATCCAACTGAATCATTTTTCTTTGAATTTTTAATTGCATCCTTGAGAGCTTTAATTAATTCATCAGCATCAAGCGGAATTTCGTTTACAATTCCCGCAAATCTTGATTTGCTATCTACAGAGTAAGAATCATCTCTAAAAACAATTTTTCTCTTTTCATCTTTAACCTTATTTACAGTAATCTCTTTGTGACTAATAATATTAGTACGTCCTGTTCCTTCTGCTTCAATTGAACGATCAACACAAGCTACTCCAACAACATGAACTTTAGTTTTAAAATCATTAAAATATCTCTGAGCCATATTTGATGTCAGAGTTGTGTAAGCTGCACTTGAAACTGGATCAATAATATCTTTTGTCTTAGAATGACATGTGTACCAAACCTTAACTCCAGCTTTTCCTAATGCTCTTACTTTGTCATAAATCATATTGAATACAACATCATATCCTGCACCAAATCCACCCTGTACACTGTTTAATGTTTTTGCTGGTTTAAAATTCTTATTGCTCATATTTTCTCTATTCCAATCATCAATCGCCTGTTTTTCAGTACAATCAATGAGCTGATCAAGAGTATCAATAATAACAACCTTTAAATTTGGATAATCGGTATCCTTATTCTTGATAATATCATTACTAATTTCCACAAATTTCTTATATGTAGGTACATCTTCATAAGTGACTCCTTCAATTGCAGATACGCCTTCCTCATCGCCTGTATTAAGTAATAGATATCCATCTTCACCAAACTCTTTTTCGCAAAGTTCACTGATTACTGTTGTTTTACCAACACCAGATTCACCACAAATCATAATTGAATAATCGTATAAATTGTCACTAATTGTACTTCTTTTACCAAATGCCATTTAAAATTCCTCCTAAAATCTGTTTATTATTATTTGAGAGAGGGCAAATGCCCTCATCTCTTTTAAAGTTCATCATCGTCATCTTCAAATAAGTCTTCTGTTCCTTCAGGAACTTCCTCTTCGAGTGGCTTGATAACCATATCGTCCTCAGCGTAGACTGTATCCTGTCTACCCTTAGTAAAGCCCTTTGCTGGTTTTAAGAACTGATACTCTCTAATTCTTTCACCGTATACACTTCCCCCAAGTTCGGCACGAATATCATCCATAGTAATAAGACCACACTCTAAATCATCCTTCTGTTCATCAGTAAGCATATCTTCTGTAATTTCTGTCTTCTGTGCTCCATTCAGCATATTAACAACAGCCCCATATTCCTTAAATGTGTCATCATCAACCATAAATTTATGCTTAATTGATTCTGCTCTCTTCTTGGCTTTTTCATCTGCATCATCAGAAGGAACTGGAATTGTAATTGTAACTGGTACAGGAATATTACCCTTACGATTATTGTCATATTCCATCATGTAACCATTTATATAATATTTGCCCTTCTCTTCAACACACATATCATCTAAACTCTCAGAGTTAAACAAAATATTGATTGTTGCTGTAGATACCTCTTCTGAGTCATCTGCCGCAAGATAAATACGATTAGGGACATAAGATTCATATACTCTCTCGTTTTTATCTGAATACTGGTATTCACCGTTTCCACGAATAAAGAATTTCTTATCAGAATACTCTCCACTTTCAATTACCTTTTTGATAAAATCAATAAAATCCCACTCGGAAATAAACTCATGTCTTCTCTTATTACTATTTTCAAGTTCGGCATTTACATCTGTTTCGCTCTCAAGACCAATCTCTTTTAACTCTTTGTCTGTAAGACTTGTACCTTCCTTAACCTTTTCAGCAGCTTTTTCAAGCTTATATCTACGACCAGGCTTCTCAAGATCAAAGATAAACTTCTTGAATTCAGCAACCTCTGCTAATTTTGGAGAAGTAAGTCTCTCTTTGAATGGAATCTTTAATGACTCTCCCTTAACCTTATTACCATCTTCATTTACACCACTCTTAGAAAATGTGTACACATCACCATGTCCATCTGCGAAAGCACCAGATGTAACAGTAAGCATATGTCTGTTGTCACCACAAGCAACATTGAACATTAACTGCTTACGAATCCAACCAGAGTCAAACTGTTTCTCCTGATAAGGATGAAACTTGTCACTCTCCTTACTAATGCTTAACTTTCCTGTCATTTCAAAATTCATTAAATGAATCCTCCTTATAATATGTAATAAAATTTTTTGATAACTATATTTGAACAGTCTTGCGACTGGAACACAGAAAATAAATTTATGTAAAAATCTATCTTCAACAGTGATTTTTGAGCGTAAAAACCCAAGGGTATGCTGTTCTTCCACCCATACAAATGCTTTCCGCATTTATTTATTCTCTTGTTTTGTCTCGATTTTTATATAATTTTCGAGACACTTTGTTTTGGAATTTTTGAACTGAATTGTTCAAGACTAATTAGATATTCTCTAAACTATCTAAGAATTGTTTCATCCACATATTTTTATCAGCAGTTCTCTTCAATTCTTCCTGCCATCTTTTATATGCTCTAGCAACATCATTTTCATAAAACTCATTAATATCATTCATATACGAATAAACTGCTTCATCGCTAATGTCCAAATCTTTGCTTAATTCCTTATTACAATATTCTCTCATATCCGTATTTAGCGATATATCAATTTGATTTAATGCAAACTTCTTAACATTTTCATGCTCAGATGTTGGTGGAATCCACTTTTCAATTTCATCTCTAACTTTCATATATCGCTCATCTTCTGCAATGTATTTATCAAGAGACTTTTTTGTTGATTCCATATCTTTTTTATGCTTTTCAATAAGCTCTTTCTTCGCTTCCTCAAAAGTCATTTGTCTATATTTGTTACGAACCTCAACCGTTTCCTCGTAATCTTTCTTGTAATAAGGATCAGGCTCAAACTGAGTTGGAACTGGTTTTGATAATGGTTCATCTCTCATATTAATAGCTATACCAAAATTTCTAAGACAAAGCTTTAGGAAGTCTTTTCCTGTTGTAATATCTCCATCTTGTATATACGCTGTGTAACCTGTAGGCACTTTCTCACCTCCACTTGTACATTCTTTTCTTATTTTTTACTTGCTTCCCATAAACATTTCAATATATTTGTTTTACTTTCGTCCTGTAACTTATAACTCATTTCATAATCTGTGAAACTAATTGTTGCTTTTTTCTTATGTTCTATTTTCCCAGTTATAGGATTTCTTTCGTTCCAACAATTAATTTCTATCATTGCATTATTTAAATCTGAAATATCAATTCCAATATTTATACTTCCAAGTTCGCCAAGAATTGCTCCTTTTGCATCTATATGTATATTCTCTAAATCATCAAGAATAATATCCGATAAGTTTACAGTTTTATCTATTTGTACCACCTCCTCAAAAATCCACATGAAACAGTGATTTATTTATATGATAATGTTTCTAGCCATTGGTTAATATCTTCTATATCCATTTCTTCTGTTGTAGCTGCGTTTGGATAATAAAATGTAATGCTATCTCTACTTAACCCTTCATCAAGTAACTGTTTCAATACAGACAATGTATTTTCTACACCAAGATGATAAGCTTGTTTTTGATCTTCATTATCGAATGATTTGTCTACACTTTCATTTGCTGAATCTATAACCATTTTCACTTCATTCGGAATATTGCATCCCCAAAACTGTATATCATCTTCAAATTCTGCAAACATAAAATCCTCCTTTATATGTTTATTCTCTATTTGATTTTCATTTTTATTGGAAATTGTGATTCGAAGGAATCATAGATAAGTTAGATTTACTTGCTAAATAAATATTCATCACATTTAAAGCCGTTTTTATTTAACCAATCGGATACTAAATGACGATGACAAAAATCTGTAGGCTTTTCATAGCAAATCAAAGCAATGTCATTTTCTCCAACATTATATCCATAGCAAATTCTTGAAAAATCTAAGACAACATCAGTAGCGTTTAATTTATTTAATACCTGCTCATTAAAGCACTTTATATAATAATCATTATCATGATTTTCTTTCCACTTCATAAAGAAGTCATATTTTGGTGCAAGCTTTTTATATTGCAAGCCTGTATACCAATTAGGTGCTTTTCCACAAATTGAAATTGGAATTATATTATCTGGTAACGATTTAAGTTTTGCAAAATAACTTGTATATATCACATTCTTACCTCCAACTATATATTCTCTGTTTTAATCACAATACACATAATTACAGCTATTGGATTCAATATTTTCTAAGTCAATAATCATTTCGCCATCTTCATGATATCTATCAATTTCAATATTAGAAATTTTAATAGAAGTGTCTGTCATTTCTACAATATTTCCTATGTAGTGATCATGATGATTTGTCACTTTATTGAATAACGTAAATGCAATATCTTCACCAACTCTAAAGTTTTTCTTGTTATCTGTTACTAATGTTCTTACTGTTTTAATGTTGTATTTCACAATCTCACCTCCACAACCAAGAAATGTCAGTTTCCTTCGACTCTATTTCTTCACTGTTACATTGAAAACTGACCTTAAAATGCAGATAATCAGCCAAATACCAGTTGCAATAGACCATTTAAATGTTAAACCAAAGCACATTGTAATAAGTTTGATTATTCCACATGTAACAATCCAACTAAGTCCATAACATACAGCTAAAATTGTAATGACAATAACTGCTGTTACTCCACCTTTTGTTAATTTTTCCTTCAAATTACTCATATGTATTTTCTCCTTTACGCTTCAAAATTGAACTCATCAGACGAAATCTTGTTATTAATAATCTTCTGATAAATGTCTACATACATCTCATCTTTATCTCTGTTATAAGTAACTTCTGCATATCTGTTACCCATCGGCTGTCCCCAAATGGTACACTTCTTATAACCTAACTCATGTGCAAACCATACGAGATCCAACTGGTCAATACTGATGTTTTCACTCAATGTCTGAATCACTGCATTCTTTGCAGCTTTTTCAAATTCGTAACTTGTCATTATAATTGCCTCCACTTTAATATTCTCCAAATACTTTTTCTTTTCTGCTTCAACAGCCTTTTTGAAATCAAAATCGTCAATTCCGTCATTATATGCTTTATAATTTTCGTAACTGTAAATCAGATTTTCCGCTTTTACTGCCCTATCTCTGTAATTATCAGCATCTTTTTTCAACTTGCGAATACCACTATTGAGTCTTTTGATTTCATCTAAGTCGGAAGCGTTGTAGTATTTAATCATTTTATAATACATAGAACGAATCATACTCTCTTTCAACATTTCTGATTGTTCTTGCGATATATCTTGCTTTTTACATTTTCGATAACTTCCAAGAGACGATCCTAAAATTCCAATATGCTTTGGTGTATTTTCAAGTATGTAGTCTTTGTGTTCATTCCACAACTCTTTGCCAACTACCAAATAATTGTAATGACCATACCAAGATTTCTTTGCATCAGATTTAAAATCCTGAATAGTGACTTTTATTTCATAACATTTAATAATTCCTTTTGAGTCCATTGTCATAAAGTCAACTATTTCATTTCCATGACCATTATTATAGAAACCAATTGTGATTTCTTCGCAGCCATATATTCTCTTGATTCTGGTATCTTTTTGTAATGCAGCTTCAATATCTAATGTTTCTTGGCGTTTTGCCAACCAGTCTCACCTCCTCGCAAGAAATCGAAATTTACTGCGACTTTAATTTATCTAATGCCAACTGAAAAATATCAATCATATGTTGAATTTCATCTCTATCCCATACGATAACCAAATCTTTTTCTTCATAATCTGCCGTACTTGTATCACTTGGCTCTAACCAATCTTTACTAGACAAACGAATTGGAACACCTTTATCTAATGATACATAGCTTGGCATATGAATACATGCATGGAAAAATCCTCTTTCGTCTCCACCGCACATTAGATTGAAGCCACTAATTTCAATATCGTCATAACATTTGTCTTTTAACCTATTCACTCTTTCCGCTGAAAAATCACTCACATTACTGAATATTGTCCCAGCAGGTTCGTATCCTAAATCTCTTGCTTTAATTAATCGCATTTATTTTTCTCCTATTCACTTCGTTTATCTCCAACTGATACTGTAATATGGTTCATTGTACTGAGTACCAGTCTCGACTTTATAACCAAGTTCTTCTAATTTCTTTCGTGTTTCAGGTTTCAAAGAACCATCTTCACTAATTGAAAATTTGCCATCTGCAATCGCATCTCTAATTAATTTAGATAATTCTGCTAATTGTTGCGTAGTGCAGTTATCAATTGCGTTATTTGTCATCTTATTTGCTTCTGATGCAGACGGAATAACATTCTTTGGTAACTGAACTTCTGGCATAGGAATGTTAGAGTCTGTTAAAGGTAAAGATGTAATTGTATCTTTACATACATTCTTTTCATCACATAGAATACACGCATAATGCATTCTACTTTCTTTTGGATATTTACAACTCATTTATTTCACCTCCAAAGGAAATCAAAGTTACTGCGATTTTTTATTCTTCAAATGAAGCAGTTGCACGAATGTTGAGCTTTCTGTTATAAAAATATCCCTCTACTTCTTTTCGGACAATATCATTAACTGCTTTGGTTAAAGCTTTATCGACTCTATCCATAATCATTTGTTCAAAATCAATGCCCTTGATTTTACTTTCAATCGCCTGAATTACTTTATCATCTATATCTTTTAACACCAGTTCTTTAAGTTCCTCTTTATTTAAACCAGCTTCACATAACATTTGTCTTGCTTCTTGTCTTAAAGCAATTTCTTCTATTCTCATTTTTTACCTCCCAAGGAAACCGATATTTACTCATTTTTTGATTCAAATTCTTCAAATGCTTTATAAAACTCACTACCTTTTATCTCTTCAAAGCCATTTTCACAAGGAGTTAATGAATTATAGCGATTAGTGCTCATACGCAAGTATTGTTTTCCATTGTATTTAAAACTTGTTCTTGAGTAGCCACCCATTTCGGTTTCTTCGAAGTAGTCTCCACACCTCAAAGGATAAATATTAATAACTATCTCCTTTTTAATACATTCATCTTGAAATTGCTTTAATATTTTGCAGCCTTTTTTAAACTTTCTCATACTTTGACCTTCAAACATTTTAGGCTTGTTTAATTGATTACCAAATTTTTCACTATTTTCCTGCACATCATCGATATACAATTCAATATTACTTTTTTGTGTTTCATTAAACGCAACATTAACATTACCACCTCCACGCATATAATAATGATTTCCACTTATTCCTATGCGATTGAAAAAATCTTTGATAAATTCTCTTCTGTTTTTTTCTATTACTTCATCACGATGTAACCCTTTTAAAAAATCTTCATTTGTTACAATATAAAATTTCTCCATTTTTTACCTCCATATTTCCAAAAGAACGAATCTTTCTTATTAAATTATTCTCTTATTGGCTCAACCCTATATCGTTCATTCCAATCTTCTCTCTTCTTTAATAATGGAATCCAAGGACAGTGTAGATTTTCAGATTCAGTTCCTATCAAATCATCTTGATCACAACCAAGATACTCTCTACGACCACAGTTAGGGCAAACTAATTCATATTCAGGAACTTTATATTTGAAACTACAATAGTTAGGAAATACCATCTGAATATTCCAATCATCCTTTGATTCAACTTCATATACACAGTTGCAGCATCTACATACAAACTGAATATTTTTACCAAAATAATTACCTGCTATAATTTTCATAATGTACCCTCTTACTTATTCTCTCAATTCATCCAATACTCTCATAAAAACGTGTCTTGTAAGATTCTTAATATCACCACTGTACAATCCACATTCAATGTCACAAGCCTTTAGAACTTCATCAAGTGTTTTATTCTTCTCTTGATTCAACAAGCTCTTACAATGCTCATACTGAATATTATTTGTCTCATGAGCATTTCTGAGATTACTTTCTAAGCAGCGAATAATATCAATCAGCTCATCTTTTGTCATAGATTTTAATGTACTATCTGAATATGTTTTTCTTCCATCACCTATTGACATGTTCCACCTGTCTTTACTATCTCAATTGCCTTTTTGAGAGGAATAAGATAATTATTACTGTTGCCACTTCCATACAGTTTTACAGAAGAGTCCGTTTTCAACTGCCCTACAACACCATCAACATCATAAGCTGTTGGTTTGTCTTTTATATCTCTATAATCTAACACATAATTGCTACACTCTTGGCAATGTGATATATCTCCTGAACAATCACCTTCATAGTTGCAATGAAAACTCAACTTGTCTACATCAATTAATCTCATTTTACTTCTCCTATTCGTAATCTTCTGGATGTTCTTTATAGTCATCTACTACACTTTTCATATAACTAAAATAATCTTTTACAGTATCACTACTATCAGAAAATCCACTTGTCACTTCGTATCCATTATCGAACACTGCAAAGGTTAAGAAACCTGAGCTATCCAGTCCTACTTCTAGGTCACAGCCTTTATATTTACCTTTCATGATGTTATTCTCCTAATCATCTTTGCCTATAATGAACCAATATAAGAAACTTAAAAGTGTAAAAGTGATTCCAAGTATCTTATTTTCTGCTTGATATGAATACATCGTTACACCACTACAGAACCATACCAAAAGAAATGCGATTGCTTGCCTATAATACTCTTTCATTCCACACCTCCAATCTTCTCGGCTACTTTTGCTTCACATATTCCACAGATACAGCCATTTTTCTCATCGTATTTTTTAAGTTCACTAATAAGATTGCTACAACACCAACTTGATTCATTAAGATGAAATTCAATCATGTCATCATCCCAATTCGAAGGAAAATCCATTGGAAGATTTATTGTCCACTGTATAGTTTTGGTCTGTCTATCTGCCATATTATTCTCCTATGCACCTGTGTTTGCTGTTAAAACACACTGTTCTTCATTCATATCAATTTCTGTAATGGTAATCTCTTGACACTTCTTAAAATCATCTGAACTTACCCTTGCTTTTCTTTCAGCATGTCGTTCATCTTCTGCAATAATTACCATTGCGTAATCTTGACACCAATCTCTTGCAGGTCGTTCTACTAAATATGCTTTCATGTCGTTATTCTCCTATCTGCATTTGAAAACCTTTCTTTCGTATTTTCTAAAAACAAATCCTTATCAATGCTCCATCCACCACAATGACTCAATATTTCTTTCCTAGCATCTCTAAATTCGTCCAAATGGTTTCTGAAATAATTAACCGCATCGTTTTCGCATTGGAATTCGTCATTATATTCCCAAAAGAAATGTCTTTTATTTGTTGCAAAAAATGAATCTGTATCTAAACAATATGCTATAATCCACGTTGCGTATTTATCTGAAAAATTTTCATTACCTTTTAATTTTTGATACATATTCGCACCTCCAATCTGTTCAAAAGAAAGAAAAAATTCATTTAAGTTTTAGAAGCCATAATCCTGCTCTTCAGGTTCTTTTAATTTCATACCAAGAATACAACCAATTTCATATGCAGCGTTTGATATGCCACAATCATATCCGTCACAAAATACATCGGATTCATTTCCAGAAGATCTCATTTCTGTATATCCACATGCCTTTGGACTATAATTGTTCTTTACCCATCCAATTAATTTATTTTTAATTTCTTTGTCCATTTATTCTCTAACCTCACTTGAAAGAAAAATCCTAATCCAACCACCTATTATCCAAATAGTAGAACCCAAATACTATTCCACCGATTAAAATAACCCAAAAGATCCAGAAAATAATAATTGGAAAATCAGATTCTAACCTTTCTATCGTCTCTTCAATAGTCGAATTATTATAAAAGGATGTATTATCTGGAATAGTTTTATCTCTTAAATCTGTAAAAATTGTTCCTTTATATTCAGTTCCAACACCATAATATTTATATCTTACATGACTTGATTCCTTAATTGTGTCAATATAATCAGTACCAGGTAAATCAATCTTATTGCTTGCAAAATTCACTCCACAGAATGATACTTCTTTGCACTTAATATCTTCACTTCCAACTCTATCCCAAGTCCAATATGTTTCTGTTCTTGTATGAGTTTGTCTTGTCTTCCCACTGCCCGTTGTATATGTAACAGTTCTTGTATGCCTCGTATATCGCTCTTTGACTTTTTCTACATACATATACTCTCCACCAATTTCAGGATATGTAACTGTATCTACTGCTTTCAAATCACCATATACAAACGCATTACCAACATTTGTGTCCATTCCATATTGGAACATTTCTTGACTTTCTATCTTAACAGCTTTGTTATAAATTTCATTTTTATCCATTTGATATTCTGAAATCTTGGAAGAAATCAGAATACCAAACAGAATCATAACTGCAATGATAGAAATACTAGCCAAGATTTCACGTTTTGTTATTTCAAAATCGCCAAAATCAAAACCTTTTCTACCATATCTCATAGACTAATCCTCTTTAAACAAATCCTGTGGAGCATCAACGGGTGCATTGTAATCCAAATACTCATATTCATGTACTTCATATCCAAGCAATCCAAGAAACTGTCTTGTAGGGAACTTTCTCACATATCGCTTGTATTCCTTAATCTGTTTATTGTAATTGCTGCGATACTCTGCAATCATATTCTCTGTCATAGATAACTCATTCATAAGAGTCTTATAGTTCTCATTGGACTTCAACTCAGGATATGCTTCTGCAACTGCTGTAATAGCTGTTGTTACATTCTCAATATCTCCTGTTGATCCACGACCATCTGCAACTGCTGTCAATGTATCAGCTTCATGTTTGTCATACTGTTTTACGCAATCAGCAAGGTTATATACAAGGTCAACTCTTCGCTTGTCCTGTACCTTAATATCTGATGACGCTGTATTTACCTGCTCCTCAAGTGCAATAGCCTTATTCTGTGAACTCTGTACACCAAATACAATCATCAAAATAACTGCTAATACTCCTACGCCAATAATTACTGGCACTTTCCAATTTGTGTTCTTCATTTAAAATCTCCTTTATATGTAATATTTTTATATTTTGAGATTCTAAAAGCCTTATTTTTTCAAGACTTTCGTAACCTCTCAATTTGTTATTCTCTGTTAAACTCTTTTCTTAATGCCTTAACAATTCTTTTTTGACACTTGGGACATATATCAACAACTTTAGGTCTGATTCTTGCTCCATATAAATCATCATTATATGTCTCTCTTGGCATAATATAGTTTGTTTCTTCACATTCAGAATGACAATAATCGCATTGTCTTTTAAATGTACCATCAACATATAAATTCATATTTCTACTCTCATTCGCATTTAACACCAATAAATTCCAAGACCGTTTTCATTCCAAGCCCACCTTCAGATACAGGCTTCATACAATACTCCCAAATCTTAGGATGTGTCTGCTTTAGCATCTGAAATCTATTCGGTTCTTTCTCTAAATGACAACCATATGCACAGAACATACAGCCTGTACGACTATATCCTGTAGTATAATATTCTCCTTTTTCATTCTGCTTTATTTCACCATATACAGACGGGTAAGGAAGGTCGTATCTCACTATAAATTTAAGTACATCTTGCTCAGTCCAAAAACTCATTGGCTGACTGCTTGGATTTTTCTTATCAAATGCATTACATCCATTATGTAACCACTCTGTTTTTCTCTGCTTACTTTCACAGGTCATTGTTGCAACTAATGGCATAAGTCCAGACTCTTTTGTAAAGCGATGGGCTGGTCGTTTCTTCATAATATCACAACATTTATTTGATACTTTAAATGGTGCATCTATAACAAATTTCCACTTTCTCATGTCATACATTCCTGTTTCTCTGCCATCAAAACATCTTGCACCCCAACAGTCTTGCCCTAATCTCTGAACATCACCAATCTGTCTACTGATATTTTTACTAAGAATTGGATATCCTTGATTAAGAATCACATCCTTAAATATTATTCTCTTTCCTTTTCTGTCTTTTGGTGGATCTATAATTGTTTCAACTACTAATGGTGGAAAATCTTCTGAACCAGGAAATTGCTTCATCAACCAATCTCCATAAGTTTTGACATGTTCTCTTAATTCAGGAAATTCCAATCCTGTATCAGAAAACCAAAGAACAAGCTTACACTTAAATAAGTAACAAACTTGTGCAGCTATGTATGCAAGGACTGTACTATCCTTGCCACCTGAAAATGACACATAACACTTTTTATTATAATGTACATACCATTCCATAGTTCGTGCTTGTGTGACACCAACTTTTTCATTAAGAGACATACTCATAAGACGAACTAAATCGGCTTTTGTATGTTTAAACTCTAATGAATTAGTATTTTTATTGTTTGTAGCCATAATCTCTTATTTTTCATAGAGATTGCGCAATCTAAATTACCTATAGGTTTACTATTTTTACCTTTCTGTATTATAAAATCATTGATTTTCCTAGTGTTTGCAACCACTATAAGCAAATATTATTTTTTCTTGTTACCGGGATTCCCATAGCCGAATGGCTTAGATATGATTAAAAATTTTCCAATGAAAGATTGGTTTATTTAGAAATATTTCTTTGCATCGTTAGATGTATGTACATCTTCTGGTTTTATGATTACATTGCGAGAAAAGAAATATCTATTATCAATATTTAAAACATACATAAAAGTCATGTTTTCAAAATCATCAACAACTTTTCCAGCCATATGACCAAAATAAATCTCATCTTTATCCAATGGCTTAAAACAACATAATTTACCAAGTTCAATGTCTGCTTTATTATCTTGAAATCCATAGCTGTTTGTGTATATTTTCTTTTCTACTTGTTTTTCTGTCTGTTTTGCATACTCAAAAGCTCTCAATTCATCTTTACCAAGCCATTTGATCCATGCGCCACAATCATCACAATAAAGTCCTGTATTATTACCTTTTGCTTCCGTATGTAATGAAATACTTCCACATTTCTTACAACAATTCTGATACATAATTTCACCTCCAGTATATTATTCTCCAAACTCACAAGTGTCACATGTCGAGAAATACTTATCGTGGTCTATGCAACATTGTGGTTTGTTGTCATCTTTATTGATTTCAGCAATATCTTTGACAGTCCCTTTATCGAGAACTTCATTAAAGAAATCTATAACTTCTTCTTCGCCATTAAATGCATATTTCTCGTTCCAGTATCTAATATGCTTATCCAAGAACTTAATCAAATTCTTACTGAAGATATCAGTTGGATATTCATAGGTAATTTCATGTACCTTGCCATTTAATGTCTGCTTTACATTCATCTGCGAAGTAGAAAAACCAAAAAATTCAAACTCAACATCCAATACTCCCATTTCTTCTGTCTTAAAACGAGTAGACAGATTATAATTCATCCAATCATAATCATTCAGTGTTAGGTATGTATTTGTTCTATCATCTTCAATTTCATTGCTAAAAATCAAATCTTCACTTCTAATCTTTTTCAAATTCATTTGTGTTTCTCCTTTCTAAAGTTGTGAAATGTTGCTTTCCTGTGAAGTTACCTCAACTAATTACAATATTTCTCAATACCTTGTGTCATAATATCTCTTAATTCATCTTCTTCATAAGTAGAGCCAAACTGCGACCAACTACAACTACATTCTGTATCATTGTGTACTAACGCAAGTTTAAATACACTGCCACCATAGTTTTTATATGCATCTAATTTGATAGCTTTAATATGAGGAATTTTTAAACACCAATTATGCTCTTTATATTCAAACTGAATATCAGTAGCTTGACCAAAATTATAGTCAAAGAATTTAACATCATTCATATGCTCAATATCAAGAAGCTTTTTAATATAATCAATATACCAATCATATGTTTCCTTTTCTTTATACTTCTTTCTCTTATCAATCTTGTTACCATCTGCATCTTGATTCTTTAATAACATATTTAACCATTCTCTACACGTTTTAATCGTAGACGGCTGATCGAGCAGCATATACTGAATGTTCTCTTTATAAGTGCGAAATGCCTGTTGTTCAATAAGGTCATATTCATTCTTCATATCATCCAACGCCTGTTTCTTTGCAGACAATCTTCTTTCTGCTTGTGCAAACTTATTTAATGAACCCATTTCATATTCGCCATTATAGTTGTATGTGTCATTTTTATATACTAAAGACATTAATCGTTCACCTCTTTTATCTTTCTTAGTTCATAAAATCATTGATTTTATCCTTGTTTTAATATTCTCTACTCGATAGTCAATTTCATGTTGTTCCCATGATTTCTCCAATTACCTTCTTGCTTTTCCTCTTTGATTAGTGGAAACTTCAAATCAACCTTTCTAACAATATTTGTCAACTTTTTATTGCCTTTTAAAACTGAAATAGAATGACTTCTTCGATATGTATTAATTTCCAAAGCTCTTTCTAAAATTTTTTCATCTGATTCATAATCACTATTATATACATAAGCAAAACAGTGCCCTTCTTTTATATCAGTATTACCATAATCAAAATCTTCAAAAATTACTTTTTTCTTACCAAGATATAAATACATTTCCCCTTGAGTTGATTTATAAATTCCACCCACTTCTAATTTACTTAACGGAATTGTTTTTAAATTTGCTTTTCGCTCTCGCTCTTCTGCTTCTTTCTGAAGGAATATATTTATTTTATCTCTAATTTCCAACTCCTTTTTCGTTGGATTTTCAATCAGATATGTATTGCTTGTACAACTTTTATTGATATACTCTTCACTATATCCTAAATAAACAACTGAGCTACCTTGAAAAACTCCAATATGCATTCCTGGTGAATTTCTACCTATTGCCATTCCAATGCACATATCACCATCTTTAATCTCTCTACCTAAAATGTCTTTCAAATTTCCACCTCCATATTACAACCAATGAAACCTGAATTTACTGTTATTTTACTTCCTATTAATCCATTCCTTAAATTCTTTGAAATCTTCCTTTGTAAGCACAATATCAGAATAATAAAAATCTTTATTCCTGATAATCGCCCAAATTTTCTTCAACTTCTCAAAAAACGGTCTTTGCCGAGTATAAAAATTACCATTTGTATATGTTAAGAAAGCATAATCCCCATCTTCATAATCATGAATCTTAAAGTGGATACCTTCATCACATCCACATTTACAGCTTACGATTAACTCGTCATCTTTAAAATTTTTAAATACCGCCATAATAATCTCCTTTACTTACCATTGCAAAGTCCAACCTTGTAGTCATCCTTAACATCAATAGTTACTTCTCTCTGGAAATTTCCTTTCTTATCGTATAGAGACAAATAATATCTGTTGCCACGCTGTTCTAAGACGACATCTTCATTCTCGAATAACTGAATTCGTTTCTGTTTCTGTACCATTCTAATCTTCTCCTTTCCACTCGTCCAACTCATAGGAGTCATTTATCTGGTCATCCAACTTTCTAACCTGTTTTCTCAACTTACTCTCTTCTTTCTTACTGTCTGTTCTCTGACACCTCTTCCATAATTCATCACGCTGCTTAGTTAATTCTTCATATTTATCCGACATATCAATCTCATCTACAACAGAAATTTCAATCTTTTCGCCGCAATGAGGACAAAACTGGATTGGATAATTGTCTGTTTGTTCCCATTCATCTTCATATGATGTAATGACTTCTGTATGTGAAGTGCAGAATCTTGGAATGTATCTTTCGTCACCCCAACAATCATCGCTATGAACCAAATCTTCACCTGTAAATATAATAGCTTTATCATTCTGAATTTCATCACAACAATGTGTAAATAACTTGTACTTGTACGAATAAGTATCATTGAATTTTAATTTGATTAATTCTATTTTCATTTTTTATTCTCCTAATTTCCTGCCGCACCAAGGACAATACACAATATATTCTTTCTGATGAACAAATCCATCATCATACTCATCCCATTCAGATGTTTCTATGTCCAAATAATATTCATTTGTTAATGGATCTACATATACTTGATTGTCAGGTGAGTTATAATCACAACGGTTACACATACACTTACCTCGCTTTATCACATTCATTGAAATCTAAAAGCATCTTATATTTATATTCTCCAAATCTTTCTTTCCAACGCTGCTTTGCTTTATCGGTATCCCAATTAAAAGGCATCATATGGTAATTGATAAGAAAACATATATCTAAGACAACCTTATTAAACTCTTCCATTAAACTCTCTAAAACCAAATAACATCCGACAGATGGGTGGTCATAATAATGAGCTATACCATTTTCATCAATTGTCTGGCAGTATAGTTTGCCATAATCATGAAGAACTGCTCCCATATTGTATTCAGCCTTATATTCTTTTTCTGTAAATAAATCATATGTATTAAAACAATGATTTTCCAAAGTCATAGTATGATGAGGATTCTTCTGGTCAAAATCTTTCATTTTAGCAATCAATTCACCTGTGGTCATTGCATTAACATTATGAAATTTATGAATAATAATTTCATCAAAACCCTCTTCCTTAAACGGAATCTGAAATTTTCTAATCTGCTTATCTAACACAAAGTCAGGTACAGGGTGTTCTCTATGTAAATTGTCTTCTTTACACTGTTCAAACGGTTTTGGGATAATCACGCATACTTTTCTGATATTTAAAACATTTACTTTCATCATAATTGCTCTACGAGATTTCATAGTCAGATTAGTTGCGTCAGCAATCACATTCTTTTTATTCTCCAAATTCTTACGAATTCTATCGTGAAAAATCTTAAACACTTCTTCGTTATGTTCTTGGTCTTCGTAATTACCAGTCAATTCTTCACGAATTGCATCTGATGATACAATTATTGTATTTGGATTCTCATTGGCAATCTGAGTGGCAATGGTTGATTTGCCACTACCACTCAAACCACACATAATATATAATGTAGGTTTATTCATTTAAAGTCTCCTCGAACAACTCTTCAGCTTCTTCCATATCAGGCACATCAGATGTGTCTTTAGCAATTCCCTCAATTACCTTAAATTCAAACACCTTATCCTTATAAGCTGTGAATGTTGCTCTGTTATCAATACGAACAACTACCCCTTCCGCAACATGTGTCTTGCCAATTTCATCTGCTGGCATACCATCAAGATATTTATTTACTCTTTCTTTCAAATCTTCTGGTGTAGTAAAAATAAACTTCTCTAAATCAGGTACATGCTTAACACCCAACTTGTCACACCATACTTCTACAGTCTCCCAAGGCACTTCAACAACTGTTCCATCTGCTGTTGTCATTGTCATTCGATATACATACATCTCATTTTCACCTGGTTCACAGCTATATGAGAATGTCGTAGTGTCGCCAAACTTCTTTGTAAATTCTTTTTCCTTAACTCCCTTATTAGATACTGAACCCATAATTGGTGTTGTTTTATTTACATATCCGACAATTTCATAGAAAATTTCAGCACCTTCAGGAAGCTTGTCTTTTAATAAATCGTGGTACTTCTTTCTAAATCCATTATCAGAATAATATCCATCATTCTTTGTCATATCCTTTAATACAACTCTTCTACTACCAGATACAACAGAAACTTCTCTTGTAACCTTTGGCTGCATATGTAAAAACTTTCTCAGCTTACTATTCTTCTTTGTAACCTTAACAGTCTTCATAGTACGAGCTGATGTTCCGTGGAGCTTACGAGTAATATAAATCGTATCACCTGGCTTAAATGCTGACATATTATATGCAAGCTGTGCAGTATCTTTATGCTCTTCAAAAAATGGATATGATACTGTTTCTTTCCGAAACTTATTTTTCTTATTTGAATTATTTCCATTACCTCTTGAACGATTCTTTCCTCTTGGAATATATTTCTGACAAATCTCATGACCACCAAGAACTGTAATCTGATCGCCATCTTTTAATTTTGAAATATCTGTATACTTAGCAAGTGTTTCAATTGGTAATACAAGTCCTTCTGACTTCTCGCCTCTAAGTCTAATAGCAGTTACATTTCTCTTCTCAGCATCCATATAACCACCAATGTTGTTTCCATTCTCGTCTTTCTTTCTGACAAGATTATTATCTGTTGCGTATTCAAGCGATAACTGACCGTCAGATGGGAAGAAGACTACTTTCTGTCCTTCCTGATAACTCAAATCTACAATTACATTCTGTCCAAATACTTCTACACACTGTAATCTATCAGCATTACTATGTTTTCTTAATCCTTTTAATGTTGTGATATAAGCACAATACATAAGTTCCTCTTACCTTAGTAAGTAGTGCGCACTTTATCCTATAGGAACTTTTCTATTTTTCCTTTCTTTTTTAATCTTCTAATTGGTTACCTTTTGCTTCATTACAAAGCTTACACATTGTTTGATAGTTACTAATATCATCAATACCACCTTTTGAGCGTGGTATAATATGATCTTTTGTCATTAAAATTTCATCACCATTATCATCAACTGCATATAAATTCAGATGATAATTCTTATCCTGTAAATGTCTTTCTTTTGCAAAATATTTTCCTTCAATTCCACAAACTGCACATTTACAGCCTTTAGTGAAAAATGTCTGGTATCTCTGGCTGTTACCTTTTATTAAATCCCCATCGAAATCAACTTTTGCAAGTTGTCTATCCTTCTCAAACAAAACATTTTTAACCTTATCTTTAACTTCTTCTATTGAATAAATTTCTTTCCTAATTAATCCCGATTGATTAAAATCTTTTAATAATACTTTTACTTCGTGCAACTTGTAACATTTTTTAAATAATGGTTTATTGTTTAATGTTACGCTAATCAATTCTGTATCATTGTTAGGTGACATAGGATTTTTATTCTTCCGAAAATTTGTATGTAAAAAATCTTGTACTGTTTTAAATTTTAATGACAAGATTTTGTCTTCAAACTTATATTGAATTTTAAAATTTTTATCTTTTTTTCGCATAAAACATGTCTCCTTATAATTTATTGCCACCTATATATTCTCTCTTTATTGTTCAAAAAACTCGAAGGAAATGCTTCTTTCATCTTATCGCATAACAATCACTTTTATTGTCGCAGAACTCAATTACATCGTTCATAGCAACATATCTATAATAAGAATTCTTACATTTAACCTTAAAATATGTATTATCTTCACCACAAACTTCTATGACTTTTCCATGCAAAATAGGTGTCATTCCTTCCTGCCAAAATGCAACCCACTTACCAATCAACATTGAATAATCTTTATATACTTTGTATCCATGATGTTTTAATAAGTCTATGGCTGCATATATCTGTTGATCTTTTGTCAACCCCATAGTTTTATTCTCCCATCTGATCTACAATACTCTGTAACTTGTCAACAAAGACTTGTGCTGATTCTTTACCACCATATATATATCTAATATCTGACGGAATAATAGTAAGTTTAGCTTCTCCAAAAATCTTATTATCTTCATATACTTTCAAAAAATCACACATAGTTCCCAAGTCAACATAATCAAAATTAGGCTGAAAACAAATCACATCACCCTTCTGTGGATGCAGTTTTCTAACCTTAATAAGTGTCTGTTTAAATGATTTCTTTCTCTGTCTTTTGTTCATTCTTGTAATATTCTCCATTCCATAAATCTACAATTGTGTCATACTCCCAAGACTGATTAAAATGTATTCCACACTCTTCACACCCAACCTGATATTCATTTATTTCATCATCATCATATGGTACAAACAAACCAATAAGATATGCTTTATTACCGCAGAAAGGACAATTCCTTAATTCAGGTTTATTATCTATTGGAAAATCACTTTTCATATTTCTCACCTACCTAAAATATTGATACATGCACTCATTTCTGTATTTTTGTACCATGCTCTGTTCAATCATCTTTTTGTCAAATTCATCCAATGAATTATACATATCCATGATATGTTTACTTGGATTATTAAGACAGTCAGCATACTCTTTGTCGTTTTCAACTTGTAACTTTATATAATCAAATGCGTCACATTGATCGCTAAATCCGACATTAAGTTCATTACCATTTTCATCTTTTATAAATATTACTTCACCAAATGCATGAGTTTCTGGATTAGGACTTCTGGTTAATTTGTATTTTTTCATATTGTTATTCACCTACCTACATAACTTCTAAATGATATTCTTCAACATATTTTCTTCTCTTCCAAAACTTCCACCAAGGAAATTCTACATATTTTATTTTTATAACTCGAAATATCTTGTCCTCATTTTTATCTCTATCTAGCCTTAAAGCAGGCGAACCAAACATTGCTTCAGTTAGTTCATCAATAGAAATGTTTTCTCCAAGTTTATATTCCTGTTTATGTGGTTGTGGAGGGTAATAAGAAATCACGTCATGTTGTCGTAATTCGTATGCTCTCATATTGTTATTCTCCTTCGAATACTACTTTTATTGGCTTTATAGTTTCGTCATTTGTTGGTATAAGAAGCACTTTGTCATTTCCAACTTGATCTTTAAATGTTTTGGTAGCTTCAATAAATGCAACTCTTTTTGACCTATCACTATCCAGCCACTCTTTAAATTTTTCAAGATTTTCTTTGTCGGAAATAGCAGTACAAGGACTTACTTTATCTACGAGTTCTAAAAATTTTTGTCTTGCTTCTTGTGATAACTCCATAGTGTTATTCTCCTATTCACTTACTCTAAATACATTTTCATTACCAACTGCTAAATCTTTTACTTCTACAAAAGAATTTAGATTATCCTCCATAGTTGTAATCAATATCTCATCAAATAAATCTTCCATCATGCAAAAGAAACGTACAGATGGAAAGAATCCTGGATATTCTTTCAAACGATATTTATTAACGCTACCTCTTAATGCAGGAAGTCCATGCCTTCTACGCTTGTTGTTGTTCCAATGAATAGGATTATCGTAAAAGGCTTTCTTCTTTCGTCTGTACTCTTCTAATTCTTCTCTTGCAAGCTTATCAAATTCTTTTTCTCGTTCTGTTTTCGGAGGTTTGCCATGAATGATATTGTAAAATTGTTTTCTGACATTATCATTTACTTCTGCTTTTTCTGAATCACTCATCTTATCAAAGTTTTGAGCTACATCTAATAGTGTATTTTTCAATTTCTCACCTACTTTCATGACCAAAAGAAACATGGTTTTCCTACTGGTTTATTCTCCTAATGGTCTTTCATATGTAACCAACTTCTCAACAATCAGATCCTTTGGCAATAAATCTCTACAGAAATATGCTGTTGCAAATGGACTACCTTTTACTACGGAATCCATATGCTCTTTATTGTGATAACAAATTCTTGCATCAAAACTAAGAATCTGAATACCATCTTTAAAATATTTATATCTTGTTTTACCTTGTAGGGAATTAAGCGGTAGAAGAACCGCAAATGGTTTGTTGAACGAATAGAGTCTTTCTAAGACTTTATCTTTGATTGAGAAGGGTGGGTTGCTAACTATGATATCCCATTTCTCAGGTTCATAATTGAAGAAATCCTGACCTTCGGCTAATGAACTTCTGACTACATTGTATCCTTCTTCTTTTAGTCTGTTGTAGAAAGCAGACCAGTTTTCATCGAATGGATTCCATATAGTCTTATCCTTCGGAAGGTATTTTATAATATGATCTACAGCATAATATGGTGTGAAAAGTGAATCACCTTCTTTTGTTGTATCTGATGTTAAATATCCAATATTTAATGCCAATATTTGTACCTAAGTGCTGCGCAGCTTACCCATGGTACTCTTATCCTTTCCTTAATTGTAATTACTTTGTTATATTCTCTCATTTGTCCTGAGTATTGTATAATTTTCGTGACAAGCCAAGAAACCAAAAATTCTTGTTATTTTTTGTCCAAATAAACTATATTATCTACATTATAGTGAAACCCACCTATCTCTCCATTAAACCTACCTTTGACATACCACGCATAAGGACTGATACCTTCATTCATTTTCTCTGCAAGTTCATCAGCTTTTCTTTGATGTTCATCAGCTTCATTTTGCATAGATATTTTTTGAGAATCCCATATAAGATTTGGAATTGTATCTACACACTTTCTATACATCTCAGACTCTTTTATATATTCTCTTATCACTTTTGTCATTTTGGGAATATTGTCTTTTAATATTGGTTCATTGCTAAGTCCATATGGATATAGGATTAAAACACTTCTGTCTATACATTCCATAGATATTAATTCTTGTACACAAGACTTTGGTTCTATCAAATTATCACCTCCCAGATATTTATTCTCTTATTTCAAATAACTTTTCTACTGCTTTAACTCGCTTTGTATTGTCAATCGTTCTTTTGACTTCCTGTTGCCAAATACATTCCCATTCTGAAGGAGCTTCATGCTCACTGACTAAGACAATATTCCTCTCACTCATCTTCTCAGCCCAATTCCAAAATCTGTCATAATCAAAGTTCTTACTTGATCCATATTGTTTCGTACCCTTATATGGAATATCGCAATAAAATAAGCAGTCAACTTTATCAGAATATAACTCTTCATAATCTCCACATTGGAATTGAATATCTTCTAACCTTGGAATTTGTTCAATTAAATTTTCTTTTGCCTCTTTATAATAATTTCTTATTATGATATGGTCTGTTGTTTTACTCTTTGAATAATTTGTTTTTGCAAATCCACCATCATAAAATCTGCCATTATAACTTCCAAGAAAGCCGATAGCACCGATATACCAATCAGGATATGTATTTAATCCTTTATTAAAACATTCCCTTACTTCTGAATAATGTTCCCTTGTTAATTCATCTGGAAATTCAGTAATTTCTTGTACATTCTTCAGCAATGCAATCAAATATTTTTGATTATCTGATGCGATTTTTGTATCACACTGAACTTTGTCGATTACATTACAACCACCGCAAAATGGCTCTATGTATGTTTTGATATTATAATCTCGCAATCTTTCTTGAATAATCGGTAAAATGTTATCAACTATTCGAGACTTTGAACCCATATATTTCATAAATTACTTGGAGTAAGGAATTCCTTCTTGTGTACACGAACCTCGTCTCCTTTCATTATTTATTTAAACTCTATCTTGTTTCTTTTTAATACCTTAACTGCCTTATCATAATCAGCTTCAGCTACCTTGATATTTTTCATCTTAGTTGGTTTTGGCTTAATCCAATGACGACATTCTGTAATATCTTCGTCATGCCACATCAAACCGCTTTCACAATATTTGTGCCATTGACAGTCATTATTGCCACAGTTACTCATTTATGTATTCTCCCAATCTAATGCCTGACCGCATTGATCACAATATTTAATGTCGGTATCTTTGTAGCCATCGTCACACAATAATTCTCCGCAAGTAGGGCAATACCATTCAAACGGAATTCTCTCTCCGCTATTTTTTACTTTCTTTGGTATCTGTTTTTCAAGCGCTTGTATTGCCATTCCATAAGCATTTTCAAAAGAACATCCCCATGAAGTATCACATGGAATTGCTTTGCCAAGTTCATTATAATCATATTTTAGTTCTTCAATAGCTTCATTCTCTGTCATACTACTTCTCCTTTATTATCTCAAAATCTTACTTAATCTCTTCACAACTTCTTCGCAAAATCTGTACAAACAAGTCTTCTTAAATGCTATTCTCAAATCATCAACAGTTTGTCTATATTGCTGACGTAATTCGTTGTCTATCATACTATTCCTTCTTCTCAATAATAGTTACAGTACCCTCAAACACTCCAAAATTTGATGATTGTTGAAATGTATGCGTCTCCGCAATGTCATCATCTGTCATTGGTCTTGTAAGATACCATAATGAATCATCTTTCCATGTAATCTCTTCAAGTTTCTGGTTTGGTTCAAGTTCAATTGTTGTTGAACCACCAAAATCTTTTGTAACAGACTGGCATCCCGTCATTCCAAAACATAACGTCAATCCTAATGCAACTGCTAAAATTTTCTTCTTCATATGATTTATTCTCCTATTACCTAATTTTTTTCGTAAGTCTTTTCAAAAATATCTGGCTTACAAGGATATACTTCACCATTGACACCTAAAATTATGTAATCACCATATTCAGATTTCATTGTTCCTTCCAATGTTTTGATATGACATGTACCGTCTTCATGAATTACAATAGTATTATTTGATACTCTATCCATAAACCAATCTGGCAAAGAATCTTCAATCATATATCTAACAGCTTCAATTACTACTGGTTTCTTTCTGTATTTCATACTGAACCTCCTACTAAATTTTCATGTTCTTTATCATATCCAGTCTCTTCAAGGAATTCATCAAATTCCTCTTTTGTCATATTGTTTGGATAATACATAGCCACCACCATATCAAACGGCTTCAAATAATTATTCAACACATCTTCAGCATCTTCTTTTGCTTCCTGCATTTTCATATTGATATAATCTTCTCTCGTCATATTCCATGCTGTAGGACAATCCGTGACACTCGAAAATCTACAATATAATCCGTTCGGTTGCTTTGATACAAATCCTGCCATATTATTCTCCTTCCCCAACTAAAATCTTATTTAAATCGTCTATGATCTCATCACATATTGCAATTTTTCCACGCAGATATCCTTTATCCCAAAATCCATACTCTGATAGTTCACTATCATCTGACATCTGAGAAAGCTGCTTCTCATACCTTAGTTTTCTTTTTTCATATTTTTCAATTAATCCCATTTAAACCTCCTCAAAGAAATCCAATTTCTTATGCGCAGTTACCCAAAATATTAAGCACCTTTTCTTCGCATTCATCTTCGTTCATATCTGCAATCAAAGATACTTCCTTCATTAATTGCTTAAAATTTGCCATAATAAATTGATAATCTTTGACATCTAAGTTTTCGTTTATATCTTCTCTCAAGTGATTCTTATTAAGAATACTTCTGTCAATATATACCTTTTTATTTAAACTATCTTTCAGCGCAACAATATCCGACTCCACTAATTCTTCGTCTACATTAAGTACTTCAATTGCTATGGATTTTGTTACCATTAAATCACCAATGGAAAATACATTATGGTCAAATCCAAGTATCCTGCTAATCATATCAAATAACATCATTGCTCTGCTTTCCTGATTGGAGAGTTCCGTATTAGATAAATAACCTTTCACTACAACATCTTCCTTTAATTCAGAAATATGTAAAACATTATCTGATTCCTTCATTGTTTTTAAGATTGAAGTTTCAACATCGTTCCTGCTCACAATAATTTTTAAATCATAATGTTTTGCTATATTCAATTTGTATTCATACTGTTCTACTTCATTAAAGGCTATAAAAAATACTGGTTCTTTTTCTTTTAAAATTACTGAACCTTTCTGCTCAATCAAATCTTGTTCTTTAATTTCTGGAATTTCTACATATCCATCTCTACTTGAATAAGATCCTTCATGATATATACGTCCTCTCGCCTCGCTAGGTCTATTCTGCAATTCAGGGATTATTGTTACTTCTTGCACAAGCTGTTCATTTTGTGAGGCTGCTTCTTTTCTTAAAAACAATTCATATCCTTTGAAACTATCAATATTTTTATCTTTTCTTCTTGCAATCGCTACCCCCTTTAAATATTTTATATCTTCCTCATTATTACTTTTAAAAGTCATAAATTTTATAAGATTTTTCACATTCTTTTTATTCACATAATATCCAATGCAAGATGAGTAGTTATTTATATCTTCGATTCCTTTCATTAACAAGGAGTTACAATATTCTTCTACATACAATTTAATCAAATCTCGAAATGCATTCAATTTTTCATCTTTTATAATATTTTTTCTATCAGGTGAAGTAAGATTTAATGTTTTATCACCTACATGCAAGTCTCCTTTTAAATAAGGCAAGTTTTCTAATTTTGAAACTAGCCTACCTTTATAGAAAACATTAACATTGTCTCCCCAACTATAATTACCTGCAAGAGCAATCCATCCACTGCAATCATTATCTTCTATTGGAAATTGATATTCACTATCATCTCCCTCAGTTAAATCTTTCTTTTCAACTAATTCTCCATTATAATAAATATCTAATTCATGAACATATTTGCCAAGTATTTTTACTCTTTCTTCAATATCCCAACTGTTCGCTGTTTCAAAATCAAAGTTGTTTAAAACAAGTTTGAAACCATCATAATAATCATCCAATTCTTCAACTTCAATTTCTGTGTTACTGGTTGCAATCATTTTTTCTACATCAAATGTAATATATGTGTTTCCAGAATAAACATTGATTAAATTACTGACTGTAATATTACTAAAGAATCCCATGCCAAAAGGATTTTCAGAACTTCTCACATTCTCATCCCAACCACTTTCTGCAATAGAAAATAATGCTTGTGGATTTGTTAAAATATTTCCGTTGTTCTCTATAATCACTTTATTTTCATATCTATCAATTGTAACTTTAACTTCTGTTGCTTTTGCTCTTTGGGCATTTTGCACATCTTCGTCAAGAAAGCAATATATGTCCTTAAACGTGCTTTGCCTTAATAATTTTAATTGATTGATAACGTTTACTTTTAATTCAACCGACATTACTATCTCCTTTTCTCCCTATGAAATCTATGTTTCTTTGTAAAAATATCACTATATATAGTGTCTATATTTTCTATAAGCACTATATATAGTATCTTGTTTACGCCTGGTACACAAAACTTGGCATTGGCTGTAATTTAAACAGATTTTTCTCATGCATTGAATCAATCTTAGTTTTTACTTCCTCGTTTGGCTCAATTCCATCTCTGATATATGCATCTAATTCAGCATAAGTAAATCCAAGGTTATCTTCATCAGTCTTTCCGCAAAGACCATCGGTAGGTGTCTTATCAACTAATTCTGACGGAAGTCCCAACTCACGACCAATAGCTTTAACCTCTGTTACTGTAAGCTGAGATAACGGACTGAAATCACCAGCATCGTCACCATATTTTGTGGCGTAACCTACCCAATTTTCGGAAAGATTACACGTATTAGCAACACGACCATTTACTGACTGAGAAATAGCATATAATGTAGCCATACGAATACGAGCAGGAAGATTTGTTGTTGTCTGAGGTGTCGGTGAAACTACACCTTCAAAACTCTCTAACACTTCATTGACAGCACCCTCAATATTGCACGTAATTCTAGTGATGTCTAAAAAGTCAACCAACATTTTTGAATATTCGATATCACTTTGTTCTCCTTGTGGCATAAGGACTCCAATTACTCTATCCTTACTAAGAGCTTCTACACATAATGCTGCCACAACACTTGAATCCTTTCCGCCTGAGATACCCACTACTGCCATACAATCTTTACCATTCTGTTCAAAGAAATCCTTAATCCACTGAACGCAATCATTAGTTGCTTTCTTTACATCAAAATTACTCATGTCTAATCTCCTCTCTAACTCTCATAAGAATTTTTCCTAAATTATTTTCTCCAACACCATTCACTGTGCCCCAAATTTTATCACCCCAAGTATTACCTTCTTCGAGATGCTGATTATCAGTCTCAAGTAACTTTGCTTTGAGCTTTAAATTTTGAGTAAATTTCGCTTTTACAATTTCGTACATAACGTTGTACTTCACATCTTCCCAATCAGATCGAAGCTGAACTCTTCTGCCAAGTTTCTTTGCAGATGATGGATCTAAATTCGTGAAACATTCTCTATCTGAAAAAGTTTTTGCTGATTGAAAAGCGGCTTCATTATTCAAATATGTAAGTCCTTCATATGTAACAGGAGAAGAATAAAAGTTGCTTAAAAAATAATATTTACCTCTAAATTCATTTATCATCCTTTGTCAAGCCTCCATAATTCAACATTGCAATCATAAAAAATATCCTCTATCATTTGATGTACTTCCTCCCAATTTGCACCGCCACGAACACAGCCAATTTTATATGGCATTGCAATACTCATATTTTCCAAAACCGCATATGATCTCAAATTTTCAAAACATTTTCTTAAAGAATTAATATCTGTATACTGTTTTCCGTCATAGCCATATGATTTTTGTGCAAATAAATTTGCATATATTCTTGCGTCAATATTAGACTGAAAATATCTAACAGAACCCAATAATTGTTCAGGTGTATTAATCGAACAAAAACTATGATAATCTTTATATACTTGCACATCATAATCACGGATCGCTTTTGCAACACCAGAATTAAAAGCACCTTTGCAATTAACCTGGTGCGCAATAATATCAGTGTTCGAAGTGAGCAAGTCTCCATCAATAATTTTAATCATTACTTGCCTCCGTACATTCTGTTCCTGATATCCGCAAATGTGTCTTCTCTTACTAATTCTCCATCTTTAAATACGGTAGTAAGTAAACTGTTATCACTCATTTCAAGTAACTGATCTTGACACTTTAATTCACCGTTATCATCGTATACTCTACAACATCCTTTATGAGATTTCTTTAAGTGACTTGTATCTGTCTTAGGATCTTTGAAAATCATTAACTTCTTGTCATCAATTACTCCATATGTAGCTTTCATTGCAATGCCAAAAGTATCTCTTGTAACAACAATCATCTTTCCGTTTTCAACGATTGCAGTGAAGCAAAAAGCTCCTACACCATAAGCAATATTATTAGCTGCGAAACCACGCTTTTCTAATTCTTTCCAAATAGTTTCTACATTAGAAAGTGTGCAGCCATCACCATAAATAATACCGATATGCGGATCTAATACCTTATAACCTTTACTATTTACAGAACCACCAAAAATCTCCCATAACCTTTCAACTGTCTTAACTGAAATCTCTACAATATCACCACTATCAGGACGAACCAAGAGCTTTCCATTATGATTCATAATCTCTTCTTTACACTGTGGAAGAATATTATTTACCATATTCCAATAATCATAAGTATCTGAAACCATACTAAATGACGTATTTGGATATAACTCTGTTAAAAGTCTCTTAACGAACGTAATCTCATCTCCATCAATTGAGAAATTAGCACCCATTACAGAATGCTCAGTTGAGACAGCACCGATTCCAATACCATTATTCTTACAATCGGCATTGTAATATCTATCAATATAATTAATTGCTGGAATTGTAGATGTCTTATTAAATGAAAGCAACCATGACGCTGAACATCTTGTAGCTTCATCCATACAAGACATTCCTCTCATGCCAAAATCTGCACAAGCCATATTTCCAGGCAACCCGTCTGTTGTCTTGTTGTACCAATAATCTGCAATCTCACGATACATATGACCAATAGTTGCATGACAACAAGGTTTCCATAATTCTACCTGAAGAATACATTCAATCCACTGAACAAGCCAAGCAAACTTATTATCCGTATTTGTAATCTCAATACAAGGAACACCCATAGGAACAAGTGTACCTTCTGGTAATGCTCTAATCTCAAGTGGTAAATATCTTAATCTGTGAAGCTCTACAATTTTATCTAAATCATAGTTATCTCTACCAATCTGTACGTCCATCGAATCTGTATAAAGAGTTAGCATCTCATCTTCTGATAAATCGAAGAAATTTTTCTGAAAATATCCAATTAAATATTCTTTGATAAATGCCTGTAACCCAAAGAAAACCATTTCATTCTGATTCTCTAACATTGATTTTCGAGGCACCCAATACGATACTAACTTGGTTAATCCCTTCGGATACATACGATCATGACACTGTTTATAAGTATCTGATAATAATAAAGCCATTGTGTTATCCATAATTTTAAACCTCCATAACTGTAATTTTTTCATGACTACCATTAAACAAGCTGTTTGTAGTAAATAATCTGTTCACTGTATTATTCTCCAAAGATTTGATTAATGTTCCTTTTTCTTTATCAAGAATTGAATTCTCTGTATGAGTGGCATATGCATAAATCTCAGTTACACCATGTTTCTTCAATTCTTCTGCACTATAATAAAGTGAACCGCCATATGCGATAATATCATCAATCATTAACACAGCTTTATCCTTCAAATCAATACCATTTGTTCTAATGTCTAATCCAAGGATTTTGCCAGTCTTCCAATCTCTTTTCTTTTCACCATAACAATATGGTAACTCAGGGAATAAATCTGAATATCTCTTAGCTGCACCTGCGTCTGGGAAATAAAGTACAAGATTTCTCATACCAATCTTTGAAATAGCTTTATCAACATACTCTTTTGGATTTTCTTTTACACAATTATTGAGTAATGCAGTAGAAACATCGCTATGAGCATCTAAAACATAAACTGATGAAAATCCTAACCAATTGATAAAATCGCAAAAATACTTCAATGTGAATACTTCATCATCATTTTTTACTCTATCCATTCGTGCATTAGGAATATATGGAAGAGATAAATAATAATCCACATTAGTAAAAAATCTTTCAAGATGTTTCTTTACTAACATCAGATAAAACATCTCATCGTTACTCTCATAAATCCATTCAATCCAAATGCAAGGAGACTCATCATAAGAGTCTTCCTCAATGTTGTTTATATCAATATTTACTCTTGGTGTTCCATCTGGAAACTTGTTGATTGTTACAATTTCGCCATTAATTTTAATCATATTCTACTCTCCAATCACTTCGATCTGACACATCTTCATAGTTGCTAATGCAGCATTGTGAGTATCAGGTGTGACACCTGCACAACAGCTTGCATCTACTGTAATATCAATCTCAGGGTAATTTGCTCTGATAATAAGTGCATTTGAAACCACACAGATATCGGTGCATAATCCGCAAACCTCAACACTTTCAAATCCAAAATCCTTCCAGTTTAACCAACCGAATGTAGGCTTATCAATCAGAATATCGTTCTCAATATCAAAATCTAATTTATCTGAAATCTGCCAACCAACAGTATTCTTTACACAGTGAGCAACAGGAAGATGTTTACCTTCATATGTCTCTAAATAATTCTCAGGATGTGTATCTCTTGTAAAAATCACCTGCTTGCCAGCATCCTTATACTCCTTAATTTTCTTTGCTACATTTGATACAATTGCCTGTGCTTCCTTTGTACCAAGTGTTCCATCAATAAAATCATTCTGCATGTCTACAACAATTAATGTTTCTCTCATTTTATTACCTCTTTTCTTTGTTCTTTCATTACCAAATGGCTAACGTTTACTGCTTCTTTCATAGCTTCTGCAAACTCATAAGCACAATCAGAAGTAAATCTTTCCTGCACTTTTGCAATATCATTTGTATCAACTTCGCTATGAATCCTTGCGTCAATAATATATTTTCCGTCTTTACATTGAACATCTACCATTGTCTCATCCGTTCCTTTCCATATCATAAAAGCAGCATAGACTGAGCAATTCATGATTTCTATCAGTCAAATAATTTACCTTTTCAGTTAATTCTTTATTCTCTTTTTCAAGTGCAGCTATTTTATTTTTCAATATATCTTCTGTTGAAAACTTCTGAGTTCCAATCTGCTTATAATCAGACGAAACAGTTTTAACAGAATAATTGCTAATGTAATCTGTTGTTCCATCGGAATATTTAATAGTTGGTTCAAAGAATCCACGCCTCTTGCACTCATCACAATGACAAATGGATGAAATATATCCAACTTTGCCATCACTATTTTCTACATAATCACCTTCATGAAATTGAATATCTGTTGTATTATTCTCTTCTGGAACAATTGGATCTCTGAAGTTAAGTTTTAAATATCCTTCACCCACATTTTCTTCACTAACAAATCTATACCCAAGGTTTTCGTATTTCTTAATTGTATCTTTTGCTTCACATATTTTTACACCAACTGTCATCTATTTATTCTCCTCATCTTCGCCTAAAATTTCCTTTCTTAATGAGTTCCAACCATCATCATAACCATCGCAATATTCATCCATATATACATCATTGTGTGTCTCATCTGGCAATTCTTTTAATGGACACCAATTTGGTTTTTCTTGACAATATCCATTTTCACTATCAACTATTCTACAAAGAGTATTATCATTTGGCTCATCCATTAATTCACAACATGCTTCAATACCTTCTTGTATTTCTCTACAAAAATTACAATCACAACAAGTTCCAGGCATATCTAACACTAAAATAGCTTTACTCATACATTTAATCCTCTTTTCTTTGTTTTTATATGTATTTATTCTCTGAACTCAGAAGAAATTCCGCTTTCTTTCGCTCTTGATTGTTATACAATATATAGTATTTGTTATAATTTCTTGATACTATATATTGTATATATTATTTTAACTTTCTACTGTCATAGATGTTTCCCATACCATAACCATGAGTACAAGCCATTAATGTGAAACAAATACCCTCTATTCCTATAACTCTACCGCCAATAAGACTATTCTCACTTACAGTTCCAACTCTTTGTACATCGTTTTCATAAGTTAAATTTTGAATAGAGGGCAAATTAAAATTTTTTGCCACCGTATACAAGTAACTGAACCCACCAGCATTACCTACAGGCTGTGCCAATAAACACATTGCTACATGATCTGAATCATATACTCTATTACCCTGACGAAATTGCTTTCCAAAATTTATTTCACCGACACCACCAACTAACTGTGGTTTATCACCACAAGCAGAACTTAATCCACTTGTGGCTGATGAAAATTTACCATCTTCTCATCTGTACAAATATATGTATTGTCATACTGAGCCTTATATAAATGCTCAATCAACAAAGAGATGCAAGTTGTCACTATACTGTTACCGCTTTGTTTATATCCCTGAGTATCAGACATTCCAACTGCTTTACAGTTCTCATAATCAATATCATCGAATCCCATGAGCCTGTGGCACTCTTTTGGCGTGAGCTTTCTCACAACTCTTAAATTGTCTCTTTCAACTTTTGGTTCTGTATTACCGCCACCACAAGTATGCATAGCTGGTGCAATTCCATCTTCGCTATATACTCTGCGAGACTGTTCATGCATTCTCTGGAACTTTTCGCTACATAAATCAGCAATATGTATTGGTTCGTTTGAGTCGGCAAGAATCTGTTTTGGCTGTTTATAATCGGTTGCCACTAAAGTACCCATTACTGAATCCTGCTGATAAACTAAATCTCTATTACCTAACCTGGTACAATTTTGTCCAATTGTTGTTCCTACTACATTCTTTTCAAATTTTGGATCTGTTATCTGAAGTCTTTTCTGTACTTCATCAGATAAGAAATATTTTTCCAAAATAGTATTGTCTGTCTCTAATAAATCCTTTAATCTGATTCCTGTATCAAAAGGCTGTGGAAATTCAAAAGACTTGGTATCAATATCCTTACGAATAGAGATACAGAAGATTCTATTACGATTCTGTGGAATACCTGTATTCTTTGCATTGATTGTCTGATAATATGAGTTATATCCCAAGTTATCAAGTCGAACCAACCAATCCTTAAAACTGTCAATATACTTCTTCGATACAAGAGCATCTACATTCTCCATAAGCAAATACTTTGGTAATGTATTATTCTCTTTTGCTTTTACAAGAAGTCTCTCAACTTCATACAATAAACCTGAACGAGTTGATTTAATGTTGTGACTGCCACAATTAGGGCAAGTATAACGAGTATCTACGTCTAATTCTGATGGATCATATTCACAACCACAATCATGACATGTCCACTTTAATCCTTCCTGTTTACCGGCGATTGACAAATCTGTACATGGAGTCGAGTATGTAAGTAAATCACTATATGGCAGTGACTCAATCTGCATCATGTCGCCAAGATTATGTGAAATATGGTCTGCTAACCAATATTTCTCAATACCTTTTGTCTTGTTCTTCTTTCGTGAAAGCTTCTCCCAATCATACGGAACATCTTTCTTAAAATCATATCCAAGTCTCTTATCTGTAAGCTGTCTTACCATTTCTTCTTTGCTTGGATAATCTTCATAGTTTTCAATCATTTCATTAGTCAAACCACAATGAATTGCAGCATAACTAACTACTACTTCTTTGTCTAAATCTGCTGTTGCAATCATATTTGCATTAAAAAGGTGAGTATTATCAATTCCCTTCATCTGCGCACCAATACCACTGCAAAGCTCAATTACACTTAACTCACAATAATTATTTTTATTCTCTGTCAAAATCCTTTAATCTACAGAGATTGCGCAATCATTTATCCTAGAATTTACTGTTAAATCCTTTCGTTTTAATATTATTTTGTTGTAAAATCACTCGAAAATAGACACGTCTGCCTAATCGAATGAAAGAAAAAAATATTTCTTGTTACTTTTTTTGGAAAATTTGGCTGAATCGCCAAGATAGAAATTTCTATATATGATTATTCTTTACATACTTTCTAATAAAACTGTTTCCAGTTCGATAGAACCCCAATTATTATTTGGTTTAATATAAGCGATTGATAAAACAGAACACTCATAACCAGGAGAATCAAATGCGTCCGTAACATCCAACTTAAAAGAAATGTTCTTCTTAGTTAATTCCTGCTTCAACTCGTCAACGACATCATAATAATTTTCTTCATCTTCTCTGTAACGATGATAATATTCGTGTTCTTCATCAAAATACTTGTCCAAAATTTCTTCTATAACATTCATTCATTTCGCCTCTCTTATTTATTAATAAAAAATTTGGCTGATCAGCCGTGAATAGAATTGCTTCTATATTAGATTATTCTCTACTTCACAAATGGATTATCCATAATATGGTCATTAATCATATTTTTAAATGCAAAAGGGGAATCAATTACTCTATCTGAATATTTGAAATGTTTTAGAAACTCAAGTACCTCATGTGCATCTCTATGTGATAATGGGATAAACTTCACATATTCAGGATGTCCTTTGATACACACAACTGCCCAAGAATGATCATCAGAATAAAAACCAACATCAGTTCCAATGTCTACCATCGAGTTCACCATTTTGTGACAATCATCAACTAATTTATGAGAATTTTTATATGTAACGGTTGCGTCAGATAATTGAATATTTGCATATCTACATCTTTCCTCTGCTTCTTTGCATTTTTCTATTGCATCCTTATATGATTTTTTAGCTGCTTCTACCTGAAATAAATCATCTTCTAACAGCCAAAGACGTAATTTATCTCGTATTTTATCCTTTAATTTCACTTTTTCACCTCTTACATACTAAAATCTCAACATTCGTATCTGCAAAAACATTTTTAATTTGTTCTGAGACATCATTCCAGTTCAACCTATCTAAACCACAACCAATTACAGGCATTGCAATCTTTTTGATATTATTTTTTAAACAAATCTGTTTCATCTTTTCAAGTGCAAGTCTCATTGTGATAATTGTTGGTTTGTGAAAATATCTCTCTTTTGTAATAAGATTTAATACCCTACCCTCTAATAGACAGTCACCACCAATTCTCTTATGAGTATACTGATTAAGATAATCTGGATATTTTGTCTGTAATTTTCGTTTCATATCAAATCTTTTATTGAATTCAACTACAATCCCTTTACCCATTCCAAAATCTGCACTAATACAATGTGCTAAATAATAATTTTCTGGTACTGTAAATAAGTCTTTATTTTCTTCTCTATACGTCATTTATTTCACCTCATTCTATTGGTATCATTCTCGCTATATTATCACCCATATGTTCAACCGCATGATAATCTGTAATTGGCTTTAAAAAATCGCATCTATTAGGTTCACATCCTCTTCCTTGGTATAAATTACATGCATAATTACCACGCAACTGATTTGTACATTCAGAAAAGATGCATTCTTTTGGTTCATCTGGCATTTTATCTACAATAATTTTCATAATCTCACCTCACTTGTCTTCTTTCCAATCAACCATAATAAATGATAAAAATCCCAAACATGTCTCTATTAATAAAAATTTCCATAATTCAACTGGTTCGGGAAAAATAAAATTCATTAATAAGTTTAATGTCATAAGCCATATTAAAAATCTTATTGTAGATTTCATAGTTATCCTCCATTCGTAATCATATCTAAAAACAACAGCTCATCTTTCTTCAATGCGATGTCATAATCTTTCCTCTTGATTTTTAATTTTACTAAATTTTATCACTATTCTTTCTGTATGATAAAATCCTTTTTCGCACCTTATTTCATGTAAGTATCCTTTTTTCATAAAGTCACATATAACATCAAGATCATCAGCACTTCTATCTCCATCTCTAATATATTCAATGTCTTCACCTTGAGATTCTTTTATAATATCATCTATATCAATTCTACAAATTCTATCATATGATTTCATATTTTACCTCCAAAAATTCCGCAAGAAATGTGCGATTCATTCTAATGTAAAATATATACCATATATAGTATATATTACTCGTTTCTAATACTATATATGGTATATCCATAACAATTACTCACTTAATTCTGCAAGTGCCTTATCCAGCTCCTCATCAGACATATTTTCAAGTGCCGCATCCTGTCTCTTAGCCTTGATTTCAAGCAATCTCTGTCTCATCTCAGCATTTTTCTTAGCGTCTTCTCTCTTCTTTTTCTCATCCAACTTCACACTAACAATATACTTGACAATTTCAATCTTGTTAGAAATCTCCTCATCTTCCTTTGATTTGGTATTCAGAAGACTTTCTTCCTCTGACTTCTTTGCTTCCGCATTGAGTGTCTTAAATACTGAGTCCAAATTTGTGAGAGATAACGCCCACAAATCAATTACGTTAATCATTCCTCTGAATGGGAACTGATAGTTTGCTCTTGTTGCATTGATAAATAATTCGTTGTTTGTCATAATAATAATCTCCTTTTCTAATTAAAACTTAATCTTCATTACACGCTCTGTTGCACCCTTAACCTTAACAACTAAATCTGCTCTCTTTGTCATAGAGAATCCAATTCCTGAAAGCTGATCATCAGTATCTTCTACATGACACTTAGCACCTAAAGCCTCAAATACTCTCTTGTGCTTTTCAAGGTCACTCTTTAAGAACTCATTGTAATAGCCATTAGGACTTTCGTTGTTTACACAATCCTTCAGGAAGAAGAATAAATGTCTGTGACCAATTCCGTCCTGCTCGTCAAAATAGTTTGGACTATAACTGATTACTGATACAGGAACGAACTGATTTGTATTTACACCCCAAATCTCACGGCTTGAAATAGATGAATTTCCTGCTAATTTTTCCTTAATTGAGAAGTTTCCATTCTCATCGAGTGTTACTTCTGCAACCTGAACCTTTTCATCAGTTCTCATTGACTTATCGTAATCAAACTTGTAAATTTCTCCATTAAATTCAATCTCAGCTCTAAATCCATGCCTTACGCTTCCTGAATACTGGTGTACAAAGAACTTATAAACACCTGGTTTCATTCTTGACAGGTCTTCCCAAGTAATATTCTCTACTGCAACCTTTCCATCTGGATGAACAATATCAACATCTAACTGACCACCCATTCTTGAAACACTTGGCTTTCTACAATTTCTAAAGAAAATTTCATTCTTATCTGGCTCAATACAATGTGCATCAAGATCGTAATTATCATGACCATCTTCGTTCCACATGATAGAAAATCTAAGAACACCATCAACATTGCCACCAGCCGCTTTAACATTCTGTTTCATATCAGAGTCGGTAATATTTCCTGAATAAGCCCAAGATAATCCATTATTCCACTTAAACATTGTCTTAGCATCTGGATTAACTGGTGCAATCATAGAAACAAAGTTCTTCTCATGTTTATTCTCTACAAAAGCTTCAATCTCCTTTGCAGTTGGAAGTACTTTGTCAATAAAATCCTGTGCTGAAATTTCTTCAACTTTTGAGAACTTCTTAGGGTTTACAGCAACATCCTTCTCCATCTGACCGAAAATATCATCTGCACCAATCATTCTTCTTGCAGCACTCTTATTTGAGAACAATACATTATTTACAGTAATATCATTCAGATTAGCAAATCTTCTCTGTAATGAATCCATATATCCAAGTTCTGTAATGGTCTTCTTTGCGTCCTCAAGCATCTTCTTTGTAAAAATAGCCTTTGGACGCTTATAATTACTTGGAGCGACAATCTGCTCATACTTCTTAACTGCTGTGTCAAGATCCATATCCTCACTTACATTGATAAGAAGTGTTCCAATGGAATGATTTCTAATTCTACCGATAGCCATACCTGCTGTTACCGACTTCTCCCAAGCATATAAATCCTTTTCAGTATCAGAAGTCAGCTTATCATATTCCTTCTTATACTTCTTGAACTCTGTAAGCACACCTTTCCACTCTTCACCCTTGTAAAGTGTATTTGAATTGATAAGTTCAAGAATTGTATCAAGTGCATCCATAGTAATTTCATCAAGAGAACGCTTAAATACGTTTCTTGTATCTCTGAACTGTCCCTTAACTTCCTCATTTGAACGGCTACTTCTATTTACGAACTTGCTTGGAAGCTCTAAGAAGAAGTGATCCCACTGATGAGACTTTCCATTGATTTCCTCAAAGTTAAAATATGTACCAATCTTAGGGAACTTAGTTGTATAAATATCTGTAACTGTATGAGCTTTTACGAAAGTATCAAGTGCATCACATACTGGCTGATATGTTGTATCACCAAGATTCAGTTCCCAAATCGTATGAATCTGGTTATCATTGATAGTGACAGCAGAACCAATATTCTTAATAAACTGTCTACAACAACTACAATCATGTTCTCTACGCTCTCTGAAAATCTCATTTGTACCAGCAGGGAAGCTATCAAGATATGTATTCCATAATTCATCCTTATCTACATTTACCTCAAATAAATGTGTTGCCTCTTTCTGCATTTCATCGAAGTGCTTCTGTAAAGCCTTCTTAAACATCATAAATCCATCCATGTTTTGTACCTCTTCTTTCTTATATTTATTTTTTTGTTAATTGTTTCTACTGTTATATTCTCCGTTTATAATCCAAAGGAAACGAAGTTTTCTTACTACTTCCAACCACTACAATCTCTACAACCTAATGCATATACATCGCACTCTTTAACCGCACAAGTTTCACATTTATATGGTTCTCTGTATGATGTAATTTTATCTTGTAGTTCATTAATTTCTTTCATAATAGTATCAATATCTTTTAACTTAATTCCAAAAAGAATCTTCTTCAATTCTTCATACATAAGTTTTTTCGATACATTTTTATCACTCTTATTTGGTTTATATTTAAAATCATATTTCCATTGGTCTATTTCTCCATATCTACAATTCTTAACAATTGGGGAATCTGCTATTGGATGGCAACTGTTCTTATTTGAACAATAATAATTATTTTTCACATAATCATGTTCACATCCATATTTACAAATATCACATGATACACCCATATAAAATCTCCTTTCATTTTCCAAAGAAATCGAACTTTACTGTTATAAAAACATTTTAATTTCCGCTTGATATAGCGAATCATATCCTTGCATTAATTTCCAAACACAGAAATTATGATCGTTGCTTTTATCTACAAATAATACGCAACTTTCATTTATATCTTCTATACAATAATTTTCTTTAATATAATCAATATCAATACCATTTTCTAATTTGCAGTAATAGATATTGAATTTTTCTCTATGAATATAATCTCCAATCATCGTTGTTAATAATAAACAAATCATAACTGGCAGTTGTAAAATAAAGAGCAACACTAATGCTTCTTCCATATCTGTCACAAAAAATTGTCTTATTGCACATATCTCCAATAAGATAATCATAATCACGAATAAAATTCCAAAAAACAGATACCACTTATTAGCTGACCACACCTCTTTTGTTTTAATTTTTGTTTTGTCCATTTATTTTCACCTCACAATCCAAAGAATTTTACTCTTTGTGTTATTCTCTAATTACTTACTGTCCCATTCCATTTCTAATAGCTCATCATAGGTCGCAGCATTCTGAGATAACTCTTTCTCTTCCAATCGTTTTTCTCCGCTGATTAATAAATCAATAAGTCCTAAAACTTGGTTATATGCCATTAACTGTCCTTTCATTATTAATTCATTATCTTGAGAATGGCGTACTTTCAAACTATCTTCTCCTACCGCAATACAATCATTAATCTTATTTTTCAATCTCTTTAATTTAACCATTTTTAGCACCTCGCCATAATATTATCTACATCACTTATAAGAACATCTCCATCCTTAATTACCCACATACACTGATAATCTTTCTCAGCACATAATTTTGTAAAATCAGCATATGACTGATATTTATCAGGCTTTGCCATAGCTCTATAACATTGTTCCCTATTCTGACAAGTTGAGCTTGTACACATAGTTATATCAGGCATTTACGATTTCCTCCTTTACTCTATTTGCTAAGTAATCATCAAAGCTACGCTTCATATATGTATAATTAATTTTCTGAGAAGGACTAAAATTAGTTCTGTCTTTATAATTTTGAATCCACTCTTCAAACTCTTCATCTTTATCTTTATTTGCTGCATATGTCATAAGTGCAATTAAAGCAACATAACAATTTTTATATAAAGGTGATGTAATACTAATTTCATACTTATCGAAACAATCATCTACACAATTTGCATATAACTCAACATCTTCAGTTGTTAATTCTGAGCTGATATTTTCTTTAACAAACGATAATATTTCATCATCACAACCCGTCTTTTGCTCAGATTTATTATCATTTGTTACCTTATTATCAGAAGACTCTATATTATTCTCTGTTTCAGTTGTGTTTTCACTAACTTCTGAATGTGTTTCTCCCTTATTATATGTAGCTTCATTCTTATCTTCTGTTACATCTGTTATATGTAAATATTCCTTCATGAGTTTTTCAAGCATGTCAAGTTTTGTCTTAACGACTTTCTTATCTTTAGTTCTCTTCTTTTTATCATATTCATTGAAACTTATGTCATAACCATCAATTCTCTTATCACCTAAAATCTCATTAAATTCTTTCAAAAAATTGATGAACATACAATCTTCAAAATTATATTTTGTGAATTTCTCAAATAATGCTGTCCATAAATATGTATTTTTCTTACTAAAGAGATTTTTATACTTATCATCTCCTAAAATGTTATATAATCTAGTTGCTAAAGCATTTATTTTTTCAAACTCTTCTTCACTTGCATTATCTTCAATATACATACCCATTGTTTTAACTACTGATTGCCATTCATCAAGATGGTAAATAATCATATCCGTTTCACAAAGTATTTTTTCATATAATCCATTAGTGAATTCCTTGTCAGAATATTCAATACAATCCTTGTAGAATCTGTTGTTAGATATTATTTTCTTTATATTTTTTGCATATGTAGGAATATATGTAAGTGCTCTTTGAGCTGCTTTCATATTTTCGTGTTCGTTATATATACGAATTCTTCTAGATATATCTTCTTTAGTTGAATCAGGATGAACTGCTAATCCTATCTGGTACTCATCAAATTTCATCTTTAACTCTTCTGGCAACTGACTATAAGTTTTATTTTTTATATCACATATTTCCCACTCTTTTATGAAATTATCATTACCATCAAGTTTATAATTTCCATTTTCGTCCTTAACTTTAATCTGATAAGCAATTTCACTGTCAGTAATATCTTTACTAATAGCTTTATTACCATATCTAAACATAGATAATGCGGTTGTTCTCTGTAAGCCATCTTCAACATAACTTTCTGAATAATTTGACGTTTCTCCTAAAATTAAAGGTGGAATATATTCTCCTATAAGAACAGATACAACAAGTTCATTAAACATTCTATCTGTATAACACCCCATTGCTCTTTGAGTATCTGCATCACCTTTTACATCACCTTCTTTAAACTTGTCTAAATATGACTTTAATGTAAGTGTTTGTGGTCTAACTGGTTTTACTGGCATTAACATATATTTTTCTCCCTTCTTTAACTACATTAATATGGCAATATTTTTGTAGGAGCGTAATCCTACTAAACAATCGTTATATTCGTTCACTGTTATATGTAATATTTCTACTATCTCATCCTTTGTATATTGCTGAGATAACAATCTTGCCACTCTTTCCTGTTTTCGTGGCAGTTGCTGTAAATACAACTCAACCTTGTCAGTATATTCTTCTGTGAATATTTCTCTTTCTACATTCTCTCTTGAAGGTAAATTTTCTTTAATACTTTTTATCTCGTCCGTATTAATATCTAGCGAGACATTCATAATAATCTGTGGATTACCTTCATCGTCAAGAATCAATTTTCCATTTTCGTCTCTTAAAAGATTCTGACGCTTTAACCTATATTTGTTATCTCTCATCCATGTGCTTGTCTTTCTCATGATGTTTCCTACAAGAAATGTTTCTAAACGAGCTTTTTCATCATTATATGTAATTAATGTTTCTATAAGGCAATCGACCGCAACATCATATAACTCATCATAATCACTCATATCAAACTTTCCGTACCAAACTCTATGACATATTTTTTTAAGTTTTTTCATATCATTTTCCATATATGAATTAATAATTTTCATCATCTCAGGATTACCATTAATAACCTTCATCATTTCTTCATTAATCATTGCTTCTACCTACCTTTTGAATTTCTTTATTCATACATTCTCCAAAAGTTAATTCAGAATTCATAACTTTAACATGTTTGGTTTCTCTTCTACATTTTGGACACTTGCAATATTTATCATGTCGATTCTTTTCTCCTGGTCGAAAACTAATGGCTTCCGACATAGGAATTAAACAGTTTCTGCATATCACCATAATCAATCCTCCAATATGTCATTCGCCATTTTCCAATATTCTGTTCTTCCTTTATAATCATCGCTAGTAACCTTACTGAGTTCTAATTTTATCTTCTCAATGTTATATCCTTTGGTTATTGCATCTTGCATAACTTGAACATACCTTATACACTGCTTTATTCTCTTATGCTTATCTCGGATATCATCAAGTAAATATCCTATCTTTGCTACCTTATGAGCTTGTGGCTTCTTACCATTATGTATCTTCTTATATTTTTCCAAAGCATGATTAATATCACTTTCTGCACTATCACACTTTGACAATTCTGTATTTAATAAATTCTTATATGTAATCAGTTGGTTGTCGTCCCAACCTGCTAATCCTAAAATGGAATTAGCTTCTGAATTAATCTTATCTAATAAGGCATAGTCAAAATTACTTTCATCTCCTATATAAACATTTGCGTTTCCTCTATAATAAAGAGATTTATCAGACTTCTGCCCCGTATCCACATCAATAAGATTATATTTCTTAATCCATGAATACTTCTTTCTGCTGTTCTTTACTAATGACCTCGCCTGTTTGTAAGTAAATTCCTTTGCCATAGAACTTGAAGTTGTTATCATATACTCACCTGACTTCATAGGATTCTCCATGACATAATTCTTTCCATCTGTTAAAATAAACAAAAAATCACTCCTCTCTGATTTTTGACGCACTTTAATAAGCCTTGGGATAACCAAAGAAAAATTAAAATGCTATTAAATTGTTAAAATTTGGAAAAATTCTGCGAATGCATTGATTTTTATATAATTGATATGTATAATTTAAATGCGTACTAGTCTTTTCCCCCAAGAAATAGATTTTGTATGTTGCTTGACTAGAAAGTTGGTAGCTGGCTAGTCAAGCTTTTTTATTTATTTCCTTTTCCATTATATTACTCCGAACATACATTTGTGTCAATACAAAATCGAACAAATATTCGAGTAAATCATCTCAACAAAATATCATGCATAATTCCTCTTTTAATTATATTTTGTATATCTTGTTCTGTATTGAATAGCTGCATATGAGGGATATACTCATCTTCATTCATGATTATTGTTTTTGATTTTCTAACTAATAAGCACCCATCATCAGGTGTTGCAATTTTCTTTGAAGAAGTATTATTATCAAAATCCATTGTAAGTATTACTACATTCTTAGGATTTTTCCCTTCAGCTTTCAGCTTTTGTAATCTTTCAATTGCTTCGTCAATTGAGGTATAATCATAAGTTTCCGTTTTCATACAATTTTTCTCCTCTCTTACATCATAGCCAAACTTATTTTCATTGCTTCCATAACACGAATACTATCTTTTTCAGATAATTCACCAATTTTAAATTTCAACCTATCTTTATCAATTGTAGTAATTTGCTCAAGAGCTACAACAGAATCATGTTTTAATTTATTAACTTCATCTTTATGTAACTCGACATGCGTTGGCAATTCTCTTTTAGACTTCGTAGTTATAATTGCAATAATTGTGGTAGGGCTAAATTTATTTCCAATGTTATTCTGAAGAATAACTACTGGTCTTCTACCACTCTGTTCTGAGCCTTTAGAATCGTATTTAGTTATATCAGCGAAATATATTTCACCACGTTTAATTTCCATTATGTTAGCCCTCCTTTCTCTGTTTGTCCCTTTTGATATTTTATATAATACATCATATTGTAATATATGTCAACATATATTATTGATTAATATACTATTTTTTACTATAATACAAATAAATGATATATGAAGAGGTGTTATATGTACAAACTTAATGTAAAAAATCTTTTAGATGCAAAAGGTAAAACACAATATTGGCTTGCTAAACAGACAGGAATATCTGCAAATAATGTAAGTAAAATCTATAATGGAGAAACAATCAATATTAGACTTGATACAATTAATAAGTTGTGTGAAGCATTAGAATGCACACCATGCGAATTATTTATTAAGGACGATACAAAATAACTTTGTATTGTCCTTTACATATAGCATATTACATATTGTTTAACACATCTTTCATTCCTACTGCACCGTTTGCATAATTATTAACTGTTGTATTCACACTACTATGTCCAAGCTGTTGCTGCACAAATGCAAGATTTCCATTCTGATTCATTATACTGGCATAATAATGTCTCATCATATGTGGAGTAATACCATTTCCATAATTCTCAAATATCTGTTTGATATTTCTCTCTGTTGTACGTGTGCCATTTTTATTAATAAAAACTGCCTCCGTATCTACAATATTATCTAAAGTATTTCTGTATTCTAACCATTCGTTTAAAGCCTTTAAAGCTGATCCGCTAAGATATACAGTTCTATTTTGCATTTCTCTGTACACACCTTTACCGAGAATAGTAATGTATGGCATTTCTTCATCTAAATGTAAATCTGATAAGTCCAAACCCGCAAGTTCCGATTCCCTTATTCCAGTTCCTCTTAATACACGAAAGATTGTAATATTTCTATTCCTTACTGGGATATCCTTTTTCCACATTATTTTCTCTTCCATATCATTAAGCTGCTTTTCTGTTGGAAGTTTTTTTGTTAAATTATTTCCAGATGGAATTCCTTTATATTTAATCATTTTGTAAAAATCTTCTATCTTACTATAAACCTCTCTTAATAAACAATCTCTATATGAATAAATATCCTGTATAAAACTTTTAATGATATTTTTTCTTGTTTCCGTTGTGGTTGGTGACATTCCGTTCATCTCTTTATATCTAAGATATGAACTAATATTTTGTGGTCGCAAATCACTAAAATCAGAAACTTCTATTTCAGAAATTAATTTCTTATTAATGATATTATTTTCAATTAACCACTGTAAAAAATCTTTAATTGCTACCAGATAATTTAACGCTCCATTTTTGCTTTCCAACTCATTTAAGTAATCTCTTAAAAATTGTGGTGCATTTAACTCATCTAATTTTTTATTAAGCTTCTCTGCGTTTTTATTTTGCACTTCTATCTTGTAACACATAATTATCAACCTCTCTTTCATAATCATCTATGTAATAATTCTCTCTTTTAATCTTTGCGACTTCAAAAATCTCGTCATAAGAGTCACAAAATCTAACCTCAATGCATTTTGTGATTTCACCACATCTCAAACAATATAGGTCTTTAACGTGTTTTCGTTCTCTTTGTCACTGCCTTTGAATGCCTCTAGCTAACATATTTTCACTCATACACCTCATACATATAAATCTACTTGCATATTTGGGATTTCCATTTTTATATCTGCTCAATTCATAATTCACCTCATTTCCGCAACAAAAAAGAAGTGGTTTATTTCCACTTCTTCAACAATTAAATTTATTTTTAATTTTTCCAAGGATCATGTTTACTCAAAACTTCTCTTATTTCGTCGATCATATCGTTCACATATCCGTCAGACTTAGCCTGGATATAATCTTTTACCGAATCAACATCTAAACCTATATCAATTACATCATTACGATAAGGTTCACCAGTTAAATTTTCTCCAAAACTAATTTCATCAAATGGAACTTCATAACATTCGCCTGAATTTCCATCTACGCAGCTAAAAGTCAGCTCTGTGTTTTCGTCATATCCAATTTCATTTAATTTATTAATCAAATCTACTACTTTCATTTTTCCTCCTCTTCCATTTGAAAACAATTATTTAATCTATTTCTTCTATCAATTCAGCTTCATAAGAATCTGGATCTTCGGATATTGACAATCCTTCAACAATATGGGCACATCTTGAACATAATGTAATACTTTGATCTCCATACTTTTCACTTGCAATTTCCTTTGCCTTATAAGGAGAATCAGCCTCTACGGTTTTCGTTACCGTACCTGTTACTAACATTTGTACATTATATTTCATATTACATCCTCCATTCTACTTGAAAGCAATTTTTCTTTGGGTTATTCTTCCAACATCTTCTCAACTTTATCAAGCTGTGACTGATCCATTGACTTTCCAGTTCTATTGAGCATTAAGAAATATTTTAATACTGCCTTTCTATCTGCTTCTCTTACTTCTCCTTGCACAATATGATGGTTTAAGAAAACATTCTTATCTTTAGCCGACAAGTCATTGTAATAAACTCCGTTATATGGAAATCTATTCTCATAAAAATCAATAATTGTGCTTAATCTCTGCTTTCCATCAAGTATTTCATATCCATTACCTGTCTCAGCCCATTTCTTATCATTCAAATGAATAAAAGCAAATTTACCTATATCAATATTGTTAAATATACTGTCTATAAGCAACTGCTTATCTTCTAATTCCCATACATATCCTCTTTGATATTCAGGATTCATATCTACTCCAAATACATAATATTTATGGATAAGAGACTCAATCATTGAATTGACAAAATTGATTTTTACATCCTGATTTTTACTAAACCTTGAGTCCCCACTGGTAAGCGGTCTAACGCTAGTCCATCCAGCAACTCTGTATACTTCTCTATCATAAGGGTTTCCATAATTTTTTTCAGTAGAAATACAATGTAAACCATACACCTTTCCATCATACAACACTTCTTTTACTGTACAGTCTTTTAATGCACCATATTTTACCTTATCTCCTACTTCAAATCTATAAGTTGGCTCATTCAGATGTGGTACTTCATCTTTAATAAAACTTAATTCATTTTCTCTTTCTTGTTGTAACTGTTCTTCTATGGTTAATTCTTTATTTACTTTCTTTCTCGCCATTTAATTATCTCCTTCTATTTATCAAGAAATCGTCATTTACACGGGTTTATATTTTTGACGATTTACTTTCTGCCTTTCTTCAATAATAAGATTCAAAACAATTGTTAGTCTCCTCTTTTTATTTGAGGAATCAGCTTCTCCGTATATCTTAGTAAGTTTACCTTCATATTCTTGTTGTAAACTACATAATTCGCTTTCATATTCTATCAATTCTTTTAGTGTCATATTTGTCACTATATCACCTCTTCCAATTTTCCAACAAATTCTTAGTACCCATTACACATGCAATAATACTTAACATCAGGTTCTCCACTAACATGGCGATACCCCATTTCTTTTATTAGCCTTAAACCTGAATTATACTGCTTATCATTTGTATAGTTATCTTTTCTTGCCAATTCATTTATAATTGATTCCATTTGAATTCTCCATTATTTACAGTGAAATTTTACCACTTCTATAATCTTCTGTTTTAGTAGTTCTTTGCGTTCCATCTTTTGTATTTTTTATCTGCCATAGCACATATACTTGCTAATGTGTCGGTTACTATACTCTGTAAACCTTCCATTTAGTCAACCAATGATAAAATATCATTTCTATCAAAGCCAATCAATTCATCAGATTCTATAATATCAGCCAATATATTAACAATTTCTTTTTGTGCTTCAGAATCCCATTCCATAAGTTCCTCTTTTATTATCTTTGCACCATTTGATTTTGCAATATAATAATCTTCCAGTGTAGCAAAGAAAAATTCATATTGACTATCAAATGGTGGCATTTTACTATTCTTCATATCGTTTAAATATTTTAATGTTTTTTTATTTTCCATCTACATTACCTCATTTCATCAATTCTTCAATTAAATCTAATACTTCACATACAAAATTTCTGCCCACATTGAGAACAATATGTATTTGTAGAATATACATTACTACCACAAATACTACACCGATGTACAATTTTTGATTTTCCCAATAAGCCAAATTCTCTTTCATTAGTTGTGGGGATTCTCTTTTGCTTTCTTACACATTCTTCTATAGTATCTATATTAGCCATTAAATCTTTAATATCACCAACAGTTATAACTCCATTTTCATTACTATATGCAATTTTAAATTGTTGTATGGAGATCAATGCCGCATTTATTTCTTCTTCATACATTTATATCACCTCAATCTCCTATTAGCCAATCTTTTCCATCACAAGATTTGTGTTCTTGGACAATTTCATCAGTTAATTTTATATTTTCAAAAAATCCACTACCAATTGCTGCACAACCATATGAACAATATTTATCTGTAAACCCAGTTCTTACAACAATAATTGAATTTTCAAGTAATGACTTGCCACATGTAGAACATTCCATATATCTTACCATTTATATCACCTCTTCCAATCTTCCCAATAAATCATTCATTCATTGGCTTCTTAATTACAATTTTTCTTCCACAAATCGGACAATAACCAATATTCATCTTTTTGTTAAAAGCATCTTCTGCGAAATCATATCCACAACAAAGTGTTATTCCATCAATCATTATTGTTCCATTCTGCCAAATTGCTAATGTTTTCTCTTTGTCATCTAAAATTTCTCTCGCCACATCTTCGTCGAAATTAGTAACCTTTAATACTTCTTCCACACAGTCTGTAGGATAAGAAGAATAACCTACTGCGAATTTTTCTATTTGACTTTTTGTCATATCATTACCTCCAAACTAAAGAAAGTTAAATTTACTTGCCTTTTACTCACAAAAATTTTTAGCCCATAAGATAGTTCCATCATTGTTACAGGTTAATTCAATTCCATATTTTGTTTTGAACCACAATTCTAGCCATTCAAGAAAATCCCTTGTTACGTTAATAATGCAGCTACTAACACAATTCATATTTGGCAATGCAACCTGCATTTGTGGAATGTGTGAATATTCTGTTGCTCCCTCATATTCATATCTGAATGGGCAACCTTTAACTGCTAATTCATTATTTAATTCCATTACCATTTCTCTTGTTATCTTCATACTATTACCTCCATTCTTAAACCCATAGTAAACTATTGTTTCCATTTATTAAAAATCACAAAATATGTTTATATATACAATATTATTATTCATTCCTACATTAATTCTTCTCTATATCCTATCGGTGTAAATTTAGTATCATACTTTTTGTCAAAATTTCTTAGATAATCAAGAATATCTTCATTAAATTGATGCATAACTTCCATTGTTTTTTCTTCCGCTTCTTCCCTGCTCATTTCACTATATTCATAAGTCGAATCATTTTCTGTGTCATCAACAAAACTATATGTATATTTAATGGGTTCAAGTCCTACTTTCTTTAAATATTCATTTATATTTATTCCAGCATATGATGCTTCTTCTGCTAACATTTTACAGATTATATCTGCTGGCTCTGACTCTGAGATAAAAACCCTTTCACAATAACAGTGAATGTAATGTCTATCATCGCAAAGTTTACTTATTGCTTCTGCCTGTTCTTTAGTTGCACCATTATCAATTGCTATTTGTTCATTTTTTTTATGATGTTCGGTTGCCCACCTTGCCTTACCTTCATATGCTTCTTTGGAATAATAAGCCATTATATTTCCTCCTGTACTTGACATTTTCTTATTACTATATTATATTATAATTAATTTCTACTATTGTAGATTGAAGTGATTTGTTAAAAGTTTTATACAAATTACATGGCGAGGTTTTAAATACCTCGCCTCTTTTTATATTATTTCATTCAATAACTCAGTCACTTCATCAAGTTTCTCACTCGATTCTTCCATTAAATCAATTGCATCTTCAGAACACATTCCTCTATAACTACTTTGTAATCCTTCTGGTATATTATCAAATGCGTCCTGTTCTTCGTTTAATATAGAAGATAACTCACTTGAAACTTTCTTCAAATCGGTTTTAATCAAATCAATTTGAGTTTTGAGTTGCCTTATCTTTTCTCTTCTCTGTTTATTCATTACCTATCTCCATATAATGCATGTACAACATCATAATCGCTTGGAAGACAAGAATAAGTTGGTGGTACTGTGAACATTTTGTAATATTCATCTTTAGTGATTTCTATTCCCATATCTCCCTTTGCAGTTACATTATATTCATATTCTTTTGCGTCAGGTTTAACATAGAATTTTCTGTAATGAGTTACACCATTCACCTTATAATCCATCATGCAAGCAATCACTTTACCTGTACTTAATTCTGTTGCTACCTCTCTTTTAAATCGAGGCTGATATATATTTGCTATTAATACTTTATGATCTTTCGCCCATTGAATTTCCCTATCTTGGTAATCAGCTTTCAACTGTTCAGATGGACACACATAATCGGTATATATTTTTCCACTGTTTACTCCTATTTCCGTCCTGTGATAGATTCCTTTATTGTCTGTATATCCACCGTTTCTAATTTTTTCTCCATTTATATATTCTCTCATGCTATTATCACAATAATGATGATTTCCATTACTATCATAAGAACTTGTATATTTCTTCATTGCTGCATTGTCATAAGCGTTCTTTGCAGCGGCTCCACCAAATAATCCTAAAGACATTAATAATCCTAACATACTTTCACACTCCTTACATATTCTTATATCTTTCTTCTCTCTTTTTAGCTTCTGACTTACTTAAAAATCTGTTTGGAATTGTGAATACAACAATCCAAGCTATAATTACACTAATTAACTCTATCATAATATTTACCTCCGTTTTTTACCTTTCCACTGTTACTATATTAATTATATCATACCAACCTGAATCTTGCACTGTATATCCATGTATTGAAATGATGCATATAAACAAGTCTTAATCCATACTCAAATCCTTCAATGATATCTGGAGCATATAAAAACCCTTTAGAATATCCTTTATAGTTATTATTTGGTTCAATCGTAATATAATCACCTCTCTTATGTACCTTATGACCTCTGTTTTTCATCTCTTTCTTAAATTCTTTATAATCAAACATATTCATCACAACCTTTCTTGATAAAAATAAAGAAGTGAATAACCATATTGTCATCCACTTCTTTATTCTCCACTATGTATCTATTATTAAAAAGAAAAATGTTTATTTCCATTCTCCGTTTGTTTTAATGTTGTTAATCACAGGTATTGCTATTTCTTGCATTAGCTGTTTTAACTCATCCTGCGAAACTTTTCTTTCTTGTGCTTTGACAATCTTTGCTACCTCAGTAGGAACTTCACATTTATATTCCATTGAATATAATATTATTGCTTCATAAAATTTAGAAACATCTACTGTTTCCACTGCAAATTGAATTTTATGCAACAATCCTGCTTTATTTGCCTGTTCTTCATTAAGCATATTTAATCCCTCCTTTCTATTATTATGTATTATTATATCACTATTGCTAATTCCTGCATAGTTTCTATTTTTTCTATAGCAATTTCCTTACCTTCTGCAATAGTCATACAAGAACATAATCTTGTCCATGCATTATAAGCCGTGTTGAACATCATTACATCATACTTCTGATTGAATGAATTAATTTCCATTCCAGCCGTATATCTATTCACTATACGTATTTTTATTCCATTTACTCTAAAATTTCTCATTACAATCACAACCTTTCACTGTAAATTATCCATTCCTTTCCATAAAAAATAAGAGACTGGATATTTTCAATCTTTCCAATCTCTTAAATGTTCTCTCTAAATTATTCAATTATTACAAAATTTCATTTTGCTTTTCTAATAAAATTAATAATGCACTCATTGTCATTTTCTGTATGTATTCATCTTTATCCAATTCTTTTTCAGTTATTGGCTGATCTTCATCAATAAAATCATAATTTACATACAATGTAACTCCTGAATTATCCTTGCACCATACTACAACAACTGTGTCACCACCAAATTCTACAATATCTTCTTTAAGCTCTTTGATTAATTCCGAACATTCATAACTAATTCCCAAACCTTGTTCATTTATAAATGCCATTACTTATTCCTCCAAATTTTTTATAAACCTAAATCCGTTTGCCGTAGTTTTCTTTTTAGAACCATCCTTACGATAAAACCAATTGCCTTTTATAATACCTTCTTCAATAACTTCTGTTGCTACTGGATGTTTTCTAGTACCAGACCATTCTAAGAAAGCACATTCCCATCTTTCTTCTGAAGGTTTAGATTCCATTCTTTTCTCTTTTTTATAATCTAAAAGCAATTCCTCAATTTTATCATCTGTCAAATTTTCTATTCTATTAATATCAAGCGAATAGAATTCTGTTTTATTATAATGATTACTTGTATGATGCCATGAAGAATATCTCAAGCAAACTTCTTTCAATACTTTTATAGGAAGTCTTCTTAACTTCTCAATTGAACATTTCAATTCAATTTCTGTATCTTTAATTGTATCAAAAATATTTGCCTTTGTCCACTTGCTTAATGGTTTTTCACCATCTTCATATGCTGCAACTGCATTGTTGCTCATACTAAATCCGTTATATCCTGCCATATTCATCAACCTTCTTCCTTATATATTATACCATATTTTGTGTCTTATTAAAAGAATAGTAAATTTCCGATTCATTGGTTATTCGATTTCTTCATGTATCATAAGAGAATATCCATCCCACAGTTCTACATCAATAACCTTTGACAATTCTTTATACAATTCGGGATGATTTATCTCAATATTTTGAATAGCTGCTATAACCGGTTCGTTTCTATCACCCTTAATTGCAATTTTATTTATTGCATTTACCTTACTTGCCTTCATATTGTTTACCTCTCTTTCCCAGTAAATCATCGTTTCATTAGATTTTATATTCTAAATCTACTTTATTTCCATCAAATGCATTCCACCGTATATCAATATGCTTTAAATCTAAGCACTTAGCAATTGTTATAGTGGCAGGAATATTATCGTTTCTGTTATTCACTATTGATATACTAGCCCCACAATACATATTTCTATACTCATTTAAGTTTATCTCTGGCTCGCCAGTTCTTTTATTCATATCATTAATAGATTCAAGAGATTTTAAATCGTAATCCCATTTTGTCTCAATAGAGATATTTGTTTCTTTTATAAGCTCATTAAAATCTGAAACATTGATTGTAACCAATCTTGTATGTTCTTTATCATATTTTTTAAATTCATTGATCATTTTATCTACCTCCGTTCTTACCAATAAATCCTCAGTTCATATTATTCTCAATTTCTTTTAGTCTCTCTTCTGAACCGCCAAATTCGTAACACTTACATGGTTCATTATCAACAGATACATCTTTCCCATATTTCTTTCCGAAACATCTTCCAAGCCATTCTTTTCTACATAATTGACAATTATGCATATTCATTTCCTTTGTTATGTGCATATAATTCACCTCATTTTTAAAATTGTGTTCTAATAGTTATTTTTAAGACATTATCAATAATTTTCCATTCTCTGACTGTATAATAACCAAATTGTCTTATAGCTTCATTTGCATTATTATATCTATGCGTATCAAAGCTATGCATATCATAAATTTTAATATGATTATCTCCTGTGAAATTTTCTAAAAATTCTTTTACTTTCATATATTTGCCTTTTCCTTGAAACTCTTGTTTACTTACCTAATTTTCTTTCATATTTATAGTAACTTCCGAACCATACAAATTCTGGATTCATAATCGTACCAACATTTTCTTTAACCTGACCACTATCTTTAAATCCTTTTTCAGTCATTTGTTCTGCATGTTTATTACGTTCCTCTTCTGAATCATAATGGTACTGTTCTATCACTTCTGTATAAGTGCTATGATCTCCATTTTCATATGAATATTTCTTGATAATACTTTCTTTTACAATCTGCATACTTCATCACTCCCTTACTTCTACATTTAATGTAATCTCATACTGTTCACCTTCAATCAACCGTTCATTTAACACTTCTGTTTCTAAGGGATAATTCATATCATTAATAGACATTCCATTCTTATCCACAAAATCATAAACTCCGTCTGCCTTATTCCAAAAATCTCTTAATATTTTTGCCATAATTCATCACTCCATTTCATACTTTGCATTCTCTATATTCTTTTTCAGTTAATAGTCCTTCATCGAACATATTTTCAAGCGTTCTATATACAGCGTTTGCTCTCCAACTTGCATATGAAAAACCATCAAACTCTCCAATAAGTGCATCTCTGTTTTCTTCACTTTGTTTTTGTAATTTTTCTGCTAATGAAGAATTACGAAAGAAATATGCTTTATATATGGCTGCTTTAATTCTAAGATTCTCAATTTCATATTCCTGAGAAACTAATTTCTCTTGAGATTCTAATAACTGTAATCCCAGATTCCCTAATGAACTTCTTTCGATTCTGTTTCCAAAATAAGTATAATTCATAAATCACCACTCCTTAATCTACCTGAATAGTTAATCTAATCCGTTTTCCACCTACACAATCAATAACAATTCCGTTGTCTCCTGTGACATACATATCTGGATAACGACCAACTCTTTCAATTTCAGATGCATCACCAGTTTCCATTTTGTCATTGAAAAAATCGTATAACTCATTCTCAACAGACTCTTTTGTAATCACCTTTACAACTTCGAATCCATCATGACAAAATCCCGTCTCGTCTGATAACCAATCTGAAATCTCTTCAAGTGCAAATTCTCTATCTTTCTTATACATTTCCTCTAATTCATCAGGAACAATCATTTCTGTTGGAAGAGCATTTAACACTTCCTTGTCTCCATCTGTGTCCCATTTAATATTTATTGCTTTTAACATATAAATCACTCCTTACGCAATCTTCGTTATTTCCATATAACAACCATCCATGGCTTTATTATACTGCCTAATATCATAGAGCCAACTAAACGGAATTTTAACAGTTCCTTCTTTTTTTAATTTTTCCATTATTTCGCCAACATCAAAACATCCTTGCATCCATCCATAGCCCGATAAATACTGTTGTCTATCTAGTTCACACAGTCTATCGTGATATTTAATTGTGTTTTTCTTTAAGAATTTAACATATCTATCAGATAGTCCATAATTTTCCTCTTGGTTATCATCACTATATTCTGACTTAACAAATGAATTTCCATGGAATAACTCAAGTTGCCACATTACTTCTCTCATATTATAAAGAGTTCTCGTTATTCCGTTTATTGAAATCATATAATCATTTCGTGTGCCAGGTTCCCAATTCTTTTTACTACATCTTCCGCATTTATATGTATCTGTGTTAATTGTCATCTTATATCTTGCCATAATCATTAACCGTCCTTTCTTTCGTACAAACATATCTCTTCTGGATATGCAGCTATTTTATCTCCGTTTTCAAACTGAATATACCACATAGGTAAGCATTCAAGATCAGCTCCGTTTTCTTTATCTTCTGTAATTTCTTTTACTCTACCAAGTACAGTGAATTTCATTCCTAAATACTTCTTTTCCCCTGTATATGGAGTACCAAAAGTATCTGCAAATCCAATGTGCTCATATAATTCAAAACAATCATTTACAAAGTTTTTTTCTTCACTTTCCGTCAAATCATCCCTTGTTATATATGGATTATCAAATCCATATGCCTTATGTAATTCTTTAAAATTTTTATACATATCCAATCTCTCCAATCTTAAAATGAAATTGCTATTTCTTACCACTTAATTTCTTTTACCATAGCTGTGTAGTATGGTTCAACAATGCTCACAAAAACCAATGTCGCATGTTCTAACGGTTCATATAATACACACTTGACTACTACTTCTATTTCTTTCCATTCAGATGCTTTCATAGAAATCCTGTAATCTTTCCGTGGTGTAAAATCAAGAATTCCTAAATTGCATTTTGTTGTTTTATCAATCACAAAAATATTATTCATTTCCATCACTCCAATCTATGCTTCATAATCAAATTCGCTTAATCCACCACTTGCAAATACATATTCTGCTACATCTGGAACAAATATCATAAGATTATCAGGATATTTTCTTTCATCCTTAATTGCAAAATATCCTCTTTCTTTTACATCATCATCTTCAAAGTAATAACCCAAAATCATTTCTATTAAATTTTCCATTGATGTTTTTGGCTCGTATTTCTGTTCTCTGATCCATGCAGCCATATAATCGTAATCACACCATTTCTCTTTTGGATATATATTGTAATCCTTTTCCTCTGTCCATTTACCTGTCCACTGATCTACCATACTTATACCTCTTTGTAATCTTCCAATAGCTCATTTAAGTTACCTTTTCTCCACCGATGAAGTTTTCCATCGCCAGTATAATTTCTAACAACTCCAACCTTATGACCTGCAACTTTCTGATCGTGCTGTATATACTGACGAACAGAATTATGATGATGTCCATCATTATGCACTTCTATGTACTTTTGTTTATTTCGCTTGTTTTGATATATCCTTACTTCCATATTAATATCCCTCCAATCGTTTCCATTCACCATTTTTCTGTTCCCATGCAGTCGGATTTAAGCCATACAAACCCTTTTTTGAACAATTCATCATATCTTTTGTCCATCTGATCTTTGGTATCGAACAGTTCCTCACGGTCTAAGTTCCCTTTGTCTATACCAGACAGTTTATATATTCGCAGTTTATACATTTCAATCACTCTCCTCGTCTTCATCTTTAAAGAAAATCTCAAACGAAATATTATTCTCTTCTAATTTACTACCAATCCAATCTGCCATTGTTTCGCTATAAGCATCCTCATCCGTCCAATAAGTTTCTTCTGCTTCCCTTATAATTTTTTCTGCCTTTGAAAAATTTTCGTATATATTAATTACAATCATAAAATCAATCCATGTATTCAAATCTGAATAGACATGAAATCCGCTTGTAGGTTGTACCATTTCAATCACTCTCCCTTCAAATTAGGACACAAGCCAAGACCACCATCAATCTCAGGTAATCTTCTATATGCATCTCTGTGAATACAATCTTCCTTCATGCATCTGTGACAACAACATTTCTTATATTCCTCATAACTCATTTTGTAATTTGTCTCTTTAAATCTCTCTTCTGTCATCATATCAATCACTCCTTTAAACAATCCTTATCAACAACTGCAAACAATTTAATTTCCTCACCAACTTCGCTTTCATCAAGATCCAAATCTTTAAGTAACTCTGCAAATGACTCATATGTAAAATCTTCTTTATACAAGCACACATCATGTACTGTTGGAGTACACCATAGATATAATCGAATAAATTCAATTAACTCTGTCCATTCGCATTCCTGGCAAATCCGTCTTGCACATCTTACTAATGATTGAATAAAATCCTGCGTCATTAATCCGTTGCCTTCGAGCTTCTTAATCTGCTCGTCAGTAATTTTCTTTACATTACTCATTCCTTTATCCATGATATAGGAAATAACTGCATTTCCCATTCGTGAATCAAACTCTTTTTCAATAATTCTACCTATTTTTGTTTCATAATATTTCATAAAATCAACCTCTCTTCCAATCAAATATTTTTTACCTTGTGATAATAATAGGATGTTGTCATAACACCAATCTTACAAGAACAGCATTTTAAATATTCAATAGCTTGTTCAAAAGTATCGAATGGAATTATCTGTTCATCACCACATTCATCTACATAAACAGCTAACCATTCATTATGTCTATATCCATATTCAATCATCACATATCCTCACTTTCTATTCTGTCTAACATATCCTCATCAATCTTCCCAATAATTCCAAGTTGTTTGCACATATCCAGTAATTTCATTAGTTTTGTATGTGCTTTATCTGTTTTCTCTGGCGTATCAAATACTGTATCATCGAATCCAATCATTTTATAAATATTTTCCAACATAATTTTGTACCTCCTAATAATCTTCATCAATACATTCATCTGCTTCACTATAATATTGACCGTCATATCCATTTTCCATTAATTTTTCCCAACAATTATTACACACTAATCTGAATGTAATTCCATGACAGTCTCTTGTGAAATTCATATCATTTCTTTCTACTTCCTTATTACATACTGGACAAATTCTAATATCTTTTTCTTCCATAATTATTGTCTCCTATTCATTGTAAACAGTTCTTTCTTTTGGTTTTATACAGCTTCTAATTTTAATATGTTTATCATTGAATCCTTGTAAATCCGTTTTCCATCTGTTTTTATTTTTCTTACAAACTCTGCTAGTGAGATTTTTTTATTTCTTTCCATCTGCCATGAATACATCTGAACCCAATCACTTAACAGATTGAACATTGAATAATTATAAAATGGACAACTCTTTGGTTTTACCTTTTCCAAAAACTCTTTTGTTTTTGTCAGTATTGATACATAAGCTGTACCATTAAAATCGACTATAATATAATTACCTTCCATTTACATTACTCCTTCTAAAAACATATTTTCAGTTCTTTTTGCTCTGTCTTATTCGGTGTTCGCACTAACTTATTTCCATCTTTTTCTTTTACAAATAGCAGATTTTCTTTTGCCATATCATCAATAACTTCCATAATATGGTTGATTGTCTGACCGCTTCCATAATTCCGACCATCATTCAAACCAACTCTCCGTAATCTGAATTGATTTGCAAGACCTCTACACACATCAAAAGCGTAAAAATATTTAGTTTTCCTTGTAGTAACGCATGTTTCAAATAATGATTTGCGTATTTCTTTGTCTCTGCTTTTCAGATATTCCTCGTATTCGTCATCAGTTATATCATAAACGGTTTCATGTAAATCAACCCATCTTAATGAAAATGTTTTTGCTTTTTCTATAGCTTCTGCGACTGACTTAATCTCATTTTTTAATACTTCGCCACTATAATTCTGTGGGTGCATATACAGATGTGATTTACCTTTTGTATATGTAGCGCATACTCCATTAAATCCTGGTTCATTACATTTCCAGCCAAGACTTGTAAATAATCTATCAATTTCCTTTCCAATAGTTTCTCTTTCATCTGCTTCCCAACCACCATTCATGCCATCATATGCTGGCGTATCAATGTTAAAATATACATTTGAATATTCATTTCCATAATCTTCATCAGGATTCCAGTTATTTGTAAGTGAATGATCTTTTCCATATTCATAGCCTAATCCGTACTGATGATATTTGATACTCATATAATCGACCTCCTTTATACTTCTACAAATACACAATATTGTTTATTGTCATTCATATATCTTTTCAAATCTTTTTTCGTTCCATTTCCAGCTCTGAACGCATTTTTAATTCGTTCCTTTGACCATTCCATAAAATAGCCATCTTTAATTGCTTTTTCTCTTGTCTCTTTTGTATCTCCGCCATATACTTCATTGAGTATTTTCTTACTTATTTCGCACAACATATCAATCAACCTCACTTTCTTCCCATAAATCAATTAAACCAGGTAATACATAACCTAAATCTATCCAACTAAATTCATTAAACTCTTCAAGTTCTTTCAGCTCATCTTCTGTTGGAATTTCAGCACCCATAATTCGCTTTACATCATCTTCTGTTCCACCAGCTTCAAGTATTCTATGTAATGTCATTTCTAATGAACCAGAAATATCATCACTTCCTTTTACTGTGATTACATTCCGTGACCAATATTCATTACAAAGATGAAATGTCACAATTGTTTCATTTTCTTCTAATAAATCTTTTAACTCAATCATTTTTACTTACCTCCTACAATAATTCATTCACATGTTTCTTTAGCCATGCATATGCCTTTACCATTGAATCAAATGGTTTAATTCTAATCCACATCAAAACACCATCTCCAACAACTGCTGTTGTCTTTAAACAATATTCTTCTTTATTAATCTCCCATTTTCCATCATGTCGCTTTTCTACGACATATTTACCTATTCGTGGGGTAATTTTTCCAAAACAATTCCGTGTAATCATCTTTACATTCTCCTTTCTCTAAACTTTTCAATTCATCATTAGAATATTTCGCCCATTTTCCTGTATGAACATCATTCATTCTTTCTTCAAAGGTTCTCTCTTTCATTCCATACATTTCTGTTACAACCTTGTACATGTCATAAACAAGATCCTTTTCTGTATCAATAATCATAAAATCTTTAGGATTTTTCAAATTATCCAATACATACTGCATGAAATCTCTGAATGTAATTAGTCTGTTTGTCGTACACCATACAAGAATTTTGTTTTTGTCTTTGGTGTCTCTTGTTACAAATTGCATCAACTGCATTTCACATTCTCCTTCCTAATAAATAAGACAGACACATATGTTTGCGTCTGCCTTATTATTCTCTGTATTACTCTTTAAAATTTTCTGCAACTCTTAATAAAAACTGTAATTCGTCTACATCATTTTTAATATTTTTGCTTTTCTTCTCATACGCTTCATTAATCTTATTCTGAAATTCTGGTTTTATAGTATTCCAATAAAGCATCAAATCACATATTCCTTTTCTAGTTGATGTAGAAATAATAATATTACCATTTACAAAATCGGCTTTCATTCTAGGTGGAGTATTCTTACATTCTGATGTTCCCGTATAATTAAAGTCAATAAAAACACCACTATTGTCAGCACATATCCTAACCGAACGTGTTAGATTGGATACATCAAGTTTATTTTTTAACCAACTCACACTATTTATTTTTGTTGTTTCACCCACTATTCCAAGATAATCTTCCGTTGCACATTTAATATATGCCAATATTTTCATAAATCCTTCTTCTTGCAATTCATCTATTTTGTCTGAAATATTTTCAATTACCTCACTTCTACATTTTTCTAATCGCTTTACATTTTCTATTTTCTCTGTATTATCCTCAATCCGAACCGTTACAATTCTCATGTGTATGCCTCCTTCATTTTTCTATACAAGATATAGTATCTACATATTATATAGACCACTATATCTTGTAATTATTCTACCAAGAAATTACAATTTCCTTTGCTTTATGGTTGCTGATAAATCCAATTTCCATGTCTTACCTTATCACTATCTTTATCCCAAAAGTCTAATTTAACCATACCTTTAACGCTCCCTGTTTTATGTATACATGGGCATTTGTCTGTAAATCTTTTACCAGTTGCGTTTTCATACTTTTTGGGACTACTGTAATATGCCATATAATCACGCTCCTATCTGCTAATTTTCATACCACTGAAATGCACAATCATACATCATTTTACCTGTTATCTGATCTCTAAATGTAGGACAATGCCAAACCATTCTATAATCATGTGCCTTACACCACTCTTCAATTACCTTTGTTGTAAGTGGTGTTACATATACATATAAGTCAGATCCATACGAAGGATGATACATTTCTTCTTTTGGATAACCTGCTTCAATCAGCATTTCCATTAATGTTTTCTGCATATTATTACACCTCCTTATGTTTTGGAATTTCAATTCCAGATTTTATTTCTTCTCTCGCAACAATATATGTTGGAGTTTTTCTATCAAGTGTATAATATTTTTCTCTTATTTTATTCTGTTCTGCGCTTGCCTCAAAGAAGTCTTTAGTTGGATCGTCCCAATACCAAACATAATATGTGTGTACAGTTTGAGTAATTTCATCATATTTTCTTTTACATCTCATGATGTCACCATTCATCAGGAATGTATCTTCTTCTAATTTAAGACTATCAAATTCCGTTGGTGATACATGATGCTGTTTCTCTTTCCAAGTCCACACAATGAACTGATTCTGCCAATGTCCTTTGAAAATTTCTGCTCTATATGTTCTCAGATAAGCATATAAATCTGTTTTACTTTTCCATGCACAACCTTCTCCAAAATATACATAAGGTGAATCATCTTTAGGATTGAATGATATATACTGTTTATCAAAATCCTTTGTTGTGAACTTATATCCATTTTCACTTACAAAAGGATTTTTACTATCTACATATTCCCATAAATTTACTTCCGCTATAAAATCAATAGCACCATCTGCACATCCTCCACAATTACCCCAATCACAAAATCTCTTTTCAATTTTACCTATATATTTTAGTTCTCTTGTTGGTAAATGTGTCCACGCTCCACCACTTGTATTACAACTGATTTTGCCTTCGTATTCATGAACAAAAGGTGTATATGGTCGTTCACAGATATAAATTTCATTCGCATCTGCTTTTTCAATATGAGCTGCTCCATAGTAATCTCCATATTCATTTGTATATCTAACGCAATCACCTATACTTGGAGTCTTTTCAGACCGTGTATTTTCTATAAGTTCAACATACATATTTGCCTTATCTACATCGTAATTCATAAGTATATGCGAACCACAAAATCTTGCGTTAATCTCTCTTAATGTATCTATTGTATATTTCATACTAATCAACCTGCCTTTCTAATTTCTCCAACTTCTTGTTACTGTGTCATATAAAGCTCCGTTTGCATCCTGGTATTCATCGTCTTCTGAATATGTGAATACATAACATTTATGACCGTTGATATTTTTTATTTTTCTTTCACCATATAAGATTGCATATCTTTCTCTGAAACTTGCACTATCACACATTTCTCTCATCTCTTCATCTCGCTTTGGATTTCCACAAGCTGCCTGAACACATCCATATAGCCAACCATTCAGGTAATCAATGTTGTAACAATACTGTCTCCATGAATCTGAATCATCAGTGAATACATAGAAACTTTCTCCGTCATCACCACGCTCAATCCGTGGCTTGCCAAAGTTTGCAATAAATGACATAAGGTTGTCTTTAATAATTTCCATTTCATTTTTTGTAAAATCGTACATAATTCGTTTCCTCACTTTCTTGTAATAAAATAGGCAGCTAGGTATTTATTCTCCTAACTGCCTTTGTGGTTACTTGTTATTCTGTTCTTCCTTTTTCTTTCCTCTTTCTCTAATATGCTCACACATTTCATCCGAAACGCCATGCTGTTTTAACTGTTTTGCAAAGCGTTCATAAAATGGTAAGTCTTTCCACCGTGGTTTATTTTTAGCCATTATTCTCATCCTTTCTATAATTTACACTCATTGGATGCCAACTCATATCCAATCCGAAATCATATTCCAGACATTCAACAATTTCATCCTCATTGAATGCTAGAGCTTTCATTTCTTTTATAATGATATTCTCAAAATCATCTTCATCTTCAATTAATCCACTGATATAATTGATAAGATATTTAATATCCTTGCCATGCCTTTTATAATCTCGTAACTGTTTTCGTGTATTTTCTGTTATCATTTTACTTCACCTACTTTCTACATTTCATTATAAGAGATATACCAATCTCCATTTGCGTTCATATAATAAAACCCGTTCTTGCAACATCTAAGTAATATTGCATGATATTTTTTACACCATTCATTAGCTATATTTTCCATATTTTTCTCCAATCTTATCAAGAAATCTTAGTTTCATCTGTGTTGTCTTAATGCTTCATCAAATGCTTTTATTGCCGACTCTAGGCAGTTAGCCCATACACAGATATTTTCACATGTGATTCTTACACAATCAAAATCTTCATTAATCTGTTCTTTTGGAACTAAATCAATTTTTATTTCCTTTTCCATATTTTCTCCAATCTGCCTTTGAAATGCGAATTTTATGAATAATTAAATCCATATTTTTCAATCTGCTCTGCCTTTGCATAGTTATAAATATCTGATACATCATCAATCGAAACTTTATTTAATTCACACTGCTTCTTCTGTTTCTCAAATATTCCCCACACAGAAGCAAATCTTTGCGGTTGTATATGTTTCATATATCTTCGCATCAATTTACAAGTATCTTCAAAATCTGCCTTGTAATCTCTCATTTTCTCTTACCTCCAATCCAAGGAAACACGCATTTACATATATTCCTCATCAGTTGTATGTTCACAACCATAATCCTGCATAAGCCATCTTCCATCTGACAATTCACTTTCTTTGCACTTACAATAAACATAACCTTCATTATCTGGATCAGTTCTGTAATCACAATTAATGCAAGCACCACTATAATCTTTATTCTCTGTCATATCTATTTGCCTACCTTTCACTATGAATTATCCATTTCTAATTAATCATTGCTCCATTCACCATTTAGCAATTTATTTATTTTTACTTTATTTATATCCTGGTCGTTAAGGGTGATAGATGAAATACCTTTAAATTTCTCAATTAATTCTTCTCTTGGCATATCCCAATTAAACACTCTTAAATATGTCATTACATCTTCTTTTTTCACATATTCTCCGCTCGTGAAATCATCATATTTCATTTTATTTTCTCCAATCTTTCCTAGCTTTCTATATCTGTATTATTTGCACCATCAGAGAACCCATCATCATATCCCTTGTTGTACATTGGGTTCTCAAACTTTGTGTTTGCTATTAGACTATCTTCTTCAATACCGAACCACTCTTTCTCCTTATCTGTCATCTCACAACAATTTTCGAAAAATTCAAACGCACTTTCTCTATTATCGGAAATAAGCCCATCTTTAAAGAGTGTCGCAAGTTCTTCCAATCTTGTCCGTGAAATATAATTCTTATTTACTTTTTCAAACAGCTTTTCAGTTGCTTTGTTTAGTGCAACTAATTTCTCTTTGTCATTAGAAAACATATAATACACACCATATTCCCACTGTCTACCCCATCTTTCCGAAGCAGAGTATCCGCAAGCTACAATATAATTATTATCTGTTTCAATAAGCGAAAACTTTTTACCTTTTTTGTTTGATAATACTAATATTTCTCTATGATTTTCTTTCATATTATCACACCTCCAAGTTATATTCTTTAATTAATCTCTGTCTTACCATATCATTTAGATCCTTATTAACAGGCATTATTCTATGCGTTGTACGATTGATATACACAAAATGACTTCCCTTGCACCTTGTCGGTGCATATCCATTCTTCCGTAAAATCACATCGAAATCACGCATTCGCTTTGACTTTCTAAAATTATGCATAATCTCACCTCCTTTCTGCTACCCGTATAGCCCGATAGTGCAGCTTTATATGTATATGTTCTCTTATTCACAAATTGCCTTTGCCAAAATATCATACATTTCAGCATTACTCTTAACAGGTGCAATCTTATTTTCAAAATATGAAGCTCCCTTGCAGTTTTCAAGAAGTCCTTCAATAACTGTATTCTTTTCATAATTTGCAAACAGTTTCTTGAATATCTGGAACAGCCTAAGTGTAAATGCACTCTTTTCACTTCCTGTCCAATCAATTGCTTTAATTGTCTTGATTATGAGTTCTAATAATTCCGTATTATTCTTAGCCATTCTTAATAATTCTCTTGATGGTGCAACTTTGCCTATTGGGTTTTCAAGTTTATTATCATCGGTTACAATTTGAATATTGTATGATTCAAATAAATTTTTAAACTCTATATATTCTCTTATATTTGCCTTTACACCTGCTCTATATGTATCAGCTACACTCATCGACTTCCTAGCAGATTGCTGTCCTAAAAATGTAAGAATTGCCTCATATTCTGAACAATTAAGCACTTCAACAAGCATTTTTATTTCTCCATTGATTACAAATGCAACAACTCTATGTGCTCCATCTGCCACAAATAATTTTCCATTCCTAACATATACTTTAACTGGATCAAATTTATCTTCATTAAAATACTGTGCTATTTCCTGCACCTTTGCCATATCCGTATCTCTCTGCCAATCTGGTATATGTATGAATGTTGGATTGATAAGAATGTATCGCTTTGAGGCAATACTGAAAGAGTTCTTTAATGCACAATCAACTTCTTTCATTTCCATACTTTCTCCTGCATTTGAGTGAGCCTGTATAAACTCTTCTGTATTCCGTGGAGTTGAATAACGAATAAAGCCTTTCTTCTTTCTTATCTTTTCAGTTAGTTTACCTTCGCCTGATGTAAAACTATATCCAACATCAGCAACTTCAATATCATTTTTGTTTATCTTTAAAAGCAGACATATCTTATCTACTGTTGCATCAGATGGATTATTAATCTCGCTTTCATACTTTGATATTGTTGAGTAAGAGACTCCGCAACCTTTAGCGACATCCTGCAATGTTAAACCTTCTCTTTCTCTAATCTCCTTTAACTTCTTTCCATTAATTTTGCACATAATTAACTACCTCTTTTCTTTTAATATTTTTGATATGTATTTTGGGTAAAAAATAACGGCTTGCCTTTTGACAAACCGTTTAGTTGCTAAACTTTTCAAATACTCCTGACTTGAGCATATCTGATTTCCAACACTCAAAGTCTGGATATTCTGTCTTATCTGCTAAGTCTCTATAGACTTCATGCGTCTGCTTTTCTGTGAATGTTTTGCCTTTTAGCGGTTCTTCATAGGTTATGTACTTCATTATATTTCACCTCTTTCTTTTAAATAATTTCTGTAAGCATTTTCGCTTTCAAACTGCTGATATTTGCCTATACTTGGCACAAATCCCATATAGGCAAATCCGTTATAATATCCCTTCATGTATTATCCTCCTTGCAAAATTCTTTACCTTATCAATGATTGTTAGCTCGGTTGCCTTCTGCCATCTCTTTTGCCTTTCTGCAAAATACAGGCTGTTTTCAATGTTGATATAATCCAACATTTGCAAAGGCGTTAATGAGTTGTAAGGTGTTGACAATGTATTATCAATCACCTCTGTTCCGTTCCCTGCTTTTATAATTCTAAAATTAAATGCTTCCATTCTACCTTATGCCTCCTGTGCTAATCTTGCATCACGCATAATCCGTGAGATTTCATTTTCCGTTTTTGCGTTATGAATCTTTATTACTTCATCCGAATAACACAAATCTCTTGCTGTTGTGATTGCCGTTCTCTTGTAGTTGTACATTTCTCTTGACATATTAATATTCTCCCTTCTTTATCTTACAAAACCTGAATATTGAGCTTTGATGATTGTGTCGTCATAGATGATATTCGTATAATTATCATGCATTATTAATGAGCAGATATCTCCCTTGATCCAATCTTCTGTTTTATCTGTAAATGTCCAAAGGTTTCCGTTGAAATCCTTGGTTGTTATTTCGTTTCCGTTTACACACTCAACCACTGTTGACAGTGGGTATGTGTGTTGATTGTAAGTTGCCTTTTGAACTGCTCTACCTATAAATAAGGCAGAAATTGAGAGTGTGACTGTTAAGGCTGCCATGAGCAGTTTTCTCTTTTCCTGATGTGTAAATTTGATTTCTTTTCGCATTGCTTTAGTTTCCTTTCTTATAGTATTGATTTTGGGCATAAAAATAGCACCCTTTGCGTTTTTGCATTGGGTGCTTAGTGGGTGCGTTGGTTATTATATTTGACGCAGTTTGAGTGTTACATCTGATTTAATTTTGCTTGAAGTTCGGCTATTTGAGCTTCAATAGCTTGTTTCTCAATTTCTTTTGCGTTCCATTCCGCATCTGGAATCCATTCCATAATTTCAAATGGTTGAACACAAAGATATTCACACACTTTATTTATTGTATCAGAACTTATATTTTCGTTTTTTGAAAATCTTGTTGGCATATTCTGAGACAAACCTGCATTACATAAATCTTTCCATGTCATATTGCGTGTTTTTAAAAGTTGCCCTAATTTATTAAAAATTATCATATATTATACCTCCATCAATTATTAGCACCTCCTATCCTATCACATTATTTTGTAACTTTCAATATGTGTGTAAAATCTACACTATAAAAGCGGTAAAGTTTCCCTTACCGCCTCTAACTATAGATTTTTATTATTTTTCTACAAAATAGTGCTTAATTACAATATTACTGATAGTGCTTGCAAGTCCAGAATAATCGTATTCTATCTTGCTTGTCTTGCGATTCTTTTTTGCCTTTACTAATGTATTAACCTGACGCTCTTTGAAAGAAATTGTATCCTTCTTGTCGTCAATGTCAAATTTATTAGTGAATCCCTTTACATAGCAATCGTTAAGAAGCTTCTTGTCCTCTGCTGTCAATTTTACTCTTGTCTTTGCTGTGTATGGAGTTTCAAAAGGCAGACTGAAGGTTGTCTTAATGATTGTTTCAAGTTCTGTGCTTGCTTTCTTGTATGCATCTTTTACCTCATTTGACATTGTTATATTGCCATTTTCCCCTGCCTTAGAATTAATATGAATTGCCTCTAAAGCATTATATAATTCTGGTGACTGAAAAGCAGGAATAATTGCATACTTTACCAACTTAGAGTTATCCCATGAAGCAAGCACCCTAAGAACTGTACGAACTACATCCTTATTATTGCCAAAATGGTCTTTATTCTTATAAGTCAATGAGGCAAATACCTTGTTATAAATCTCAAGAGTTTCTTCCTTAGATGTTTCAAGGTCAGACTTTTCCTGCTTAAATTCCTCAAGTTTCTGGTTAAGGTCATCAAGCTTAACCTTCTTTTTATCCTCAGACATATCCTCATTTTTCTCAAGGTTTGCTATCTGAGTGTTTAACCGTGAAATATCAGCTTCAGCCATCTGAATGAGCATTGCACACTTTTCATGTTCAACTGCTGTCATTAATTCCTGCTTCTTCTCATCTGTGATTTTTTCTGCGTAAAAATTGATTGATAAAGTTCTCATAATATACCTCTTTCCCCGACTTAACGCAATCGGTGCAATATAATATTTTTATTGTGTTTATTGTATAGTGTTATGCACACTATAAAAGGGTAGACTAATTGTGTATAGCCTACCCTTCTAACTATGTATAACTTTTGTAGGGAACGCCTCACCTACTAGCGTAATGAGCATATTAATATTAAATCCAGTTAAGAGGATAGATACTTCATGAGTATACTTATTGCAGGCATTACCCTGCTAACAAATAAGTGCTTGTAGGTTTTACCCTGCAAGCTATGTTATATCTATCATTAACCTTTTATATTCAGATTTCATATAAGTTTGATTATTGAATTTTGAAATCCTTAACCGTGATTTAATCGGTTAAGATTTTTTATTGACCGTCAACTACTACCTTGTAAACACTCACACCCTGGAATATAAGCTAAAGGGTTCGCACTTGAGCCGTAAGTCTTTTCTGACTTCTTCTTCCCATTACTGGCAAGGTAAAGGCACACCATTTTAATATGATGCAAAGATTATTAATCTTAGGGCATATATACCTATTTCAAGGTATAATTTAAGCCGTCCTCATAGGGTTTTAGAGTAAACCCATCAAACCTATTATTCAATTTGTATAAGGTTAAACTCATTGAGATACAACCTTAGAAATCCTATATTCTGCTATAGTCTTTTGTATCTATTCCAGGGAATAAATACAGTGCCTATATAAGAAATATAAAATTGTTTTTTCCTTGGGATTTACTAATACACTGAATCGTGATAAAATAGACTTGTTCAGGGACTATTTACACAATTACTTGTAATTAGTCGGCTATATATTCAAGATAATCTTGTTCAGTCGCAAAAAGTATATAGCTTTTTGTGGCTGAAATATAGCCATAATACCCACTAGGTACATTGTACCCTTTTGGACTATTCATTTTTCAAATACAGCACCTCCTATTCTGGTTTTAACGACTTATTCCTTGTCAAGCTATTGTTTTATTGTGATTGTAGTATATCACAATGTATTGTGTTTGTCAATATGTTGTGTTAAGTTTTCCCGACCTTACGGGGAAGGTTCGTTTTACAGTACTTCCTTAACTTGGCTATATCTTATCACAATTAATTGTGATTGTCAACATGTTATTTGAAATATTTTTAAATCAAATTGTTTATCTGTTGTTGTATCGTATGTTATCACTATTTATTGTCATTGTCAATAGATTTATTTATAATATTTTAAATCTTTTTTGAACGATATCAAAATGATATCACATAGCACATCAAACCATATGACATAGTTTTAAAAACTACATAGAATCTGCTCAAAAGTGCCAGTAAAAAAGAATGGTTAATATATATCTATTAACCATTGTTTTTTAGTAATGGGGGTACTTAAAACTAAAATGGTAGTCACATTTTGGCAGCATCCACATAGCTGATTTATCTACACACTAACTCAAAAATCCAACCTTATTTCAATCTTCCAAAATCCCAACAAAATCAAGCAAAATCCCAAATTCCACTCATCAAACCCCTTATCGTACCCCATATCGTCAAAACCCACTAACCAAGCCATTTCTAATCATTTTTAATCCCATTTTAAAAAATTTCAAAATCTAAAATATAACCCCAATATTTAAAAAACATATATCTATCAATGTTTAAGTCGATATCAATTTTTCCTTTAACACATCACAAAAATGCTCCTGTTCAATAATTAGTGTTCAATAATTCAAAAATAGGGGAATAAATATAAGTAAATTTACAAAAATACAATCCAAAAGGAGTATAATAATGCAAAAAATTATAAATCCAATAAATATAATGAATTCTCTTTTAATTAATGATACAATTGATATTGACAATATAGATTTATTGATTAAGCAAATTAAAGAGGAAATTTCTATGAAAGATAAAAATAAATGGGAAGTACCCCAATATACCAAATCAGAGATTAACAAAGCAGGTAAAATAATAGCTGATCCATTCTCTACTCCCAAAGAAAGAGAAGAAGCTTTAAAAATATTAAATAATTGGAGAGCTGCACACGCTTATCCGTTACAAGTAATCTGTAGTAATCTTCGTCAAAAGAACCCAGATGCCATTGTTGTTCAAAGATTAAAACGACTTGAATCCATAACTGGTAAAATTCAAAGATTTCCTGAGATGCAATTATATAAAATGCAAGATTTAGGTGGATGTCGAGTAATTGTTGATACTATAGAACAAGTATATAACGCAATAGATAGATATAAATTTTCTCGAATTAGACATATACTTAAACGTGAATATGATTATATTGCCAATCCCAAAGAATCAGGTTACAGGTCTTATCATATGGTATATCAATTTCACAGCGAATCTAAGGACACATATAACAAAAATATGTTCATAGAAATTCAATTTCGTACAAAGTTACAGCATATGTGGGCAACTGCTGTCGAAATGATGGGAATATATACAAAAAGTAATCTTAAATCCAGTCAGGGAGATTATGATATATTAAGATTTTTCACACTTGTATCTTCTTTATTTGCTATAGAAGAGAAAATGCCCATATGTCCTCATACATCCAAATGGGTTGATGAATTGATATCCGAAGTTAAATACCTTGATAAGAAAAATAATATAATATCTACTCTTAGTGGATTAAACGTGTCTATTAATCATGCAAGTAATAAATATAACCAGAGAGATAAAAATTTATATTATATAATACTACTCAATTATGACAAAATGACTGTTACTGTAAAACCATTTAAATATTCTGATCTCGAAACAGCAACAAAATTATATGGAAAAATTGAACAAGGTTCAAATATTAATGTTGTATTGGTATCAGCATCTTCATTTGAAACATTAAGGTTAGCATACCCCAATTATTTTGCAGATATCTCATATTTTGTCACAAAGCTAAGACGAGTAATAGAAAATTACGACTCCATTAAGAGATTATCATAATAATATCATTTAAAGGCAGCTTTATAGCTGTCTTTTCATTTTTTTATAAAATCATCTTTCAAACCGAGAATATGTAAATATATGATATTCATTTTATAATCAATTAATAAGGAGTCTTTAACTATGAAAACAATTATTATTACAGGCACACCAGGTACACAAAATGAGATAATGACCAAGCAATTAACTCTTAATGATAAAAATTCAATTGTTATATTATTTCCTGAGATTTGGACAGATAATTTTTCTAATGTAGCTTTACATCCAGAAGAAATGATAAAAGAATTAGAAAAACGTTATGATAAAGCTTACAAAAAAGATAAAGATATTATCTTAGTCACATATTCATGTATCGCAGTAAATTCTCTTAGAATTTTTATTGCCAAACATGATTTAGATGATAATAAATTTTATCAAATCATTAAAGATGACTCAGGCAATATTACAATCGAAGTTATTTCTATTGATAATAATGGAAAATTTCAAACAAAACTTCATAATAAAGGAATCTTAAACAGTCTTAGCGGACAATTATTTAAGTTGCTGGAATTTTAAAAAACTTCTCTCCTACAATGTAAAATTAACACCTCACAGAAAAAATTAGCCACTTTTATCTCATACCCTTATAAGTTATCACCTAAGACATAAAAATTTAAAATCACTCTCAAAAACTCATTTTTAACCCACAGATAGGGGTATAAGAAAACTATATACAAGCTCAAAAGATAATATGTGCGTAAGCACAAGATGTAGCCCTTTGATAAGAGCGGTCTTTTCGCAGCGTTAGCAAGAAAAGAACATCTTTGGGATAGACAATTGAAGAGAATAATATATCAAAGGAGAATGATATTATGAAAAAATCAATTTTATTTAAAAGGACAAGAGAATCTGTTATAAGGAAATTATCAAATCCTTATATAAGAGAAAATCTCAAATACTTTGGATATATGTTTTCAATATTAGAAATATGTTATATACTATTTCACTTAAAAGAAATAAATAACATATTTCAAGGTCAGAAATAATATAGGTACATCGTATATGTACCCAAATAAAAATATCAATCCAAAATATCATGTACCTAAACCAATCAATAACAATCAAACAAAAAATTATAGAGCTTGTATGAAGCGTAAGCGAAATACAAGCGTAATATTCTTCTCTTGATAATATGAGTCTATATAGATATTGACATACACAAATCCACACCTGACATGTACCCAAATGAAGAAATTTTTTATTTTTGGGTACGTCATACATGTACCCAAATGAATTTTTGACAATTTCATAAATGTAAAAGTTTACGACTTTTGAAAGTCAAGATGGAGAATATTATTTAAGAATGGAAAGAAGGTGAAAACAATAATTTGAATTATGTAAAAATTCCACGAGAAATCATCTATGATAAAGATCTCTCATCTAAGCGTGTAATAATTTTCTCATATCTTTGCACAAGGCGTTCACTTGATGACACAGTGGCATTTTCTATAACAGAACTTTGTCATTGGTCTAAACTGAAACCTAATTACAGAGATGGGAAAATAAACCAAAAATATTATGAAGTTCTATTACTTCTCTCTCATTATGGATATTTTGAATCATGTCCTGATTTTGAGAAGTGTCTAAAAGAAAACACCAATTCGGTGAAATATCAGCAAGTACAACTAAATATTGAAAAATTCGATGTTCCTGATAATTTTGGAATCATCTATTTTGATGAATTAGACAAGATATTGAATTTTAAGGAAGAATTAAAATGTAAGGATATAGACCTTGTGAGAATGTCATCTGCTTATATCTTACTCTTACTCTCCTATATTCGTGTCAATTTGAATCGTATAGAAGATAAACCCCTCTGTTGTTATCGGTATTTTAAAACGATTTCAGAAGATATTGGACTTTCTGAGAGATATATAGGACGCATAGTTGATATTTTGGAAGAATTAAAAATTATAAAATGTCAACCTATGAAGAGAGAAAAATATATTAAAGATGGGAAAGAAAAATATTTAACTACTCCAAAGGTATTTGTTGATTATAGACATTTTATAAATGATGAGCATGGTCAAAGAATTGATAATAAATATGATCCATGTGAGGAAATCAAAAAACAAATAGAGATTTTGGAGAACAATAAGTTAAGAACATAAAGAGATACTGCCACTTACGACAATATCTCTTTACCATAAATTTGCGCAATGAGTGTTACACTAAACACTCTAATTTGCAGTGAGGCTTCTAATTCACTGGTGAATTATTGTTAAAAAAGTTACTATAAGAAATGAATACAATAGTAATTCACGTACCTACTATATCCTATTTCTTATATGATATGCCATTTTTCGTGATGGCGACACGTTCTTTTCCTGAAGTTATAAGTAGCTTCAATTCTTTATACTGTGTAAAACACTTGACACAATATTTAACAAGATTCAAAACTGCGATTATAACAGCTGGTGTAAGAATAATGATTAGCAATATCTACAATCCTCCTTTCATAATAAGACACTATTAAAATAGGAAAGATTATAGATTTCACTATTTTTAATGTGCATAATCACACCTCCGTACCTGATATAAGAATCAGTCGTGACTTTAGTTAATGAGTTACAAGTGTATATACACATCTTAATGATTATACCATATCAGTGAATTAGAACAACCCTCACATTTTAATTTTTAAATAAAACCCCTTTTGCAATAAGGGAATATATAAAAGTAACACATAAACCGTATCACACTATATATAAAGGAGCGATGATATGAATAAAAAAATTTATTTAACAAGGAGAACAAATATTTATGACAAAGGAAACAGAAAGACATGTAATGACAAGAACAATGGAACTTAAGAGAAAGAACAAGCTTGTATGCTATCCCAAGTTATCAGAAGCGGATTTCGGTGGTTGCGATTTAAATATTGCCAGTCGTATAGCTGCGGATTTTGAGTTTGATGAAACCAAAAAGAGAGAATGTACAACTAGAGATTATAACAAAAAGCTTAAGGCTTGTGAAGAAAGACAAAATTTAAAGGAGGAAGCGGTACATGCTTAGATACGAAATTATTGCTAATGTTGGTATTAGCGTAGACTTACATAATAATTACACAGTAGTTGCTTTAGCAAAGTGGAATAAAGAGAAAGAATCTTACTTAGCCACTTTTTATATTAAACAAACAGATATTGACCATTTAGATCTTATGGATGACCAGATTGAAATAGAGTTTTCTTCTGAGATAAAAACAATCAAGAATGATTTAGTGAAGTATATTGAAATGCTTATAGAAAGAGGAATTATTCAGAGATATATAGACAGATACAAATATGAGCTTGATTGTATTGATAGAGGAACTGCTATGTTTGAGTTAGAGAGAAATGTTAAGTAAATCAGATTATAGATATTTTAAAAAAGCTAAAATGGCTGCTACCATCTCGGATTATAAAAAAACACATATAGGGTGTATAGCTGTTTATCAAGGAAATGTAATAGGAATTGGTTGTAATACAATTAAAACGCATCCTATTCAAAAATATTATAACAGATATAGAAATTCATGGAATAAAAATGGTATTAAACCGACTTTACATGCTGAAATCAATTGTCTTAATTCTATCCGTCATCTGGATATAAATTTCCAAAAAGTAAAATTATATATTTTTAGAACAAGATTTGATAAAGAATTTGGTATGTGTCGTCCATGTCCAAGTTGTATGGCAGCGATTAAAGATTTAGGGATAAAACATATTTACTATACAAGCAACGATGGATATTCCTATGAGTGTATAAAAAATTAAAAAGAGAGGTTATTTGTATGTGCAACATTTGTGGCAATAATCCTTGTCTTACAAGATGTCCAAACTTTCATCAGAAATATAATTACTTATGCTGCTATTGTGGTGGGGGTATTTTAAGTGGGCAAGATTATCTGAGAAATTCAGAAGGACAATATATACATAGAGACTGTATTCCATGTACTGATTATCTTATAGATTGGCTGGGATATCGTGTCGAAACAATGGACGAGGAGGATTATAAAGATGAGAATTATTGATAGACTGAGAATATTTTTTGATATTGATTACAGTTCAAATAAGGAATATTGGATTCCAATTAATGAAATTCAAATTAAGGAAGAATTTCTTGCTACTCCACCTAAATACGAAAAGTACAGGAAGAAAGAAAGGACATTTATCAAGTATGGTGAACTTAAGTATGGTGAACTTGGAAAGATTGTGGTTAATAGAAATTATGAATTAATAGATGGATATTGTTCTTATCTCATTTGCAAGAAATATGACATGGGTAAAGTTCCTGTGTGGTTTAAATAAATAAAAAATATAAGGAGGATGTATGGCTGGTATTAGCGTACCTCAATATGAAATTTTTAAAATTGGGACAAATAAGTTAAAGTATTCTAATTGGAATTTACAGATTACCAAAAAAGAAGCTTTTAAATATCAGGAACTCATTTCATTGTTTGAAGCGCAAGAGTTCCGTATAATGGCTAATAAGATTTTAGAGAAACCAATTAAAAGTATTGATTTTTCAAAAATATTCATGCAAGTAGTTGTCGATAAGAAGTCTGATTTTGCAAGAGCGACTAGTAAAAAAGGAATAACTGTTAATGGAATTAACTATAGACGTTTTGTAGGAACAACAGGTGGATTAAAAAACAACACTCTTCTCTTCTGTAATTCACAATACATAGATAAATTAAATGAATTGTGCGAGTGTAAAAGAAATCCTGAGATTAATTTAGTACCTGCAAAATACGAAGCGTATAAAGCATTAACATGTTCAGCATCACAACCAATTTGTGAACCACATGGCATTTTAGTTGTAAAAGATTGTATTACACAATATTTTGCAGATGTTATATCACTTGATGACGGTGGCGATTCAAAAGAACCGACAAGAGAAATTATTAAAAATAAGCCTCTTGAAAATAATGTATCTGACGGTTTCAATCTTTGTACAATACAGTATATGCAGCGAGTAGCTGAGTCTTTAGGTCTTGATTATATTCCTGGTGGTGTGTGTTTAAGAAATGCGTGGCTTAAAGGAATGCTCTATCCGTTCCCTATTTATGAATTTATTGAAAAATATAATAATGGTAATTATATGATCGAAGATATTTGGGGAAATATCCAAGATATTCGTCAATGTGAAATGATTGTTACAGAATCATCTCTTAAATTATGGAAGGCGTATGATAACATTGAACAATATATGAATGCATATAAGGAATGTGGATATGGATTTTCTGTAACAAAAATCTCACCACATATCCTTGAAGAACAAAGAGAATTAAATTACCAGTATCTTCAGTCATATGAGTTTACTGACGAAGATATTCAGGAGTTATGTGCACCAACAATTAAGTATTTAAAAGATGCTATGTGTGGTGACTACTCTTCTACTGTTAAATTTCTTGGTATTAACGAAAATACTGATGTAAATTCATGGCAACGTGCTTTATATACAAGTGAATATATGTTGGGCGATCCATATATAATCGACTCTGTACATAGATATATTAAGAAAAAAATGAATGATGCGAAGATTGGTAAATTATTTGTAAATGGTAATTATCAAATTGCAAGCGGTGATCCATTTACTCTTATGCAATCTATTTGTGGTTTAGAGGTTACAGGCTTGTTAAAAGATAATGAATGTTATTCAAAGTTTTGGATTGATAAAAATGAGGACGAGATTGTTCTCTTTAGAAGCCCAATGACAAGTCATAATAACATTCGCATGTGTAAAGTAAATTCATCAGATGAATGTCAATATTGGTATCAGTATATGAATACCATAATGATTATAAACGGTTGGGATTCGTTCTGTATGGCTGAGAATGGTGAAGATTGGGACTCGGATATGAATTTTTCTACTAATAATTCGGTCATGAAAAAACGCTATAGATACTTACCTGCGATTGAATGTGTTCAACGAAATGCAGAAAAAATTGTTGTTACTGAAGCTGCCGTTAAAAAGACAAATAAAGCAGGTATGGGAAACCAAGTTGGTACAATCACAAATTATGTTACATCCATGATGGAAGTTCAATCTCATTTTGAGAAAGATTCACCTGAATATAAAGAATTGGAATACAGAATTGAATGTGGTCAGCTCTATCAGCAGAATGAGTTGGATAAAATCAAGGGAATCATTGCAAAACCTATGGAAAGTAATTGGTATAACCTTGGTGCTTGTGGAGAGGATAAGTATTTACAATCTCTTTGTGCATACAGAAAACCATATTTCATGATTTATGTTTATGATGAAACAAAAAGACAATATAAGCAATATATTAAAGAGAGTAATGCAAAATGCTATGCTATTTATAAATGTTTTATTGAAGATTTGTATAATAGTGACAATCTTACAGAAGATCAAAAAGAATTTCTATTTTGGTATGAGAGAAAAATGCCAGTTGGCACAGGAAATTGTTCTATGAATCAAATTTGTAAATATGTTGAAAGTCAGTTAGATGGTTATAAATCTCAATTACATAAAGACTCTTCTTTTGATTATAATGTATTAAAAGTTAAAAGACGTTGTACTGAAGAACACAGACAGACACTTCGAGAACTTGAGCAGTATTATTGTGAGTGTGTTGCATCCTACAAAAAGAAACAACATCTAAATGACAAGATGACAGCAAATGAAAGTCGGAAGCATTTATGCTCTTCCATTAAAGAAAAAGCAAAAGAAATTTGTCCAAATGATGATGAACGAATGAATATTATTCTTGATATGACTTATGGATATAAAGGCAATAGACAATTTTGCTGGGACTGTATTGGGGAATTAATTATTAAACGATTAGAAGAAATGGAGGAAGAAGTTGTATATACTGAATGAAAAAGAATATATTAGAGAGATATTAGCGTCTGGTAACAAACCAGACAATATCTCGAATGGATATCTAATAACACTGATTGCCAAATATTATTTTGACAAAGGAAAAGATCCAGATGTCTTAATTGATGTAGTCAAGCAAAAGATGCTTGAATTTAATATTGAAGGCTATCAAGAATACAGATATGCTAAAAAAATAGAGAAAACTTGTATTGAATTATTTGATTCAGAATCAAATAATCTCTTTAGGGAACTTGAATATATTCCCATCTATGAAAAAGAATTAAAAGTCGTGGAATCTCTTCCAAATGATCGCCAAAAGAAATTTATGTTTACATTGTTTGCTATTGCAAGATATATGGATTGTAATGGATGGATAAATAAAAAAGACTCAAAAGGTCTTTCTGAAGTTTTTAAACTTGCTAATGTTACTCTTTCATCTGATAAAAAGAATGAACTATTACATGATTTATATAGTAATGGCTATATCTATTTCGGTAAGAAAGTGAATAATCTTAATATCAGAATTGATTTAGGTGACACAGATGATGATATTGCTTATAAAGTAACATTATTTGAAAACATTGGGAATCAGTACATAGGAAATTTTAAAAAAGGATATAAACAATGTTCTAATCCTGGGTGTGGAAGAAAAATTAGAATAACTAAAACTGGTAGACCAAAGCTTTATTGTGAAAAGTGTGCTAAAGAAATAGATAAAGATAAAGCTAAAGAACGTATGAAAATTTTGAGAAATACATAGATGTTCGAAAAACTCATTCTCTAAAACCATTGATTTATAAGGCTTTTTCACATATTTTTTTAAAAAATTCATTTTTCTTTGAATGGTATATAAGAGAATATATACATGTGATACAAAAGCGATTGTCATGGAAGGAACAAACCGACAATCTTTGTATATCTGCTTTGCTGCTCTTTGAGTGGCATTGCAGATTTAGAATGAAATCAGCTTTTCTTAATATCCCGTCCTAATAGGGACATTTTCATAATATCAATAAGTTTATATATCATAAACTAACCTCTCTTTCTTACATCGGTGGTTATATTATTTAAAAATGGTGTAATCACTGATACTTTTCCCATATAGTTCAATGGTAGAGCAACGGACTGTTAATCCGTAAGTTATAGGTTCGAATCCTGTTGTGGGAGTTATCCTATTTTATAGGACTGGTCGGTTTCGGATCAGAAGATGTTGAATTTTAAAATAAGCGTGGCGACACGTATAAAGTGGTTCTTATTGTATTATAAGGCTGCGACTGTATAATACAGTTTAACGGAAAACACATAAAATCTACGCCATATCTAAGGTCAGAGGTCAACTGATAATGACTATTTATGAGTTTATGTAATCAATTGCATTGCATGAGATTCTTAAACAAATTGATTTGGTGGGTGTCTCGAAATAGGCACTGTATTAACACAGAAATGTGGGGATGATTTGTGTACTATTGACGGGAATACCGCAAGTATAACTGTTGATAGGATTTTGGTAATATCTCTTAAGTTGAAAAACAGGGATAGAATCAAAAAGTAAGGAGATCGCAATCCGAGCAGGATGGTGACAACTGGGCTGTACTCAAAAGGTACGGATGGTTAAATGTACACCTCATCATCCATTTGTAAGTACATACTTTTGGTGAATGAAGAAAATTTCTTAATAATAAAAATATCATTTGATTTACTGATAGAAAATAACAAGCAAAAGTGTGTATGACCGCAAAGAGAAAAACAACTTATTGTCCTGTAATATGGACACATATAACACTCGCAAGGTGTTATGTGAGAAAGTACAAGTATATGCAACTCTAATAGGCTGCAACCTATGAATCTCGCAAGGAAGAATGTGTAAAAAGAAAATCTATAACGCTTTGTGGTAAGAGTTTGCCAGTTATGTCAAAACTGGTGTTGTTGCTACCTACTGTCTAATCGACAGTGTGATAAATTGTGTCCAACCGCAATAGATGGTAGTGTATTGAGTCAATATCTCAGCTCATATTAAGTAAGAGTCTCATACTTCGGTATGGGATTTTTTATTTTTGGGAATTAGTTCAGTTTGGTTAGAACGCCTGATTTGGGTTCAGGAGGTCGTGGGTTCAAATCCTACATTTCCAACTACTATCCTACTTTGTAGGAAATAAATCAAGAAAGAAGTGAAAATTATTAAGTACATTTCAAAAAATGAAATTGAAAAATTATTATCCGAAGGTGTAATTAGAAACACAAGACGAGGATATGTAGATCGCAGAGGCGAACATATTGGATATTATAAGACTTGTGGTGGAAAGCGTTACATCGAAGATAAGTATGTTAAGTAGGTTCTGCCTATGAAAAATCGAATTGAATATAAAGGTTTTTATATTGACAAGACTGAAAATGGCTATCGTATCTGTAGACAAGAAGATACGGAAAAGCATACTCATCTCTCGAATCTTAATCCATCGTATAGGCTCATAGACAATGTATTATCAAATAAAATTCCAACTCGTTGTGGATGCTATTATTTGGAATCACATATTCGTTTGAGTTATGATGAAAATTATATTAGGAAGATTCGTGAGTATATCAAAGTGAAACAAAGTAAAAGTAAACAAATGTATTACAATCCTGGCAGAAAGCGTTCTGGTGGGAATTTTTAATTTTATGGAGGATTTAAAGGATTATGGCAAATTTTGTTTTTAAGGAAACTAAGCAGACTTCTATGAAGATTGCAGGTATCATTAACACAGATAATATGACCATTGACGTAGATGGCGAAGAGAAGAAACTTGCTACTCTTCTATCGGTATTTAACGGTGGTTGTGTTGAAATAAATGTGAAGGTAAAAGAGGAAAATGAACTCGATGAGCCTACTGAATCTAATGAAGAATAGAGAGTAGGTGAACTATATTTATAATTTCGAAGAAGAATTAAAAAAATATGGGCTAACCACGTCAACTTATGAACAGGTTTTACAAGAAATTTCGAATAAAATGTCTGGTATTTCAGATATAGATTGGAAAGAAATTGTAGATAAATATGATATAAAATGTCATTATGATAGCGTTAGAAAGGCTAGTCAGACCATATTTGGCAATTATTTTGTTAGAGAATATTTAAAAGCTAAAAACCTAACAGAAAAAAGTACTACTCTTGATGATGCTAAAGAAGTACTAGGTGAACAATATATTGTTAAACAGCAAATACATAATGACAGATTGAAGCTTAATAAGTTAAAAAGAGATTTAGTTCCTTGTATTACAGTTGCAGATGAATTAAAACAGTATATGAAAGATAATAATTTTTCAATAGAAATTCCTGCATATATGTATTCTTCTATTGAAGAAGAATCTGATTATACTATGATATGTCATATTACTGATTGGCATATTGGTTATATAATCAGCAATTGTAATGGTAATAATTTTAATTGGGAAATTGCCAATGAAAGAATAGACAAATATATTTCCGAATGCAAGAAATATATTAAATTGTATAATATCCGTCAGGTTTTGGTTATATCAACTGGTGATATGATTGAGAATTCATATATGAGAGAAACACAAGCACACAATTGCGAATTTTTGCAATCAATGCAAATACATAAAGTCACTAAACTTATGTATAGACTATTAGTTGCTTTAGCTGAAGATTCTAATGTTGTATTTGGTGGTATTGCTGGAAATCATGATCGTATGTCAGGTGATAAGAAAAAAAATTATGAAGGTGACAATGCAAATGTACTTATTACTGAACATATTAAAGATTTAGTTGATGTAAGCGGCTGTGAACGCATTTCTATATTAGATACAAATTATAATGATTCTGAGATAAACATTGCTGTTTGTGGTTTATCTTGTAAATTTATTCATGGAGATAAATATAAAAACGATAGATATAATCTTGCAAAAATTATTTCTAGTGATAATCAGTTCTATGATTTAATCTTTAGTGGACATCTCCACAACTTTTCAATTGAATCAGAAAATCATGGTAGATATGCTATTTCTACGGGTTGTCTTAGTGGATATAATGATTATTCGAAAAATTTTCATTGTAGCACTGTTGCATCTCAAACAATAGCAATTTTAAAAGATAATGAAGTTGAAATGATAAAAGATATTCAACTTGATTAATAAAAAATGCAGTTATAATGCATAATCGCAAATTATGCTTATATTACGCATATTTGGCTGACAAAGCCATTATCAGAGGGAGTAGATTATATTGACTATTACCCTCTTTTATTATTAAATTCGGCATTTATTGTTAAAAGTGCCAAAATATTATTGATTAAAAGGAGATTTTTTATTTATGAACAAGACAGAATTAGTTGTAAAAACACAGGAAAATATTGATATAAATGTATCTAAGAAGGATTTAACTACTATTATTGATGGTGCAATAAAGTCAATAACTGATGAGCTTATAGCAGGTGGCAAGATTCAGTTAGTAGGTTTCGGTACATTTGAAGTAGTTGAAAGAGCTGCAAGAGAAGGTAGAAATCCACTTACAGGTGAGTCACTTCACATAGAAGCTTCGAAAGCGCCTAAGTTTAAAGCAGGTAAGGCATTAAAGGATGCTGTAAAGAATGCTTAATTCTGAAGGGATGTGATTAAAATAAATACAGTAATTGTAAAAGATATCTATGAGTTAGCTGATATGGTTAATTCAATGTATCATAATGTAACTTCGTATGATAGTTTAAATAATGTTGTCGTTGTTGCAAAGTATTATGAAGCAAAGACATTGATAGAAAATCTTATTTCTAAAAGAGGATATGAGATTTCAAGTATTAAGGAACTCGGTGATTCTAATGTTATTGGTTACTCTGACGAATATATCATCACATTATTTGTTAATGAGATTGGTTGTGAACCTGCTAATGATAATAATGGATATAAAGATATTTATGCTGAAGCTATTTATGTTCTTGAAAATTGTAATTCAAAGATAATGTCACATATTCACGGTGAGGATAATGTATTCGAAGTGTACATAGATGAAATTGAATGTGAAGACGATCAAGACTGTGATGAAGACTGTGAGAATTGTTGCTGTTTTGAAGGAAATGGAATTTGTGAGATTAATGGTAAAAAAGTTTCTAAAAAAGAGTTATCAAAATATTTAAAAAAGAATATCGAAGAAATGTCAAAATGGACTGAAACTGCTTCTTCTATACTTTCTGAGTATGAAGCAATTCATAATAGTATTAAGAGAATCTATGAACTTGATGATTTGTTAAGATTTTAAATAGCAATATGTTGCGTATTAAAGCTTTATTGGGGCGTTAATTAGCAATATGTGGCTAATTAAAAATTAAAAATATTTCAGGAGTGTGTGGTGTTATGCTGCACACTCTTTTTTGTATCCTCTCATAGACCACTAAAGACGTGGGGCAGTCTGTAAAACTGTCATCTTCGGATCGGCTTGGAGCATTACCAAGTGGGAGGACTAGGTTAATCTGTTCGATTAATAAAGAGAATTATAAACATAAAGTTTATCTCTACCTTCAATAAATTAATAGATTGGAGGAATATAATGGCGAGTAAATTGTATAATTTTTCACCTGAACAATTACAAAACTTACTAGATTCAAGTAATACATATACAGAAATTCTTAGAGTAGCAGGTATAAATTCATCAAGTAGTACAAATACGCTAAAAAGAATCATAAATGAATATAAACTAGATACTTCTAAATTTGAAGAAAACAGAAAATTATATAAACAACAAATGGCAAAAATGTCTTTATGTTCAGAATATGATATTGAATCGAAATTACATAGAAATATCAAAGCAAATAGTCATAAATTAAGAAATAAATTAATTGAATTCGGTTACAAAGAGAATAAATGTGAATTATGTGGTATATCCGAATGGTTAGGAAAACCTGTTAAATTACAATTGCATCATATTGATGGTAATCATGATAATAACGAATTATCAAACTTGCAAATATTATGTCCCAATTGTCATAGTATGACAGATAATTTTGGTGTATATAATTCCAAAAGAGTAACAACCATAAAATTGATATGCAAAGAATGTGGAACAAAAATTAATAGAAATAATAAAAGTGGTTTGTGTATTTCTTGTTTGCGTAAGTATAAGCAAGAAAACGCTAAAACTAGGTGTCACAATAAAAAGATAAAAATTTCTTGTCCATGTTGCAAAATAAATTTAATGAATTCAACATCTACAATGTGTGAAAATTGTTATAAAAAATATAAAACAGAAAAATTATATAGTATAGTTTCAAGGAACAACTTAAAAAAATTAATAAGAACTATACCTTTTACTCGTATTGCTGACATGTATAAAGTTACAGATAATACAATACGAAAATGGTGTGATAAATATAATTTACCAAGAAAGGTATCGGATATACAAAAATATACTGACGAAGAATGGAAAATAGTTTAAAAAAGAAGTAGCTTAGTTTACCACTATCCTACTTTTTTGTTGTTTGAAAGGAAGTGAGATTTAATGGGTAGAAAAATACAACACAATAATATTGTTACTGATGAGTTATTAACTCAGTGCAATAAAGAAAATATAGAATTAGGAAATGACTTTTTGGATTATCTTCGTTCAGTTGATAGATCTCCAAATACAATCAATGCATATAGACGTGACCTTTACATTTTCTGGGTGTATTTACTTCAGCATTGTGACAACAAATTCTTTATTGATTTATCTAAAAGGGACATTGCTCGTTATCAGAGTTTTTGCCTTACTGAATATAAATGGTCGCCAGCTAGAATGCGTAGAGTAAAATCTACTCTCTCATCGCTTTCAAATTATGTCGAAGCTATATTAGATGATGAGTATGAGAACTTTAAACCAATTATACGCAAAATTGAAAATCCTGCAAATGAGAAAGTATTTACTAAAACTGTATTATCTGATGAACAAGTACAGGGAATGCTTGATTATTGGGTTGAAAAAGGCAAGTATGACAAGGCTTGTATTTTAGCATTAGCTGCATTTAGTGGCAGACGTAAGAGTGAATTACCACGCTTCAAAGTATCTTATTTCGATGACGAAAATATCATATACGGTTCTTTATATAAGACACCTGAAAAGATCCAAACAAAAGGAAGGGGTTCTAGGGGTAAAATGTTGACGGTATATACACTGGCAAAGTCATTTAAACCATATTTTGATTTATGGATGAATTATAGAAAAGAACATGGAATTGAATCAGAATGGTTATTTCCAAAGAAAGTAAATGGAGAATATATAGATGAACCTATGGATTCAAGCACTCTTGACAGTTGGGCTGATACGTTTAGTAAACATTTAGGAGAAGACTTCTATTTCCATAGTCTTCGTCATTTCTTTACAACTTCTTGTTCTCGAAGCGGTCTTCCTGATGATGTAATTCAAATGCTAGTCGGTTGGAATTCGCTTGATATGGTTGCGGTGTACAAGGATATTGATGCTGATGAACAATTTGCAAAATATTTTGCAGACGGAGAAATTAAAAAGGTTGAACAAAAATCACTTGCTGATTTATAGTTTTATCTAAAATCACTTCTTCTTATTCCAACACTTCTTCACATAACAACCAAATTTAATAATTTTAACTCCTAGAATACCTATCCCTTTAATTATAATCTTAATAAGAAAAATAACTAAGAATACCTCTCCGCATACAAATGCATATTTGTAGACCACACCTTTATTATTAAATAAAGCTGCAATCATAAATGACATATAAATAACCAAACCATCTACGCCACAGAAGAATATAAACTTATCATCTTTAGATGAATACATAACACTCTGTATAAAATTAGGTTCAAGATATCCTAATTTTCTGCGTAAATATGAATTTCTATCATATATGTTATTTTTGAAATTATTGTAGTTATATTTATTATGATTGTCTTTTAATATTATATATGTTTTATGAGTAGATCTGTCAATATATTTGATATTATAATCATTCATATAAGTTGATATATGATTTATAACATCATCTATAGTATTTTCGTTATATTCCTTATTATTGTTTATAATTTTATACAGAGGATAATAAATTCGATTATATGCAATTTTCATATTATCTAATGGAACATTCTTATTATAATTATATTTGGTTACAATAAAGGTAAATATACCTGTTATAAGTGCAGGAAGAATTATTTTTAATATTTCTATAAATGATTCCATAATTTTACCTCATTATATTTTTACTTGCATCAGCTAATTATATGTGTTACAATACAAAAACAAAAGAAACAAGCAATTATCCGTTAGACGGTTGAGCCAATATAATCAACAATGGCTAAATAAATATAATATTCAACACATTAATGACCGTGCTTTGGCGAGTGGCGGTCATTTTTGTGTTTATCAAGAACTCTAACTAGGTATGTAGAGCAAATTCCGCTTACTATACCAGTTACTAATGTAAAAATTAGTAAACCATAAAATGTCACGCATTATCCTCCTTTGTAAGTATTTCCTACATGATGTCACGAGGATATTTATATAACAGAACATCACTGCTCTGACGTGACTCAACCACCTAACCATCTCTATCTAGCCAAACAAAGATGTTTGAATAACCGCTTGTCCTTTACATTATAAATCATATGACATTTTCTGTCAAAATATTCCAAAATATATAGAATAATATATCAAGAGGTCTTGTGTTAGTAAACAAATAAAATATTAAATCAAACAGTGAGTATCGGCTATTGCAGTTATCCGATTAATAAATTGCTGAACTTTAAAGTGTTGCTTAGTATGGGCACAAGACAAATAATAATACTATCGCCACTACTCATGGCGGTTTGAGCCGAAATACACGGTTAGAATATGTATTGAGTCAATGTAGAACATTGCAGGTGAGGTATCCTGTTATAGCTTAGTGCACAAGCAAGAGTTATGTGGTGCTTTATAATCCATTGGTGTTTCTCTACCAGCAAAAACCTACCAAACAGAGAAAATAAAAGTATCTTAAAAAGAAATTCTTTTGTATGGGTTGAGTACGACTCAATCCTAGTTTTCTTAATTCTATCAACATCTAGGATTATCGGTTGCTCTCAGCCTTAGAAATGAGAAGATGTTCGTGCCTCTCTGCGTTAATGAGAACCTTAAATTCAAGTTTGTACTACAGTGTCTTTCGAGCCTGTGGTCTAAATAACGAAAACCAATGTCTATTAGGCTTTTATACGAAATGGAATTATTGCTAGTTTCTTTTCCGAATTTTTGAGATAGACAAATAGCGAATGGCTGCTGGGCGGTCTGACATTTGGAAAGACAAATAAATAATGGAGTGCCACTATATAAGCGCAATATATTTTGGGTGACACAGGTAGTAATCTCCTTCTCGTGCGTTGGTTATCGAGTAAATATGATTCTTTGTAGAAAAAAGCATGGATACCTTGTGTGTCTTAGGGTACTTAGTTTGTACCTGAATAATAACTGGATGTGTACGATCCAATATCAACTAGTTAGTGCTTTATGCTGATCCAGTGGGTGAGATTCCCACATTAGGTCTGTTCGTCTAGCGGCCTAGGACATCGCCCTTTCACGGCGGCAACAGGAGTTCGAATCTCCTACAGATCATTATGCGGTAAACCTGATGTGAAAACCTATTTTTTGGATGCATACGAAACTTAGGCGTGTAAGCTCAACACTTACTACCGCTCTATCAAAGACTTTAATAAATTGCACTTTCATTGGAAATTTAATATTGGAAATTATGAGGAGTCATTTCGTATGAAGTGGCTTCTTTTTATGTTGGAATAAAAGGAGGTGGTCGTTAGTTTGGCTACGACAAAAGAGACACAGCCCACAAAATTAACGGCTGCACAATTAAAGAAAAAAGTTGAAACACAGGAAGAGAAAATCAAGTCACTTAAAGAGGGAGCTTGGTGCTATATGTGTGACACTCATAAAGCTAAAGATAAATTTTATGTAAGTACAGATCCTATGAGTAAAAGTGGTCTTACTCCAATTTGTAAAGATTGTGCGAGAAAGATAGCGTTAAGAACTACAAATGGTGTTGATCAAGAGCCTACGAGGGAATCAGTGCAACTTGCCCTTAGATATTTGGGAAAACCTTTCCTCGAAAAGGTATGGGACTCAAGTATCCAGGAAGTTGAGAATCTTGCTTCTGGAAAAGTTAAATCTAATGTATGGACAGCGTATGCACGTCAAATTGCTATGCCAAATTATATAGGACTAACATACTTTGATTCAGACCATTTTGTTAAGGATAAAGCTGAAAATGAATCAGTAAAAGAACTTACAACCGAGGAGGAACTTATTGAGTCTCACGCAGGATTGGATACATATGATAGTTTCTTAAAAAATAAGAATGATGTTATTCGATTACTCAGCTATGATCCTTTTGAAAAAGAGGATATAGCCGACCAACCATTTTTATATTCTCAGTTATTAGGTCTATTAGATTCTAGTGAAGATGCAAATGAAGACATGATGCGTACCTCTTCCGCTATCTCTATTGTTCGTGGATTCTTACAACAATCTAAAATTGATGATACCATATCAAAATTAATGTGTGATATTTCTAATATTGAACGCAATTCTGCAACAATTAAATCCCTACAAGAAAGTAAAGGTAAAATAACTTCGGTTATTACAAGTCTTGCTCAAGACAGTTGTATTTCATTAAAGCACAATAAAAATGCTAAAAAAGGTGAAAATACTTGGACTGGTAAAATCAAAAAAATTAAGAGTCTTAACCTACGAAGTGGTGAAGTCAATGGTTTTGACATTGATACTTGTAGAGGTATGCAACAAGTTCAGGAAATCAGTGATGCTTCTATTATGAAACAATTGGCACTTGATGAATCTGAGTGGTCAGATATGGTTTCTGAAATGCGTGTCGTTAACACTGGTCTTAGAAAAGAAAAAGATGCTTACCAAGAAATTAACAGAATATTATTAAGAGAAAATCTTGATTTAAGAGATACATTAAAAGAAAACAATCTATTAAATGAAGAACAGTTAAAAGATTTAAAAGATGTATATTCTGTCTTTGCAGAGTTTGATGAAGTTGAAGAGTCTCCTGACGATGAAACAAAGGAGGTTACTGAAAATGAATCAGAATAAGCAAATGATTATGAATTATTATCAGAATGAAATTTTTGATTATGATAAAGATTTTTATAATCAATATGGAATATATGTAAAACCACATGGTTATTCTATCTCATCTCGTAAAATTGAGTCTTATATTCAAATTGCTGAAATTCAAAAATATCTGCAATGCAACCCAGTAAAAGCTATAGATCTCTTTTTCAATATAGAGCTTTTAGATGGGCAAGCACTTCTTGTACAAAGAAGTTGGGTTTGCCCAAATGTACTTGCAGTATGTACTCGTGGATATGGTAAAAGTACAGTTATTGACCTTGAGATTATGTCTAAAGATATGTGTTTTTGTAATGTATGGACATATATTGCAAGCGGTACAGGTGGTCAGGCTGAACAAACTTTCACTACTTTGGAACGACTCGCTAATGATAATATTGATACATTTTATGGTTCAACTGGTTCTTTATTCAAGAATGAGATAGAAATCAAAAATGCAGCAGGTGACGGATTTTCACACTCGTCCAATGGGTTTTCCTATTCATGTTATAACGGATCTATGACTAGGACATTGAACGGAAATATAGATGCCAAGAGAGGTATGCGAGGTACAGTAATTTTTGATGAAAGTGGTTTCTTATCTGATGAAATGATGAATGTATATGGTGCATTTGCCGTTGTAAATAAAAGTTTAAAAACTGGTAAAGATGTAGATGGTAATTCAATAGATCCAATTCGTCAAAGATGTTTGCCACGAGATTTATCATATCAAAAATATTACATCAGTTCAGCATCTTCAACTGATACTCAGTTTTGGAGATTATATCGTGACTTCTCTAAGCAACAAATCATGGGAAATCCAGATTATTGTGTTTTACATATAGATTGCGAACAAGCATTTAAACCAACTCTTAGAGGAGAATTAGTCACCCCTCTTCTATCTCGAAATACTGTTGAATCGGAAATGAGAACAAACCCAGAAAAAGCAAGACGTGAGTATTATTGTATTTTTACTACAGATGCTGGCACTGATGCAATTATTCGTAGAGGTGTTATTACACGAAACGAAGAAACAAGAAAACCTCTTCTTTACAATGATACAGGTGATAAAAAATTCGTCATCACATATGATCCTGCTAGAAGTCGAGATAATTCGGTAATCCTTGTTGGTGAAATTTATGAATATGAACAGGTAGACGGAAGTATTGATACAAGAATGAGATTGGTAAATTGTATTAATCTTGTTGACGTTGGTAAAAAAATAAAATCTCCTATGCAGACACCAGATCAGATTGAATATTTAAAAAAAGTAATTCTTGATTATAACGGTGGAGCTGACGCATATGGAAATATTGTTGGTATATACATCGATGCAGGTAGCGGCGGATCAGGGGTTAATATAGCAGATTATTTGATGCCAGATTGGACGGATTCTGCTGGTATTGTTCACAGAGGATTAATTGATAAGGAATACTCTGCTGATTATGTTAAGAAATTTCCTAATGCAGTAGACAAAGTACATCTTATGTCTCCTGCTGGTTATAAATCTGAAATGTATGAAGCAATGATTGAATTAATGAATCAAGATAAAATCAGCTTTACCGCACAATATGATCACAAAGGCTATCTCACTGTTTTCGATGTTGATGAAAAGAAGCTGGCTAAAGAGAAAGAAAGAATTTCTACCGAACTCAGGAAGCAAAAAGTTAATGAGAAAGAATTTGAAACTAAGCTTAATGAAGAATTAGAGAAAATTGAATCAGTTAATACAAAGACTATAAAGCTTGATTGGCAAGATGAAATTGCACTTGCTAACATTGATGCTTTAAAAGAAGAACTTGTAAATATGGTTCGTAAGAAAAGAGATTCTGGAAAAGATTCATTTGAACTTACGCCTGAGAAAGCTAATAAGCTCCACGATGATCGTGCGTATACGGCATGTATGGCTTCTTACGCTCTCATGTGTGAACGTAGGAAAGCTATTACAAATAAAAAACGTCCAATAGAGGATGCAACAAGTTTTATAAACAAGCTTACAATCCGTAAAGCAAAATACAATTAAGGAGGTGCATTATCAAATATGCCTAGACCTAAGAAAGTAGATGCAAATTCTAATGCACCTGCTAAAGTAAATAATTCACAGAAGAAAACTACTTCTTCTACTCCAAAACAGCCAACCGCAAATGAAATGCGTGAATGGTATGAGAAAAATAAAAGTAGACTTGAACGTTACGAAGATGCAACAAGTGCAATTACAAGTCTTCGAGATATTCAGAAATCATCCAGATATACGTCAATCAGTAACTACTCAAAGGAAGATGTAAAAACATACATAAAGAATATCTCTTCTAATGAAAAGAATCTACGAAGTTTATCTCGTTATCTTTATTATCGTTCAGAAATCTATTATCGTCTTTGTAAATACTATGCAAATCAGATTGATCTTACAATTCGTAATATAGTTCCCCCATTTATAATCTCAGGCGAAAATGATGTGCAATCCACATTACAAAAGTATCAAGAAACAGTTGATATAGTTGACACTCTAGGATTGAATTATGAATTTCGTAAAGCTGCGTCTATCACTTTAAGAGAAGATGTGTTTTATGGATGTGCTTATTATACAGAAGGACAAGGAATATTTGTTCTTCCATTAGATCCAGATTATATGAAAATTGCAGGTATGTTTCCTGATGGTTCATTTGCAGGAGCTATGGATATGAGTTATTTCCGTAGTCATCAGGAACTTCTTGAATATTGGGGAGAACCATTCAATAGTATGTGGAATACATATCAGAGTACAAATGAAAAATATCAGTTAATTCCCGAAGAATACAATGTATGTATTAAATTTAGGTCTGAAGACTGGGAAACAATCGTTCCTGTGCTTACACCTATATTCTTATCATTGATTGATCTTATGGATGCTTCTGATTATCAGGCGGTTCAACAAGCAGCTAATATATATAAATTAGTATGGCTTGAAATGAAAACAATGGGAAATGATGTAGATGATTGGGCTGTGAATCCAGATATAATGATTCAGTATTTCAATCGTATGCTTGAAGAAGCATTACCACCTTATATCTCTGCTGCTATTGTTCCTGGCGAATTGCACGAGATAAGTTTTCCAGATGATGCAACAGGTGATGTTACAAAGGTTGAAAAAGCTACAAAAGAAATTCTCAATACGGCTGGTGGTGCTCAGATATTAAATCTAAACTCCGCTTCTAACTCTACTGCTTTTAAATATGGCGTACTTGCAGATTCTACATTTTCTATTTCAACTCTTATTCCACAGATTCAAGCGATTGTAAATCGACTTTTATCTAGTTGGATATCTGAACCTTGTAAAGTTAAATTCTTTGATGTCTCTATTTATCAGAAAGATGACTTTAGAAAATCAATCTTGGAATCATGTACCAATGGATTGCCAAACAAAATTCTTTATAACACACTAAATGGTGTGTCTGAAAAAGATACGTTATCTATGAACTTTTTGGAAGAAGACTGTTTGCAGCTTAGTTCAAAATTCAAGCCACTATCTAGCACTTATACTCAGACAGGTAATGATAAAGGCGGTGGTCAAGAGAAGGATGATTCGGAACTTACAGATGCGGGACTTCGTACAAGAGACGAGAATTTAAATGATAAATAGGAGTTGATGGAATGAATCAAAAATTTATACAAACGCAAGATGCACCTACTGCTACTCTCCTATCTCAATTAGGATATCAACAGGTGCAAAATTCTAATGGTATTTATGTATTTTTGAATACTGATACTCTTCGGTTTTCAGAAAATATAGATATAAATAAATTAAAGTATACAAGTATGCTTACATTTTAGTCGTCTTCCTTGGGCGACTTTTATTATGTCAGAAAGGAGGAAAAGATTAAGTAGATGCCAAAGGTTATTAAAAAGAAAATTTTAACTGAAGATGATTTACTAAAATTTTGCAAAGAACAGAAATTTGTAAAATTCAGTTCTAAAGATACTGGCTATCAGTTGGCTTTAAAAGTACCTACTACTTTTGAGATAGATGATACCGTAGACGAAAATCATCGTGGAATGATGCGTCTTAAATTCAGAATTTTTCATACAGGACTTAACAGAAATAAGAGTTATGTATCAAAAGATGCTGCTGAGAAAGCAATGAATACAATTGCTGACAGACCTGTGTTGGCTGCAATCCATCAGCTTGACGATGGCAGTTGGGATTTCGAAGGTCATGAGATGGAAATTGTTAAAGACGAAAAAGGCAAAGAAGAACTAAGATATATTGAATCTCAAGTTGGTTCTTTCTCATCTGAACCTGCATTTTGGGAACATGATGATAACTTAGATAAAGATTATGTATGTGCTTATGCTTATATAAGTGAAGAATATACAAAGGCTTGTGAAATTATTCGTGCAAAACAAGGTTCAAAAAATAGTTGCGAACTTTTCATTGATGAACTCTCTTATAACGCCAAGGAGAAGTATCTTGAATTAAATGATTTCTATGTAAATGCTTCGACTTTGTTAGGAAGTCATGATGATGGTACAGAAATTCAGGAAGGCATGGAAGGTTCTCGTGCCGATATTGTAGATTTTAGTGTAAATAATAATTCAGTAAAATTTAATAAAGATGAAAAAATGATTGAACTCTTAGAAAATCTTAACAAGATGCTTTCTAATTTCAATAAAGAACAGACTTCTGTTCAAACACAATCAAAGGAAGGAGGAATAAATAACAAAATGACAAAATTTGAAGAGTTGCTTGCCAAATATGGTAAGACTGCTGAAGATGTAACATTCGACTATGCAGAAATGTCAGATGAGGAACTTGAAACAAAATTCGCTGAGATGTTCGATAATGACAATTCAGACGGAGACAGTTCAGATAACGGAGAATCTGGTGAGCCTTCCAATGATGGAGAAGGTGATGAAGGTGAAAGTCAGACTTTTGAAAAGATTATTCGTACATACGAAATTTCTCACGAAGATACAAGATATGCACTTTATAATCTGTTAGCACCATACGAAGAGTCGGATAACGATTATTATTATATATCAAATGTATTTGATTCTTATTTTGTATATGAGGGTTGGTGTACTGATAAAATCTACCGCCAGAACTATACGAAAGAAGGTGACAATGTTGCATTTGATGGTGAACGTATTGAATTATTCCGTGAGCTTTTAACAGCAAGTGAGAAGGCTGAACTTGAATCTATGCGTTCAAACTACGTTGCACTCAAAGAGTTTAAGGAGACAGCAGAAAAGAATGAACTTCATGCACAGAAAGAAGCTATTATAAATGCTGATAACTATTCTGTTCTTACAGAGAAAGATTCAGAAGGAAATTATGTAAATGCTGATTTCGCTGAATTAGTAAAGACTATGGATAATTATTCTGTAGAAGATTTTGAAACAAAGGTAAAGGTTATGCATTCAGATTATATGTCTGCACATGCGAACTTCTCTTCTGTTGACACAAAGAAAAACACAAATTCAGTTAAGATACTTACAAATATGAATAAGAAATCAAAGCCTAAGAAAAACTACGGCAACTTATTTGATTAAAAACTGAATATAACTTCATTGCATATAGAACGCTTTATGCGTTCTTTTTTATTGCAAAAAAACAAAATTTAAGGAGGAAAACATAATGGCTATTAAATATGCTGCTACAAAATTTCCACAGATGGAAATTGGTAATTTACTTGCTCAGGATTATGGTGAGCACATTTTATCTGTAAAGATTACAGAAGATACACCTAATGGATATCATTTCAAACCAGGTAAGATGACTTCTCTTGATAATTGGGAGATGGAAGCTGCAACTGAAATTGATGCTTATATCGCAATGAAAGATGCGTCAGGAAGATACCTTGTTGTAATTAGAGATCCAAAGGGAGTTGGTGTTATCTATCAGAAACCTCTCAACAATGTCGAGAGTCCTCGTTCACTCGCACTTGCTTCTAATTTCTATAACGATCCAGCAGACGGTGCAGTTCGTGGATACATGCTTCATTCACAGGATCGTTATTGGCTTACAGAAGATAATTTTGATGGCTCACCTACAGTTGGAGCTGAAATCACAACGATTTCTAGTGGAAAATTAAAAATTGGTGCGTAATAGAAAGGAGGATATAGAATAATGATGAGATTTAGTACAGAACATTTAAGAAAAGTTTTTGAAGATGCCGATAAGTATGAAAATTTTAAGAAGCTTACATACAATTTAAATCACGGAATTGATATTTATGAGTATGATGATGACGGAAACCAGAGAAAGGTTTCTAAGCACGAAGCAAATAAGGCAATCCGTAAAATTATTATGGAGGTATGTGACCTTACTGAAGAGGATCTTAGATCCAATAAGAGACGTGAAAGAGCCTTAGAGCTTCATCACACAGAAGTATATGAGTTACTTGAGTCTGATATTGATTTTAAGGTAGATACAGCATTCAAGGAGTCTGAGTGGTTTAATGATTTTGTAGATATGAGAAATGTTAAACTTGGCGACGAGGAAGAGTTTTGGTCAAGAGAAAAGGTTATGCTTGCTGTTGCTGAAATTAGTGGTGATCACCATGATCTGACTTTACAGTACTTAAATGAAGGTACAGCACACAAGATTCATACTAAGAAGTATGGTGTAAAGATTGGTAAGGATATTGATCTTATTTTACTTGGACGTATTGATTTTACTGAGCTGACAGATAAGATTGCAGAAGCGTTTGTATATAAAGTTCAGGAACTTTGCTATACAGGAATTTATGGTGCTGCAACTAAGTTACCTAACAACTCCCAGTTTGTAAAAACAGGTGCTTTATCTGCTTCTACTAAGGACAAGTTTGATACACTTCTTGAGGATGTTGGAACTGCTAACAGTGCAGAAGTTGTTATTATGGGTACAAAGACTGCATTAAAGAAACTTAATGGTCTTACAGAAGTTGATTGGAGAAGTTTGTCTCAGAAAGAAGATGTTGCAAAGACTGGTCGCCTTGGTACATATGAAGGAACAGAGCTTATTGAGATTCCTCAGAGATTTGCTTTCAATGATGTAACAAAGAGACTTATTGACGATAAGAGACTTCTTATCTTTGCAAAGAATCAGGAACAGTTCGTGTGGTTTACAGATAAGGGCGAAACTCAGATTTATGAGTCTGGTACTCAGAAGGGTGAACACGCTGATGACTTCCAGAAATATGAAGTTCAGAGAGAAATGGGTGTTGAGGTAGTATTGCCACAGTACTTTGGTCAGTGGACTCTTGAATAGTAAATAAGGTTGAGTGGTTAGTTTATCTAGCCACTCTTTTTATATTGGATAGAAAGGAAAAATAAATGGCATATACAAAAAAGACCACCACAAAAGCAGTAGAAAATACTAATACTGATGTGGCTGAAAAGAAATCAGAAAAAAAGAAGTTTGAGCCAACAGAAATGATTCCATGTGTGTCTCTTACAGCAGGAGAATTATTTTATGTTGGACTTAAATCAGATACTTTATATACATTTGCAGATATTGATGACGTTCAGGAAATTGAATTTAGAGATTTGGATTATGCAGCAAGGAAGGGTGACAAGATGATGTTTAAACCTCGTTTTGTTGTACAGGATGCAGATTTTATCGCGTTACATCCAGAACTTGATGATTTATATTCTACTCTTCACTCGACAAATGATTTAAGAGATATTTTAAAGATGACTCCTTCGCAAATGGAAAAAGCAATCTATTCTCTTCCAATTGGAGCACAGGAAGCATTAAAAACTATTGCAACAAGTATGGTTGATGACGGAACACTTGATTCTGTTAAGAGAATTCAGACGATTGATTCTATTTTTGGAACAGAGTTACTTTTAAAATTGAATATGTAGTAAAGGAGGCTCACAATGACGCTTCCATATGAAACAATTTTTTCACGAACAAGAGGACGAATTTCAGATCCGAAAGAACTCTCTCTTGACGAAAACGATTTGCTTGAAATTTATACAGAGCGATTAAGCAATGTAATCTCTAATCCAAGGGTGCGTAGACTATTCTCTTCTCTCACACTCGATGATGAAATTCAACAGTTGGATTTTACGCTGAATAATTCAGTAGATGAAACGGCTGATATGAATTTTGTCGTAGGAATTCTTGTACTTGGAATGACGATTGAGTGGTTACAGCCACAGGTTGATTCTATTATGCACACATCAGTAATGATAGGTGGTAAAGAGGAGAAGAAGCTACTCGACAATCATAAAAACATGATTGACCGTCTTGATTCCATGAAAATTGAATTAAATAAACGTATTCGTGATTACGGATATATGTACAATTCCTATATTAACACGGAGTCCTAATATGCAATACATATATGGTGACTTCACAAACAAGCAAATCAATGAAGCAGTTCGTGCAATGCATGGTGACATTCACAAACTACTGCTCTATAAAGACAAAACAATTGAAGAGAAAATATTTGAAGATGATGAAGCATTTCTCATCTTCTTTGAAAACGTTATGTTTAAATTAGGTGGTACAAAAACCTTATTTAATGACAACGGACTTATGGTAACTCTTATGGCAACCTTACAAGGTGCTATGGATAATTTCAAGAGCGACCATTTTAGTTATAAGAAATTCCGTAGGGCAATCTTAGATTCTCACGGATATATTAAGCAGATGTTTGAGGAGGTGGGTTGCGATGACGAGTCTACAAACAGCTAGGCGTGTCGCAAACGCCAAGAACAACGGTGCTAAAACGATTGGTCAGATTTATAAGGAACAGTCTGATTGGGCGATGGAACAGACTTGGGATAATGATATCCAGAGTAAAATCTGTTATATTTATGATTTTTATCATGATGATCAGCCACGATTAGCTAAAGGTATGACATATGATAATACAACTAAAACACGCATAGATGCAAAGTTTATTATTAAGTCCTATCAGTCAATGGATAAAGATCAAGTTGATTATTATGTTCAGTTTCGTCCTTCGCAGTCAATTCGATTTTCAGAAGATGATGAATTATATTATTTTGAAACCGATTATAAGACTACTTATGGTAATACATTCCCAATCGGATTATATTTAGATATTCCAGATGATAGAAATGTTTATCGCAAATGGTTAATCTGTCGAGAGGAAAAAGCGAATCAATTTGCAAAATATCTCGTTCTTCCATGTGATTATGAATTGTGTTGGATTGAGACAAATGGTAAAGATAGAATTAAGCGCAGAATGTGGTCTGTTTTAAGGATGCAATCGTCTTACACAATCGGGCAGTACACGGATCATGTGTTTACAAGAACAGATAATCAGAATAAAATCTGGCTACCGTTAAATAAACTTACAGAGAAATTTTGGTATACTAATAGCGAAGATACTACAATGAGAATTGTTGTAAGTGCTCCTACTGAACACCCTCTAATATGGGCATGTACAAAAATTGAGAATATTCAGCCTATAGGTATTCAGAAACTTACAATCTATCAAACTGTTTGGTCTGACAATAGAGATTACATTGAGAAAGACGAAAATGGTAATATTATTGGTATGTGGGCTTCATATTTTGATTCAGAAATTGCTCCAACAGATCCATCTACTCCAACCACTCCACCATCTTCCATTACGGCAAGAATCTCAGCATCCACTTCAACTATCAAAGTTGGTGGCTCTTATAAAAATCTTACAGTAAATCTATTCAACGATTCCAATGAAGATATTACAACTGAATATGCTGATGCAACATTTACATGGACTTGTTTTATTGATAATGAAGATTGGACTGATAAAGTTACATGGCGAGCTGGTACAGAGTACAACCAAAAGAAAGTAAAGTTTCCTAGCGATACTTCTGTTATCGGCAAAATATTGTCTGTTATGTGTGAAGTTGTTAAGGAAAATTTGCCGATTGAATCTGAAATTTTGCTGTTAGAATTAACTGAGTAGGAGGTGTTTTATGGCAGAAAAATTAGTTACAAAGAATGATTTGTTGAATAAGCTTCGTGCATATAACAACACTCCTGATGATGAAAATATTTTATATAAAAAAAAGATAGAAAAGGCTTTATTATCAAATCCTTGTTTACTTTATGCACTCAATGAAAAAACGTTAGAGTCTGAACTTTTTGATGATGATGGTAATATCAATTGGGAATGGAATGAAGAAAAGAAGGAATACGAGCCTCTTGGAGAATGGGATAGATATTTTTCAGATACAGCAGGCGATGGAAATATACTTCCGTATTTATTTATTCCAGACACTCAGACAAAAGTACGAAATTATCTTTGTTATCAAGTAAGTTTTCAAGACACAGTTAGATATCAACCTGGATTAAAAGAAACGTTGGTTACTTTTACTATTTTTGTTCATGGCAATGATAGGATGGATAAATTAACAGGTATTCCAAGACACGATCTTATTGCTTCTATTATAAGAGAACGATTTGCATGGTCAAATGTATTTGGGATGCAAACGCACATTATATCAAATCGTGAATCTACTACGGATAACAATTACGTTGTTCGTACTCTTGTATTCCAACTTACGGACTTAAACAGTAAAGTTCAGACACCTTATGGTGGAAAACCATCTATTATGAATTATGGTGTAAGGCGGTGATATTATAAAATCCAATATATTAGATGAATTACAAACCGCTACCATTCAGGGAAATCAACAAGAACAACTTATTAAAGATAAAGATAAAATATATTTTGATAAATTAAAATTGTTTTTTGGCATGGACTACGAGGTTCATGGTATTACAATTTCTCAACCAAGTATAGGTGATATTCTTGAAATTGGCGAAGATAAATTCTATGCTTCTATTTCACCTTTTATTAATAATTCAACTTCTATTCGACTCATGCTATGGAACATAGGACAAACAAACTGGTGTAAGGTTTCTGATATAGAAGTGTTTTCTTTATTATCTCAAATTCCAAATCAGGATTTTTCTCCATTAAAAATCATATTTCGTGATGTAAATATTATGGATTATAAATTAATGCAATCATCAGATGGAAAATTTGTACTTTATAACAAATTAACAGAAGATTTATTAACTGAAAATGAATATATGGAAATTGCTGAATATATAAGAACAATTGTTAATATTCATCCAAAAGTTGAAAAAGCAAAAGGTAAAACCGCAAGAGAGTGGATGATACAAGAAGATAAAATGAATCTTGCAAATAGAAAACAGAATTCAGATGATGATTCAAGACTATTACCAATCATATCAGCTCTTATTAATCATCCAGGATTCAAATATAAACTTGAAGAATTAAAACAAGTTAAAATATATCAATTTTATGATGCTGTTCAAAGACTTCAAATATACGAACAGTCTCACGCTTTAATGAATGGTGTATATTCAGGATTTTGTGATGTAAGTAAGATTGATAAAGAACAATTTAATTTTATGCGAGAAGCATAAAAATTCGAGAAATTATGAACGACTTAAATAGTCGTTCTTTTTTTATTACAAATTTAAGGAGGAAAACAAACTATGGCATTTAAATTAGGTGATGTAATCGTTGACAGACTTCAGTTTGGTTATGGTGCTACATCAAAGGGTAATCCGCTTTATGCACTTACACAGCTTACTAACGCTAATATTGATATTACTGCTGATTCTACAGATATTACAGATAAGGATGGAAATCTTGTATACAGAAAGTATTCAGGTAAGAAAGGTGAAGTAACTGCAACTAATGCATTTATGAACCTTGCTGTTATTGAAGCTATTTCAGGTACATCAGCAGAAATTGCAGAGGCAAGTAAGGGAATTGTTATGCCAATAATTACAACTGTTGCTGCTGGTTCTACTCTTGATATTACAGATTATGTAGAAGATTCAATTGTTGTAAATGCTCTTTCTGCTCAGGGTTCTATGGGTAAGCAGTATACTGCTGGTACAAATGCTTCTGAATCAGAGTTTAAGGTAGATAAAGAAGGTCATACTCTTACTCCACCAACTGACGCAAATGAGACACAGTATCTCGTAAAGTATAAGAAGACAGTTAAAAGTGGTGCAAGAGTTGGTATTTCTGCTAATAAGTTCCCTAAGTCACATGAATTATTCTTCAAAGCATTAGTTGTTGATAAGTGTGAAACAGATGTACTTAAGGCAGCTATTATACATATTCCATCATTTATGCCTTCACCAGAAGTAACAATTGCACTTCAGGGCGGCGATTCTCAGAATATGGATTATAAGGGTGCAATTCTTACAAATACATGTGGTGGAGATCAGGATATGGTTGAAATCTACTTCATTGATGAAGAAGAGGAAGACGTATAATTCATCTTCATACAACTATCAAGGGAATGGATTTTAACCATTCCCTTAATATGTAGGAGGAATTAATGAAAGATTTAAAAATATGTTGTGTCTGCAAAAAACAGTACGAATACTGTCCAAAATGCCATAAAGAATTACCTACATGGATGTTTTCATTTTGTTCAGAAGAATGCAAAAACATATATGAGGTAATGTCTTCATATGAAAATGGTTACACTGACGCAGAAACAGCAAATAAGAAATTAAATAAACTTAATATATCAAAATATGATTTGGTTGGAAGTTATAAAAATACTTTATCTAAAATCAATAATGAGATATCTAAAAAAGAACAGGAAAGCCCTGTTATGAAAAATAACGAATCTAAAAACAACGATTCAAATAAGTATTTAAGAAATCCTAAGAAAAAGAAGGGATTAGATAATGTTGAACAGTGATTTTGAAAACTCTAATAGGGGGAATATAACATTACTGTTTAATGCTATATTCCCCTATTTTTTACGAATATTGTATGGAACGAAAGGATAATATGGTTAAAACAAATTTAAAACCAAGGGATTATTTACCACATGAAGCGGTTAGAATTATTAATCCCAAACAGTCTCTTCTTTATATAAAAAATGGTGTATATCCTATAGATATGTATGCAAGTATTGATGATAAAACAAATAATTCAATTCTTGCAATGGTATTTTTAAAAGAAGACACCGCTGATGTATATAAAAAGTGGTGCAATTATGAATTAAATTAGGTGGTGATTGAATGTTCTTAGATAATGCAGCAACAACTCCACTAAAACCAGAAGTTAAAGATTATGTCATATCTCTTTTAGATACATATCAGAATCCATCTTCAATGTATCAATCTGGTGTTAATGCAAAACAAATAATTAATACGGCAAGAAAGAATGTAGCAAAATTCATTAATATAAATCCAGAAAATATTATTTTTACATCTGGCGGTTCAGCCAACAATACGCTTTTCATTAAAGGTTATACTCAGAGAAATGAATGTAGAGTGTTATACTCTCCTACTTCACATAAATCGGTACTGAAGTGTGTAGAATCACTTAAATATAAGTGTTCACTTAAAGTTGATTATACAGGAAAAATTGATCTTCAAGATCTTAAAGAATGTTTATCTATAGATACGATGAAGAAGCTTGTAGTTATAGAACATGCTAACTCTGAGATTGGAACAATTCAAGATATAAAACAAATTATTGAAATGTGTCATTTTTATAATGCAATAGTCTATGTAGATTGTACAGGTTCTATTAGTCAAATCCCTGTAGATATAAGGACTTTAGATATTGATGGTTTGGGTTTTTCCGCACATAAGCTTTCAGCTCTAAAAGGCGTAGGTATTTTATATAAGAAGAAACATATTGAACTTGAACCTCTTATATATGGTTCTCAGGAACAAGGCTTATTTGCTGGTACTGAAAATGTAATAGGTATAGCTGCACTTGGTAAAGCAGTCGAGAATTATGATTACTCTTCTATTACATCTAATAATCGTGATTATATCTATAATTACATTAAAAATAATATTCCAGATTCATATTTAGTTGGTGCTGACTTGAAACATAGATTACCACATAATCTATACATATGTTGTAAAGAAATACAGGGTGAATCATTAATGACATTACTTGATATGAATGGATATCAAGTGTCAACAGGAAGTGCTTGTACAAGTGGTGATTTAACACCATCTTCTACTCTGTTGGCTATCAAAATGAACAAAGAAGATATAAATAGTTGTATAAGAATTACATTAAGTGGTGAAGAAGAGATTGCTGAACTAAATAAGTTTTGTGAAGTATTGAAGAGATGTGTAGAAACATTAAGACAATTGAAAAAATAAAATAAGGAGGAAATAAATTATGAAGGAAGTTATTCAGAATATAAATTGGTTGGAACTTTTATCTGCAATATGGACAATTGTATTAGTACCTATCTTGACTAAGTTATACTCTTATCTCAAAGATAAAAAGCTTGATAAATATGCTGATATTCTTTATGCAGAAGTTAAGAAGGCTGTTAAGTCTGTATATGAGACAGAAGTTAAAGATATTAAGGGTACTGCCGATTGGACACCCGAAAAGCAAGCAGAAGTTAAGGCTGTTGCAAAGGAAAAGGCTATTCAGGCTCTTAATACTATTGTGTATAAGTCACTCAAGGAAGCTAATAGTGATTTCGATGATTATTTGGATTCACTCATTGGGACTGCCCTATACGATGTCAAACATGAATAAAGAAGGGATGGTATATATGAGTGGGATCTATAGAAAAACTTGCACATATTGATTATTTATTAGTCATTCTTGGGTTCTTTGCTATCTTATTCGCAGCTAAGGAAATTATCGAAATTTTTAGTTATTTCAAAAAAAAATTTCGCATTAAAACAGGAAGCGAAGAAGATAAAGAGACAATAGAAAATCGTATTAAAACGCTTGAAAAACACGATAATTGGCAGTATCAGGAAATTTTGAAAATATCTAAAGGTATAGATGATATTAAAGATAATCTTGTACAAAAAGAAATATCTGATATTCGATGGGAGCTTCTTAATTTTTGTTCTGCTCTTACAGGTGGGCAGAATTATAATAGAGAAGCTTTTGAACATATTTTTCGAACCTATGAGCAATATGAAAACATACTTGCTGATAATCATATGACTAATGGATATATTGTAGAATCAATGAAGGCAGTTAGGGAAATATATCACAATAAGCTTATTAATGGTGATTTCAATTAAATTTCTACCACAGTAAAAATTTACCATGATAAAATTTGTATAAACAAAATATACATACACATATTAACATTATGATGGAAAATAAATTGTGGTATTATCGAAACAAAAAGGCATTAACATTACAAGAGTTATCAAGACTTAGCGGAATATCCGTTGCGGCTCTAAATAAAATAGAGAATGGAAATACAAAGGACATACTTCTTAGCAATGCTATTACTCTTTCTCGCATTCTTAATGTTGATATATATGAGTTATTTTGTATCGAAAATTGAGGAGGAAGAATGAGTATGGAAAGTATGTTTTATAACTTAATATGTGAGGAATTGTGTATAACTGGCGGTAAGGTTATACATATAGACACTAATGTTGGAAGTCTTGAAGAAGTACACAAGATAGTAACTGACAATGCTGATAAATACCCAAATGGAAAATGGGAATTATACCCTATGCAATTAGCGGTGTAAAAACAATTAAATATAAAACTTTCAATGAGAACGAGCCTAATTCAGGCTCGTTCTTTTATTTTATCTAAAAATAATAAAGGAGGAAATTATGGCTTATAGAATTATAGATGTGTCAGACAATAATGGACAGCTAGATTGGGATACAATTAAGTCAAGTATTGATGGTGGTGCAATCATTAGAATCGGTTTTGGTTCTGATTTTGAATCTCAGGATGACAAACAGGCAATTAGAAATATGCGTGAATGTGAAAGACTCGGTATACCTTATGGTGTGTACATATATTCTTATTGTCTTAATATAGAAGAAACAAGAAGTGAAGCAGCTCATATATTAAGAATGATTCAGGGATTTAATCCTGTTCTTGGTGTATGGTTTGATATGGAAGATGCTGATGGATATAAAAGAAATCATGGTCTTGTTCCCGAACAAAATGGTGAACTTCTCACAGATTTTTGCGTAGAATTCATGCAGATTATTAAGGATGCAGGATATAAAACGGGTGTTTACGCAAATTATAGTTATTTTACTAATGTATTAAATAATGGTAGATTAATGTCTTTTGAAGGATTTAACAGATGGCTTGCACATTGGGGAATAGATGAACCTTCGATGGATTGTCTGTTGTGGCAATATACATCAGATGGTTATATTGAGGGAGTTTCATATTATACTGAAACACCTATATATGATGATAATGGTGTTTCAACGGGTGACACAACGACTGAACTTCATCATAGATTTGATATGAATTATTATTATGGAGAATTGCCTAATGTTGAACCAGCTACTCCATCTGAACCAACTGAAGATAACTCTGAATCAGATGATATTGAAACAAAATATCATGTAGGAGATTATGTGTCATATCATACAATTTATGCGTCTTCTACTTCCGAAAATGGATTAACACCTTCAATTACAGGGGGTACAATTACTAATATCATTGCATCTGCAAGGAATCCATATCTTATCAACGGTGGTACAGGTTGGATTAATGATGATTGTATTGTTGAAAATAATGATGAAAATACTTCTGAACCAGAATCGCCTGATGTAGAAGAATCTACAGGTCTTACTCATTCTGTTGGCGAATATGTCACATATTCAGCACTCTTTGCTTCTTCAACTTCCGAAGAACCACTTAACCCACTTTATACAGATGGAACTATTACAGCTATCGCTGAAGGTGCGAGAAATCCATATCTTATTGAAAATGGTAGGGGCTGGGTAAATGACTCTGTTATTAATGGTAGCTCTACGCCAGAAGACAATTATGAAGAACCATCTTATGATACATATGAAGTTGAAAGCGGAGATTGTCTTTCAGCCATTGGTGATAAGCTTGGTGTTGATTGGTATTCTATTGCAGAAGCTAATGGTATAGGAGAACCATATACTATTTATCCAGGTCAGTCTCTTATTATACCTAGATAGTATACTAATAATAAAGAAAGTGTGGTTTCATAGTAATTTTTGAAGCCACACTTATTTTTCAAAAAATTATAAATACACATTCAAAATGTCTTTACTACTATCTAGCCATGTAGTAAGGGCATTTTATTTATATGGAGAGTGTGTGGCTAGACCACTCTCCTGCCCCCCTTAATCAAGAAAGGAATGAAAGATATAGAAATTATTGATTTGATTTTAAGCCAAGATGTATTGGAGAAATATAATAAATATTATTTCAAACAACATCCTAAAGCAAGGAAAATTCCTATTGAAAGACCAATGCACCCCTCGATCAACACATGGATGATATTACCAAGAATACAGATGAATCAACTTAAACAAAAATGGAAAGATTTTATTGTTTTTTGGATAAAGGACTTAGGTTTACAAGATAAACACTTAGAGTCTTTTGAGATGATATTTACCACTTATATGCCGACAAAAAGGCGTGTGGATTGTGATAACACAGTTCCTAAATTTATCTTAGATGGATTTAGTGAATCAGGTTTTATTATTGATGACGATGGGAAGCATTTACATTCTCTTACATTAAAAACAGGATATGATAAGGATAATCCAAGAACGGAAATAAAAATTATAGTGAAATAAAGGAGAATATTAAGATATGAACAAAACATTAAAGGTATATCAGATAATTAATGTCAATGCAAGAATTAAAAATGTAATTGAAGGTGACTCAGCAATTAATGCTGCATTTAAGTTTAAACTACTCAGATTATATTCAGAAATTCAGGGAGTTGTAAAGGATTTTGAAATGACCAAAGACTCTCTTGTTAATAAGTATGGTAAAGATGTTGTTGACGAAAAGGGGGAAGTTGTTCCAAATCAGAAGAGAATTAGTCCTGAAGATGAAAATTGGAAAGAATTTATTAAGGAAATTAATGCAGTAAGTGATTCTGATGTAGATGTTAATTTCACACCTATCAGTACGGAAGAATTGTTTAGTATGGGGTTAGATACTGATGCTTGTGCTGATTTAATACCTATTGTAGAAGAATAAAATTATAAAGGAGATAAAAGGAATTATGAATAAGATAACAGTTAAAGAATTTGTTGAGGGATATAATAAGTGTGTAGATTCATTAAAGAATAGATATATACAGGAAAAGTTAAGCATTATATCTTACTTACCTGTAAATATTAAAGATGCTATTGCAATAATCATTACAGATAGAACTATGTTTGAACAGGAAAAATATACTGACGAAAATGGTGAAATAAAATTTCGTAAGACTGATAATGTACATGTTAATTCATTTGTTCAGTATATGTTATTTGTTAGAGAAGTTATTGAAAAGTATACAAATCTTGTTTGGAGTAATGACGGTAATTATACAGCGGATTATGATTTATTAAAATCTTCTGGACTTCTTGATAAATTAATGATTGGAGAAATTGTGAATGGAAAAGAAATTCCACCACTTATTCCAGCAAGTGAAATATCTGAAATAAGAACTCTTATTGATATGCATAAATCTGATATTATGCAAAATGTATATGAACCACACGCATATATTAGTCGTCAGGTTGAAAGGTTTGGGACACTTGCAAATATAACCATAGAACCACTTATGAAGCTTATTGAACAGAAGATACAGGGAATTCCACAGGAAGATATTACTAAGGTCGTTGAGCTTGTAAGAACTGGTGATTTTAAGGAAGTAGAATAAAAAAGCAGTACTATATTTTACATATAATACTGCTTAAATGTCCTTAATTGAGTGAAGATATATGTCGGAAATTCAATTAAGGACTGACAATTATTTTCACTTGTTAAATATATCATTACAATTAAATATTGTCAATATTTTAGGCTCTATGCGTGTCACAGCGTATAGAGCTTTTCTTATGGAGAGTGGTAATACTGCTCTCCTATTTTTGTGTGAAAAAATAGTGAAAATTTTGGAGGTGAGAATAGATGGGTAAAAATGGAAGCTTTGATGAATTTATTAAAAAAGCTGAAAAGATAAATAAACAATTGGCAAAAGAAGTTGCACCTGAAATTAATAAATTATTCAAAGAATCTGTATATGATTCTCTTATCCAATGGTATAGCGAATATTCGCCAAATATGTATCAAAGAACAAACAATTTTATGAATGTATATAACTCTGCTTATACACATGCAAATAGAAATATATTAACGATGCATGTGGACTCTTCAAAAATGAATGATTACCCAGGTTTTGATATTCCCCCATATCCAACTTATGAAAGACAAACATTATCTGCTGATACAGCATTCGATTATATGTTTACGAATGGTGAACATGGTCATGGACGTTGGATGATGTATCAGAGTATACCTCCCTTTGATAGAGTTGATAGAGATTTTCGCAATGGTTTTGGAGGTTGTGTACAGAAAATTATTGATAACAAAGCAAAAGAATTATTTTTAAGATAGGAGGTATAAATTTATGTCAGGAATGGCTGATTGGCAAGCCAAAATATCTATTGATATTGAAGACTTAAAGAAACGAATTAAGGTTGCTGAAGGCGAACTTGATAAGGTTACAAAAGAAGATAGAAAAATAAAATTAGATTTTGACACAAAAACACTTGAAAGTGCTATTCAGAAACTTGATAAAATGCTTGATTCTCTTGGTAAAGGAACAAGTGATTTTAAACAGTTTGAGAATTTATCGAAAGAACTATCAAATATTGTATCAGAAGTACAAAGTTTAAGTAAAGCTTTTGGTAAGGTGGATGATTCTGGTGCGAAGACACTACTCTCTTCTATCCAGAATATTGACAGGTCACTTTCAGAATTGAGCCAACATATTCTCAATGTTAATAAAAACATGAGCAACATGGGTAACAATACGGGTGGTGCTGTCAAACAAGTGGAGAATATTAGTAATGCATATCAAGATGCTGCTAAAGAAGCTGAGAAGCTGGCTGATGCACAGAGTAAGATTGGACAGAAAACGAATATTTCAAGTGGAACGAAAGACGCATTTCCTGATAAAGATATTTCTACATCTGTAGAATCTGCTACTAATTCCATCAAAGAAGAGAATAATATATTAGAGCAGAATACTCAGAAAGTTAAAGAAAATGCTGATGCGAAAAAGAAATTAACTGATACTGATAAGGAAGTATCAAATGTTAATCTGTCAAAATATGATAACCGTCTTGAATCATATACCAAGAAAACATCTGGTTACGATACTACTATTGCAAGGTTTGAAAATGGCGGTTGGACAAGCGATACTTATAAGCAGAGGATTAATGCTGTCAAAGAAGCCGTTAAGCAATATGCAGATATTCTTAATAATTTAAAAAAACATCCCGAATTAGTAAATGATGAAGAACTTGGTAAATTAGATAAACAAGAAAGACTTATTAAAGATAATATTATTGCTGTTCAGAATATGTCGGCTGCTGAGAAAGGATATAGTCTTATATCTGCTCAAAAAGAACTTGATAAAATCAATAATATTCTTAAAGAACATTCTGGAATGTCACGAGAAGCTAAGAATCAGATAAAAGCTTACTACGCTGAAATTAAATCTGGTAATCCAAGTGCTAGTTTAGATGTTATTCATGGAAAGATTATGCAAATAGTCAATGCTGAAATTGAAGCTGGTCGTGGCGGCAAGAGTATGTTTGATGCTATCAAAGAAAAAGCTTGGTATGGTGTCGCTAGTGCTATCGGTACATATTTTGGTTTTAATGATTTAATAAGATACGGTAAAGAAGGAGTTAGTATTGTTAGACAATTAGATACTGCTTTTACTGAAATGAGAAAAGTATCCAATGAATCTGTTCAAAGTTTGAAGAAATATCAAGATACCACATTTGATACAGCAGATGCAGTTGGAACTACTGCGAAACAGATACAAAATTCTACAGCGGATTGGATGCGTTTAGGTGAAAGCATGGATACTGCTGCTAAATCAGCTAAAGATGCAAATATCTTATTTAACGTATCTGAATTTGAAGGAATAGATGAGGCAACCGAATCACTTGTGTCTATGAGTCAGGCGTATAAAGATCTTGATAAAATGGATATAATTGATGTTCTCAATAATATTGGCAACAATTATAGTATTTCGACAGATGGATTAGCAACTGCTCTTAAAGATTCCGCAAGTGCATTAGTAACTGCAAACAATGATCTTAATGAAGCTGTTTCGTTGACTACGGCTGGCAATGCTATAACTCAAGATCCATCTAAGGTAGGGGCAGGTTTAAGAACGATTTCTCTTAGATTGGTTGGTACAGAGGAAGCCAAGGAGGAACTTTCAGATTTAGGCGAAGAAACAGATGGAATGATAACCACAGTATCAAAACTGAGAAATACTATCCAGTCTGCAACTTCTGCTGCAACAAAAGACGGTAAAGGTTTTGATATTTTTGATTCAAACGGAAATTATAAGAGTACATATGAAATCATGCAAGGATTGGCAGATTTGTATGATGAAATTGTCAAGAAAGATAAAGAATTAGGAACAAATAATCTTAACTTATTATTGGAGACTATAGCAGGCAAAAACCGCAGCAATATTGCTGCTTCTATTCTCCAAAACGGTGATATGCTTCGTTCAGTATACGAGGATGCTCAAAATTCCGAAGGTTCAGCAGAAAAAGAATTAAATTCTTATTTAGATAGTGTTGATGGAAAGTTTCAACAACTTCAAAATAGAACACAAGAATTTTGGTACAATGTAATTGATACTACAACTGTTAAATCTGTTTTAGATTTTACCACAGATTTAACTGAAGGTGCTTCTAAATTTTTTAAATTAGTAGAAAAGCATCTTCCAACCATATTAGGAGCAATTGCAACTATTATTGCTTCAAATAAAAGCGGTGGTTTGATAAGGTTAATAAATTTTATTAACAATTCTCCTTTCCTAGCTACCGTAGAGTTTAACCGTGAGGTGTACGAACTTATTGTATAATAAGCAAGGACTCTAATTGTAAAATAGTAGAGAATGACTGGCACTTAATCGTGGCTATGAGTCAATATGGCATAATAGCGAGGTTTATAAAGAAAACCTTTCAGTTACTATGAATTCAACATAGTACGGGAAAACCAAAAAAATTTGTTTTAGTAACCAAACTATAATACGAAAGGTTATAGCGGCGAATGTGAAAGCATGAGGTATGGTAATATCACTAAAACAAGGTAAATCCGCATCCGACAGTCTTAAACATTTTTGCAAAGACTACGATCATCGAGCATAAGGACTAGACGGTTGATGAAATCGTTAATGTGTGCTCAGGGGAGAATAAGAGGTGTACTTAAAATGAAGGTGATAGTTGATACACTTTACACCATAATTAATATATTGTGAGAGGTATGTTAATTATAATCAACATAAAAGAGAATAATAAAATAGGGCTGTCGTGAGACAGCCCTACCATTGATAAAAAGGAGAAAAATGAAATGGCATATAAAGAGAAAGATATTATAACATCATATTGGTGATGTCTTTTACTTTACTATCGGAAAGTTCAGTATGTTTACAAATCATGCTTGTGACAATGACTTTTCCTAAAACGGAGTGTAAATTATACTTACCACTTCCGATAATACTTGTTAAAAATTTTAACATGTCTCGCCTCCCTTCTCTATAGAATAGAAATATAAATTAGGGAAATATGCGCCCAGAAAGGGCAGATTCATTTTTCCGACTGCCATAAAAATAGACATTGGGACAACCTTCGGTTATAGAGTGTTATGGCACACATCTATGTTGTTTCTCCAATGTCTATATTTTATCATTGTATTAAATCAAATACAATCCCAGAACAATAGTTCTAATTTTGTAATTGTGAGTTAATATACTCTTCTCTTTCGGATTTCGTCATTGAGAAGAATTTTTCAAATTCTATATCAAGATTTTTGCATTCAATGTTGCATGTTCTGCATATACATTTAATGTAATGTGTGTATGTGACTCTATGACAATTGGGACAGTAATGAATTTTTAGCATATGTAACTCCTTTGTATGGTATCTAATCAATAATATTATTAAATGTTAATCATTACATATTGTTCTTTTCAATATTAAGCGTTATTTTATCATCACTTAATGAATATTCTCCATGATAGAATTTAGCAATATCCATATCTAACGCTTCAATTACCTTACAAGCAGTTTGAAAAGTGGCTGATTCTATTTTACGCTCTCCACTTTCAAATTTTTGATATTGTTGAGGTAGAATTCCTGCTTTCTCAGCAATTTCTTGCTGAGTTAATCTAAGGTTAATTCTTCTTTCTTTGAGTATGTTAGATGTTGTTAATAATTTAAAAAATTCTGTTTTCATATTCCCTCCTCTTACATTCATTTGAGTGTATTTTACATTCAGCTGAATGTCTTGTCAAGTACGAAAATACTAAACAAATGTTCTTGTAGATATATGTCAAATATTGGTATATAATAAGAAAAATACTAATGATTGGTGAGGAGTATGTATCATGGACAAAGAAAAATTTGATTTATCAGTTTTTATTGATGAATCTGGCAGTATTACCAAAACCAATATATCTCATAATAAATATTTTATTATAGCCGTATTATTCACAAGAAATTCGAAGAAACTAAAGACACAATTTAGACGTGGAATTTCTAGTTTAATTAAGAAAAAGAAATATTCTGAAATATTATTAAAAAATGGAGAAATAAAAGGTTCTGAAGTAAGTGAGAAGAAAAAGAAACACATATATGATCTCATTTTAAAAAAATGTAATGGCGAATTTGAATTAGGAATCATTGTTTTAGACAATACATATACTACTGATAAGTTTATAGAAAATCATGCACGAACATTTAATTATATTTTACAGTTATTTTTTGATAACTTATATAGGACATCTAATAAATATGCAAATGATACACGAGATATGCACATTATTTTAGATGAACAAAATATTGCAACAGATGCTAAATATACATTAGATGAATATTTGGAACAGCATTTTACTGTCTTTAATCCATTATGTAATCATTTTGATGTAAAATATGCAGATTCTAAAAATCATTCATTATTACAACTTATAGATTTCATTTCAAATACATTTTATAGAAATATAGAAAAGCATGATAAAGAAAGTATCGTGAATGTTAAAAATCTTTTAAGTCATGTTTGTGGTGGAAGAATTTTTGATTTTTCAACTAATCATGACACAAAATTAACTTTAGATGAATAATATAGAATATACTTGACATATAATATGCTATATGATATATTTACCTTACCAAGTAATTCATCTATACGGTGCATGAGGATGTAAGGCGACTCTTGGGTGTCGTCCACCATGATGTTTTGGTAGAAAAACATTCCAGATATGGAATGTTTTTTCGCTTTCTAAGTAAAATATTTCATATAAAAATGGGGCAGGTGGTGTACAACATCTGCCTTATTTTATTTATAAATATAAAAGAACAGGACTAATCTCCTGCTCTTTTATACATTACTCTTCTACTATTTTATAAGTCTTTATCTTCACTTCCACTGCATTCGTCACTATGTTCACAGAATTCACAATGACATTCATCTGTATAGTCGCCTGTTTGCCAACATAGTTCTGTTGGAGACATATCATTATACATAAACTCACCCCCCTCTGCTTTAAAATTATTGTAAGGTAAATAAGGAATATTTTACCATTTTATATTACGATTTGTTTTAAAAATCACTCTCAAAAGAAAGGATTGTCTTATATGAAATCAAAATCAAAACCTCCAATTAAAACAGCTACCAACAACAATAATGACAAAGTTAATATTGATAACCGACCACCGTTACCATACCACAATTTGACAACCTCTGTTCCAGAATTACTTTGTATATTTTGTCGTAAGGATAATAACTAATTATTGTGTTTTTCTGTATTTATCAACTCAAATATTTCACTCACTCTTGAAGTAAGATTAGCTTGAGGTAATAGTGGTTTCTGTTGGTTGTTACTGTTATTATTATTTGTGTTCTTTTGACTTGTGTTGTCTGTATTATTTGTTGGTATAAAATTACACATCCTTATCACCAGGTATATCCGCAATTACAGCACTTGAATGTCTTATTAATTTTCTTACTAAAGATACCAAATGCAACTATTGAAGCTCCACGCTCTATTCCACCCATCTTTTTAATGTTTGTAGAACCACAAGTTGGGCACTTAGGTTTATTAGCATTTTCCTGTTCTTCACGCTTTTGCTTACCAAGATTGAAATAGTAATCCGCTTCTGCTCCACGCATAGATTCCTCGAATTTACGCTTTTCTTCAGCTTCTTCTTCGGGGGTTAGTTTTTGACCAGCTTTTTTACCTGTTAAGCGTGTATATTCATCATAACGGAAACTATAATAAAAATCTGGATCTCCCATACTATATTTTCTATAAAGTTCTTCATTAAAATAAGGGGAATTTTCAACTTCAAGACGAATTTTAACTTCATATTCATCTTTTTCATCTTCAGTCATTTGCTCATATTGTTCACCTGTTACACCATCTTCTTTAAGCATTTCACCTGTTGCACCACAAGTAGCACAACTTTCTGGATATAATTCATATTCTTCAGATGTGTCCGAACAAATATCACAACATCGTAAACAATACCTCATATACCAATCTCCTCTCACAAGTTTATATGAGTATAATAACACTAATCAACATATCTCACAATATTTAAAGTATTAACGATAGGAAAAATACTAGCTGATAATTGGGGTATTACTGATAAATTAGGTGGAACTAAAAACTTCACTGAAGTTGAAAAACTTGCTACTTTAAGTAGAGATAAAATTTTTGAGTTAAGTAATGCTATTAAAAATGCTAAAGGTGATACTATTCAACTTCAGAAGGTATTAACTGAAACCTTTGAGGATGGTAAGTACTCAAAAGTAAATGGTCTTGAGGAATACATTAAGAAAAATAAAACACTTGATAAGGATTCTATTAATGAACTTATTACTAAACAGAATTATGAGAACATTGCAAAACAGTCTTTCAGTTTTCAAGGTATTAATGCAAATATTAAAGAATATAACAGTCTCTTAAAGAGTTCTGTAAAAGAGAGTAATGCTTTTGCTGAAGTTGTTGCTTCTCATAATATGAAACTTGGTAATTATCTTACAAGTCTTAATGGTGCAAATGCTGGACTTGGTGGATATATCAAGAGTCTTGGTATTGCAAAATTGAAGACAATTGCATTATCAATTGCTACTACTGCCTTAAATATGGTCATAGGTGCTATTGCTTCAGCTATTGCTTCATTCATTATAAAGGGTGTTACCAACATAATAAATAGTGCCGAGAATATGAAAAAAGCCGTAGATGATATGGTTACATCATATAATGATAGTTTGAAGACTCTTGAATCGCACAAAAAGACTATCAATGACATAAAAGATGATTATGAAACCTTATCAAAAGGTGTTGATGAATTAGGCAATAATGTTTCACTTACGACTGATGAATATAAAAAATATCAAGACATTTGTAACCAGATTGCTGATATTTACCCTTCTTTGATAGCAGGACATACTTCTGAGGGTAATGCAATATTAACCTTAAAGGGCAATGTTGAAGCTTTAACAAAAGCATATAAGGATGAACAGAAAGCAGCCGCTGCAAGTGTTATAAGTGGCAATGATAAGGAAAATACCAATGTAGTCAAGAATTATAAAAACGAATCGAAAACTGGCATAAAAAGTGCCTTTAAATCTGCATTTACATTTAATTCTGATAAATCTATGGTAAATGGATTATCCACAACTCAAAAGATATCTTATCTCGAAAGAGCTACGAATTTATCTATTAATGAGTTAAAAAATAAATCGGGTTCTATAGGTTCAGATAATGTATTTAGAAGTTTATTAAAGACATATGGATTAGATACTGATAGTACTGACCAAGAGGTTACTACTATCATTCAGAATATGAAAGCTGATTTAGCAACTTATCAGGCAGAAGTTGACGAGGCAATGAAAGGAATTAAGACTAAAGCAAATGCTTATTTTGTATACAATTCGGATTATGATAATTTGAATGATGAACAAATAAATCAGATAAGTTCCTTAATTGATAATGCCTTAACTGAAGCAGTCGCTGACACTTTCAATAAAGATTCTGATATCAATAGTAAATTTGTACAAAAAATTATTGATGGTATCAAGAATAATAAAGAGGGTATTTCCAACGCTTATAAATCTCTATTGGCAATTGATCCTAATAATATGGGTGATGTATCAAAAGATAAACAGGCAATTGATGACTACATTAAGAAAATTGCTGATTATATTGGAACAGATGCAGAATCTTTGAAGAAAGGTCTTGGTTATGATGCAGCTGATGACATATCTCAACAATATAATAGCATTATAGAAGAAGCAAAAAAGAAAGACTCTGATTTTGATTGGGATTCTTGGTTTAAAGAACATTCAGTTAATACTCAAGAAGAAATTAATAAATGGAAAAAAATTGCATCTTCTGCTAATAGTGCTGCTAAAGCACGAGAGAATTATGCTAAACAGGCAAACACTTTCAAAGAAACTAAATTATTCGATATGGGAAGTGATAATGCTCTGTCAACATTAAGTAAGCTAAATTCTCAATTGGACGAAATTCAATCTGCTTATTCTACACTCTCTTCCGCTGTTTCTGAATATAACAGTAATGGAAATATTTCAATTGATACAATGCAATCCGTTATCGCATTAGGTGATAATTGGCTTGATTACATTGATATGGAGTCTGGTGCATTTACTCTTGACCAAGAAGCTTTAAACAAACTTACTCAAGCTCGTATTGAGGATATGAAACAACAGGCACTTGCTAATTTAGCTTCTACCGTTGAAAGTATCACAACTGAAGCAGATGCAACAAAATATTTAGCTTCGACTAATTATGATGCTGCAAATTCATATCAAGAATTGGCAAAGGCAAAGTTATCAGAAGTACAAAGTAATCTTCAGAAGAAGGTGGAAGAAGGTTCACTCTCACAAGATTCATATGATAAAATAATTTCTAAATTTGAATCTGATGCTAATAAGATATCTCAGATATTTGATAATACAAGTTTTAAACTTACAGCAGATGGTTCAATTGGAGATAGTTTATCAGAACTAGAGTCACATGCTAATCTTCTTAAATCTATACAGGACGAGTTACAAAATACAAGCAGATTATCATCTTCTACTTTGGATTCAATTGCTAAAGCATTTCCTGAGTTGAATGAGTCGGTTAAACAGTTCAGAAACGGATTATTGAGTTCAGAAGAATTATTCGCATTATTAGAACAAGCTTATAATGATGATGCTGATGCATATATTAGTAATCAAATAAAGAAGTCACAATATGATGGTACATATTATGATAACTTAGTTTCAGCAAACAATGAATTTTTCCAAGGTTTATTTGATGCTTATGGTGAAGATTTAGAAAAGAGTAAAAATTTAGCCCATGCAAAGAAAGTCATAAATGACAAGGTAATAAGTTTATTAGCTTCATCATGGGGAAAATTCTATCAAACTGAAATAGATAATGCTACTGGCTTAATGAAAATAGCAAGTAAGGCTACTTCTATGGATGATGATATGGATTTAGGTCTTGCTATTGCACAAAATGGAGGAAATGAAGAAGAATATTTTTCAGATTTTCTATCTACTTTACAAAAGACTGTAGATGACTATAATGCTTTACAAAATATTGCTATAGATACAACTTGGGGTGGCATAGATACATCATGGAAAGGTTTATCTGGTTATGATTCTTCATCAAAAGATACAAAAGAGACAGCCGAAAAACTCAACTGGATTGAACGCTTAATCAATAAAATCTCAACAGCATATTCACGACTTAAGAATATTGTATCAGATACAACAACTACATGGCTCAAGCGTAATACTGCCCTTTCTGATTCAATGTCTACTCTTTCATCCGAAATAAACGCACAGAAACAGGCATATGAGTATTACATGAATGCTTTTAATTCATATGACCTTGACGGATATTGGAAAGACCAGATTGCAGATGGTTCTATAAGCATTGACGTTATTTATGATGATGACTTGAAGGATGCTATATCTGATTGTCAGGATTTCTATGATAAAGCACAGGACGCTAAGACTGCTGTTCAGGAACTTAATATCGAGTTAAAAGGGCTTGCTAAGATTAGGTTTGATAATGTAGCTTCTGAATTTGAAAAGAAGATTTCATATTTCAAAGATTATTCAGACCAGCTTCAAAAGGAAATGGATATTATAACCACTAAGGGTTGGTTCTCTTCTACTTCTATTAATGAAAGCATGAAGAAGGTCGAACAAGATAATCTTGACAGACTTAAACAGGAAAGAAATGCTTTGCTAAATGCCTTAAATTCTGCTGTTGATTCTGGTAAAATAGAGAAATACAGCGAAGATTGGTATGATATGCAATCTTCTATCGACTCTGTTACATCTTCTATTCTTGATGCTGAGAAGGCTCTTATTGAGTATGATAATGCTATCAGGCAGATTAAGTGGGATGCATTTGATAGAACAAGAGATGATGTAGAGAATCTTATTAGTGAAACTGAATTTCTTGTTGAATTATTAAAAGATAAAGGTATTACTGATGATAATGGTAATACTACTGCTGAAGGTAAAGCTGCACAGGCGTTACTTGTTCAGAAGTATCAATTATATCTAAATCAGGCTCAAAAATATAAAGATGAAATTCTTAAAATTGATGAGGAACTTGCTAATAATCCTTATGATAAGGAATTGTTAGATAGAAAACAAGACCTTATTGATAAGCAGCAAGAAGCTATCAAATCAAGTATTTCTGAAAAAGATGCTATTAAGGATCTGATCAACGATGGGTATAATGATCTATTAGATGCTTTACAAAAAGTTATTGACAAACAAAAAGAGAGCCTAAATGCCGAGAAGTCACTGCATGATTATCAACGAACAGTTGCTGAACAGGCTAATACTGTTGCTCAATTACAGAAACGATTATTAGCTTTACAAGGTGATAATTCTGAAAGTGGTCAGTCTCAGAGACAAACCATAAATTCAGAGCTTAAAGATGCACAAGACCAGCTAGAAGAGACAGAGTACGAACAGTACATTGAAGATCAGACTAAGATGCTGGACGACTTAGCAAGTCAAGCAGAAGAATGGATAAATACTCGTTTAGACAACCTTGATGGTCTTATTCAGCAGATTATTGATGATAGTAATACTCATAGCGGAGAAATTAAAGATACTATCACTAATACTGCTAATGAATTTGGTATAAATCTTAGCGATGGTATGAAGAGTATTTGGGAGACAAATACAAATAATATCAATAATAATATTACTTCTGTATTTAATGATTTTGGAACAAAATTTGATAATACAATGACAACACTTAATAATGTTGTTAGTGGTATTGAGAGCAAAGTTCAGGAAATGCTTAGTCTTGCTAATGAAGAAGCTGCACAAAGACAAGCTGAATTAGAGGAACAGAGAAGACAACAGGAAGCTGCTGAATCTAACTCATCTTCATCAGGTGATTATAGTGAACCTGATTATGATTGGGATGATATTGGCGGTGGAGATAGTGATTCTTCTAGTGGTGGAGATGGCGTTGATTGGATATACTCTCCTGACTATTTCCCAAAAGATCAATTGAATGTGGATTAATGATATAGTCCACCTTAAATGCTATAAATTGCGGGGAACTCCCCATAACCCTATTTCGCTACAACGGAACTGGAAACGGTAAATGTGAATGCGGTATGTGTTAAAAACACAACAGTTCTATTTAATATTATAGAATATATAGAATAGAAACCATAAAAAGTAAATAGGTTAGGGACAACCGAGTGTGCAAGTCACTCAGACGCAACGAAACTCCTAAGTCGAAAGATATGGAGGACGCTCAGAGACTATAATTAGCAAATTCTTATATTCTAAAATTCCCATAATAAAACAATTGAATAAAAGGAGGACTTTTACTATAGAGGAAAGAAATAATTGTGTATATATACATACAAATAAAACCAATGGAAAAGTTTATATAGGCATTACTGGAAGAAATCCTTTGGAACGATGGAATAATGGAAAAGGATATAAACTTAATCCCTATTTTTGGAAAGCTATTAAAAAATATGGTTGGAACGGTTTTAATCATGACATTCTCGAAGATAATTTAACTAGAGAAGAAGCGAAAGAAAAAGAAATTTATTATATTAAAAAATATGATTCTACCAATCGTTCTAAAGGCTATAATATTCAACGTGGTGGAAATCTTTCATATAGACCAACAGTAAAACAATATGATAGAAAAACAGGAAAATTTATAAAAGAATGGGATTGTACAATTAGTGCTGAACGTGGTTTAAATATCCCAAATGCTGATATTTCATCTGTTTGTAATGGAAAAGTTAAAACTGCCCATGATTTTTATTTTACTTATGAAAATTTAGGCGAACAATTACCAGAAGATATTCTATCTTGGATTAATGTTAATGATTGTACTATTCCTGTTGCACAATATGACCTAGAAGGCAATTTCGTTAGTAAATATCATACTCTTAACGAAGCTTCAAAACAATTTAATGGAAGAATTCAATTAAAAAACAAACTTTCTTTTGGATATATATGGATACCTTTAGATAGAAATAATCCTGTATGTCCTATCAAATTATCTCCTGAAGATTTAGAAAAATATAAATATGAACAGCTAGGAAAAAGATGTTATCAATATTCCTTATCTGGTGTCTTTTTAAAATCTTATGTTAGTACACAAGATGCAGCAAACACATTAAAATGCAGTCAAAGTTCAATTGCTTCTGTATGTAGAAAATTGTTTTTTCAAAGTAATGGATATATATGGAGATATGCCGAAGACGGTTATATTGAAGGTGTTGATTTACCACATGAAGAAACGGTTTTTATTCGTAAAGGTTTAACACCTGTTTATCAATACGACTTAAATGGTAATTTACTAAACAAATATGACTCTGTAACTGAAGCTGCTAATAAGTATAATATGTCAACCACAAATATTTCAAAAGCGTGTTTAGGTGAGATAAAAACAGCTAAAGGGTTTATTGGGAGATACGAAGAAGTTAATTTTACAAAAGAGGAATTAAATTTTATAAAAAAAAATAAAAGAAAAAGAAAAATAACTCAAAGTGATAAAGATGGAAATTATTTAAATACATTTGAGTCACTTGCCGATGCTCATAGAATAACAAATATTGACGCATCTAGCATATCGAGTTGTTGTAATAAAAGGCAAAAAACAGCAGGAGGTTTTATATGGGAATATGCCTCTTAAATAAAAGAATATAAGAATTATTGTATAGTCCACTCCCCTACTAAATATCGGGAAACCGAGGGTATAAAGGACAAGTATTGTAGATCGCCTCAAGTTACATGATTTTGATTCATCATTTGGCGCACGTAGTCAATATTTTGAGCAAATGGGACTTGGAAACGACTATACAGGAAGTTATGATGATAATGTTGCAATGTTAGACTGGATGAAAACTCACGGTTATCGTAAAGGAACTAAATCGGCAACAAGTGGAGTTCATATTTACGGTGAAGATAATCCAGGCTCAGAAGTACTTGTTACTAAATATGGAGTACTTCGTCAGTTTGATTCAGGTGATACAGTATTCAACAAAGACCAAGTTGAAAAACTTTGGAATCTTTCTAAGGGTATCACTACACCAAACATGTATATGGATAACCTTGGTGCTAAGTTACCTGATATTACCCCAGTTTCAACAAACAAATCAGTTGATATTGGTGGTATTAATGTTAATGTTGATAAGGTTGTCACAGACAATCCAGAAGACTTTACACGACAGCTTACTAACGAACTGGCAGGAAATTCAAAGATACAGAAAATCCTTGGAGAGATTAATTCTAATCAGCTCTTAGGTCGAAATTCATTATCCACTCGTAGATACATGAAATAATATTATGGACGCATTGGTGTCATAGCCAGTGCGTCTATTTTAATTGGAGGAATATAATGTCAAATAAATTGATTAAAAATAAAAACTCTACAAGTAAAGAACTTGAATATTATAAAAAACATTGTTCCTTACTTGAGAAGGAACTAGAGGAAGAAAGAAAAAAAAGAACACAACTCGAAATCACTCTTTCATGTGGTTCTGAACCCAGTAACCACGCGGTTTCCGAGCTTCAAAATTTAATAAAATCATATAAAATTGCAAAAGAGACAGAAGAAAAGCTTTGCAATGAACTATTAGTTAAAAATAAGAAGATGGATGAAAATTTGGCTGAATTCGATAGAATAAAGCCTTTGTATATAAAGAAATGTGAAAGAGAATATGATGAAATTCTCAAAGAATACACAAAAATGGTTAAAAATATTGGTTAAAAATAATATTCAGAAAGGATGGTGAACAATGAAGATACAAAAAGTTCAAGTAACGGGTGCAAAAGGTAGTACCGTTGATTGTGGCTATTTCTCTAATGCTCTATATGATACATACTTGCAACTCACCACTACTGCTGAAATAGGTAAACAATATAATATACATGGATATATTAAGTCAAATAGTTCAGGAACAATCAGATGTCAAGATGTGACTGCAAATGTTACTACATCTTGGCAAGAAATTAAAATGACTATAATTCCAACGAGTAATATTTTGGAATTATATTTTTACCCAGGTGAATTTTATTTATATAATTGGAAAATGGAAGCAGGAACTATATCCACTGCATGGACTCCTTCTCCACTTGATGTTAAATATGATTTGATTGAAATGGGAACAATTGTAACGCAATTATCTAATAGTATATCAAGCAAAGTATGGCAAAACGATATTAATACTGCTACAGGAGCTTTGGATACTAAGATTACAGAAGTCAAGCAGAATGCGGATAAAATTTCATGGTTAGTTAAGTCGGGATCTTCTGAATCTGATATGATTCTTACTGATACTGCATACACTTTAATTTCCAAAAATATTAATCTTAAAGGTAATGCTGTTTTTACAAGTTTCCTTAATGATGATCAAACAGCGATTAACGGTGGAAAAATTGCTACTAATAGTATTACTGCTTCACAATTATCTACCGATTCCATCAAATCAAGAAACTATATTGAAAATACTTCAGGTTCATTTTTAAATCTTTCTGATGGTACATTTGATAGTAAGTATTTAAAATGGGATGAAACGGGTGCTATTACTGCAACAAATGTGAATATAACAAATGGAAAAATTCAAACTTCTGGCACAGCCAAAGGTAATGACGGAATAACATATTTAATGCAATGTGTTATTTCAGGAGGTCAAATCCTCATAGAAAATTTGACTAATAATAATTCTAAACTATTTATTCAGGGGCATGGAATATGGTTGGATAATTCATTAGGAAATAATATATTACAACTAAGTGGAAGCGAAGAAGGCGGTGCTTATATAGGATTACGTAGTGGTAAAGACGATAATGAAATAGTTGTTCAAATGGGAACTAATAGACAAACAACTGATGATGGATCTATCGATTATAAAGGTTATATTAAGATTCCTAATTGTGCATATTTAGGAAGAGAAAATACATTTAGTACAAAAACTTGGTTTGATAATATAGTATACGTTAATGATAATTCTAATTTACAAATATGGCATAATAGCAGAAAAAAATATGGAAATCCAGTTACATATATGAATAATCCTATTTCTATTGATTGGGATGGAAGTGTATTAAGGATTTATGTAGATAATGTAAATGTAGCTTCGTGGATAACAGCCGAGCAGAGGTGGGAGTAAAAAATAGAAAGGAGAACTTATGTATATAAAATACAATAACAATAATAGAATTTTAATTAAAATAGATAGTTATAAAATTATCAATCCATATATTTTTAGAATATACGGAGATATATCCACTTTAAAAAATCAAACTGGTTTTTCTATATATTATGAAGGTGATAATGTTCCTACCCAAAAATGTTCTGAATATAAATATATATATGATATAGGCGAAAATTATATAGATTACACAAATCAAAATATTATTTACTATATTTATTATATAGCAAATAAGGATAACTATGTCACAGGAACAGAAATAACTGAAAAAAAAGATGACAACAGAGTATTATGTATTTCAGGCTCAGGCAAGAAATATGAATATTATAATGATACTAATGTTTATGTAGATGACAATGGTTGTTATAATTTTAAAATCATATCCGATAAAATAGAAAATGTATCTAAAGAAGAAAAGGAAATGATTTTAAAGCAGAAAGAAATTGATAAATTAATTCAAGCTAAAAATGTTAAAATATCTGAATTAACAGAAACTTGTCAAAATATAATTCTTAACGGCGTTTATTATAATGGAAAACATTATGCATACAATTATTCTGATCAGAATAATATTTCAAACCTCGTACAGATGGCTAAAACAACAGGTATGGATGTACCTTATCATGCGGATGGAGAACTTTGTCACCTATACTCTCCTGCTGATATTTATGCTATTTATATTACGGAAGAAATGAATGTAACTCAAAATACAACATATCTTAATCAGCTTAAGGCTTATGTTAATACACTTAAAGATATTGATAGTGTCAATAATATTGCATATGGTCAGGAACTTACGGGTGAATATCTCAAGAATCTTAATAATATTATGGAACATTCGCAGAAAATTATAGAGGTGTTAAATGCAAAAACGTTTAAGATTACTCAGTAAGCATCTATTTTTGTTTTTAGTTGGTGCAAGTCTTTATATTTTTATTGAGGTAATATATAGAGGATATTCTCATTGGACTATGGGTGTTTTAGGTGGAATATCATTTATATCTATTGGACTTATTAATGAAATATTAAGTTGGGATACACCAATATGGACTCAATGTTTAATTGGAGGGTGTTTAATAACATTCTATGAATTTATCACAGGTATAATATTGAATCTTTGGTTACATTTGGGCATATGGGATTATTCTCATATGCCTTTTAATATATTAGGTCAAATATGTTTACCATTTACATTAATTTGGTGTGTATTATCTTTAGTGGGAATTATATTAGACGATTATTTAAGATATTGGTTTTTTAATGAAGAAAAACCAAGATATAAATTATATTAAACAACAATATTGAAAATATTACGCTTTCACTCTCAGAAATAAATGATAATATTAATATTTCAAGATTTAGAGTAGGATATAATCCCATAACTTTAGTTGCTGTTTTTAGCGGTTGGATATCTGTTGTTGAAGAAATTCTTACTAATACTAAAATTTTTAACTTGCCATATAAAAACGCATATACCAACCCTTATTATATCATTATGCTTAAAGCAGAATCTGGGCTTGAATTACATATCGCCGAAATCGTATCTAGCGGATACGAAGTCAAAACAGATATGAAGTTAACAAAAGGTTCTTATTGTATGTTAGGCTGTGCTTTACTTAAATAATATTCCGCACAAAATTGTTGCTTAGTTCACTTACTCACCTATCAAATTTGAATAAAAAATAATAAAAAAGAAAGGAGGAATTTTAAAAATGTCTTTAATTGATTTTACATATGCTGATCAAAAATTATCGAACTTTGGTTATATGCCATGTAGTTTCGATTCATCTGATTTATCATCTATTTCATTCGGAAGTAATGCTACATTTACAACCATAAGACTTAATTCTTCTTCAAAAAATAAATTACTTTCAACAAAATATGAAGATGTATATACGACATCTGAGCCAATCCAAATATGTAAGAAATGTCCTTCTGATAATATATATATTACTCATGAAGAATTTCGATTATTAGAACGATGGCTTAATAGAGGAAAATATTTAAAACTTACCCCTAAATATGAATATGAAAATGAAGAATTATATTTTTATGGATATTTCAATGTACAAGCATTAATATATGGAGGTCGAATTGTAGGTGCTGAATTGACATTTACAGCTAATTCTCCTTTTGCTTATAAATATGTAACTCAATCTTTTGATTTGACGAACAACAAATTAACATTTTCTTTAAATAGTATTTCTGATGATTTTAAACCAATTTATCCTAATATAAATATAACTTTAAAACAAGCTAGTGATTTATCTTTAATGAATATGATTGATAATTCCGTCACTTCGATCAAAAATTGTTCAGAATACGAAACAATATCTATCAATGGTGAAAATAAAATCATCACTTCTTCACTCTCTCATACATCTCTTCCTAATGATTTTAATTATAAATTTCCAAAAATATACACATCTTATGAAATCGCTACTAATAATTTCTCGGTTTCAGCCCCATGTACAGTAACAATTAGTTACGAACTGCCAAGAAAGGTAGGTGTTTATTAATGCAAATTAAAATTCTATCATCTTGCGGTAATACATTGTTATTTGGACAGACTGCTACTTTAACAGTTCAATTATATGATGATAATGATAATATTATAAATGATACTTCCACTTATCATTATGTATGGAAAAAATATCATGAAGGTCGAGAGGTTAAATGGGACGCATCTGGACAAACAATAACAATTATATCAGATGAATGTGGTAATGTGGTATATAAAGTCTTTGTTATGGATGAGAATAGTCTCACAAATTTTTCAGGAAATTTGATTACGGACAATGAAGATAATATATATACAGCATATTTTTCTTTTGATTCTATTTTGACCGAAATATACAACGGTTCTTCTGATATACCACCATATTCTAAAGATTTAACAATAATCTTAGCTTCAAGGAATTTAAAGTTACTTGGACAAATAGTTAATATAGATTCTGATAGTATATCTTACAAGAATTCTCTTAATGCAGCAAATGAATTGTCTTTTACTGTACATAAGAATCTTGACAATATAATTGAACCTTTATGGGATAAGATAACCGATCTAAAATTGGCTTATGTTAAAGAACTAAATCAATATTATCAAATATCTGTTACTATTAATGATACATCTGATGATATAACAAAGGTAATATCTGCTACTTCTTTATGCGAAGCAGAATTGAGTCAGAAATATATTCATAATACGGAAATCAATACAGAGAATGATATTACTAGAGATGATTATATAATTACAAAATTTTATAGCCTTACTGATAAAAAAGCTTCTTTGTTAGATAGAATATTGTCGTTTGCTCCAAATTATAAAATTGGACATGTTGATGATACTCTTGTCGAACTACAAAGAAGTTTTTCTATTGATGGAACAAGTATATATGATTTCTTAATTGGTGATTGCTCTGAGCAATTTGGATGTTTATTTCAATTCGATTCTACTTCAAGAACAATTAATGTATATGATTTATATACAAATTGTTTAAATCCTGAATGCGGATACCGTGGAGAATTTAATGATACTTGCCCTGAATGTGGCAATACTAATCTTTCATATTTTGGCAAAGATACTTCTATTTATATTGATAAGGACAACTTAACAAATTCTATTGAATTTACAACAGATATTAATTCTGTAAAGAACTGTTTTAAAGTTGTGGGTGGAGACGATGATATCAAGGCTGCTATTCATAATGTCAATCCTAATGGTTCAGATATTATATATAGAATAACGGACGAACAAAAAGATGATATGTCTTCTGAACTTGTAGAAAAATTATCTGATTATGATGAATTATGTGACTTTTATAAAAGTACTTATAAATCAATCAATATTGATATCTATAATGCTATGGATAAAATATTGTATTATACTTCATCTATGATGCCGACAGTTGAGCATGAAGAAGTTACGGCATCTACCGAAGCAGCAAAACTTACCTCTACTAAATTAAGTCCACTAGGATTACAAAAAGTAACTACTTCTACTTCTGTTGCCACAGTGAACACGGCACTGAAGATGTTAGCAAGGGTGTTTGTTAAATCAGGATATGTCAAGGTTGAAGTTGATACAGATAACACAAATACATTTACCTATGTTGGTATAGATGAACAGCATAATCATTATGGTACTTGGTATGGTCGATTTAAAGTTACCAATTATAGCAACGAAGAAGATATTGTATACACTAATTATATGGAAATTAAGGTATACGACTTATATGAAGAATATCTTGATCAAAAAATTAAGAAAAACATCGTAAGTAATGATAAAGATGGTGAAGGTAATCTATTTAATGTATTATCTATTGAAGACTTATCACAATTTAAGAATGCATTAACTTATTACTGTTTGAATAGACTTACATCATTTTATTCTGCTATTGAAGGATGTATGAACATACTTATTGAAGCTGATCAAGCAAAACAAGGTGCAGATTTATATGAGAAGTTCTATTTAAAGTATTATAACATGCTTCAGGCATGTCAGGACGAAATTGATACTCGTAATGCAACAATAACCGAATGGAATGGTAAGTATGATTCATATGTTAGTCAGCGAAACATAATTCAAGATAAACTTAATTTTGAAAAGTATCTTGGTAAGGAATTATATAATGAATTTATATCATATATTAGAGAAGATACTTATACTAATGATAATTATATATCCGATGGATTGACCAATGAAGAACTGTTAAATAAAGCCGAGGAATTGTTGAATACGGCTAAATTAGAATTATTCAAGTCAAGTGAAAGACAACACAGTATATCTTCGACTTTGTATAATTTGTTGCAGATGAAAGAATTTTCTGAAATTATTGATAAGTTCCAATTAGGTAATTGGATAAGAGTCAAAGTCGATAATAATATATATAGATTAAGACTTGTATCTTATGAAGTAAATAATAGTGGTATAGAAAATATTAATGTTGAATTTTCTGATGTTACACAAACTTTAAATGGTCAAAATGATACAAAAAGTATCATCAGTAAAGCTCAACAGATGGCTACTAATTATAGTTATGTAAGTACTCAAGCAAAGAAAGGTGAACAAGCCCAGAATTCTATTGCTTCTCTTCTTACTAATGGTTTTAATACGGCTATAACCGCAATAAAAAATGCTGATACAGAAGATATTATTATTAATAAAAATGGTATATCTGCTAGAGCATTAAATGATATAGAGTCTGCGTATGAACCTAAACAACTTAAGATTATTCATAATATGATTGTATTCACCGAAGATAACTGGCTTACAGCTTCTACAGCGATTGGTGAGATAAAATATACATTAGACGGACAAGAGTTTTCATCTTATGGAATAATTGCTAAGAGTATGATATCTGGAATAATAATTGCAGGACACATATATTCAGCTAATTATTCTTCTACAAATAAGACAGGGACTCATATTGATCTTGACTCAGGTTCATTTTCTTTAGCTGGTGATAAGATTATTTATTCAGCAGGAGGAAATAAACTTACACTTAAAGATGTGCTTGTTGAGTATACGACTGAAGATGATAAGGGTGAAAAAACACAAATTGTTACAGGTCTTGATACTGTTGCGATTAAGGTAGATACAATTAATTCAAAATATATCAGTACAGATAATTTTTCTGCTAAGTTTGCAGAGATAGACATTGTAAAAATTAATGAGTTGTATGCAAATTCTGCTTTTATTACTTCTCTTAATTCTTATACATCTAATTCTATTAATTCTACAGTTAATACCGAGTTTGTTAAGACTCTTATTGCTGGTCATGCTACTCTTAATGATTTATTTACAAGTAATTTTACAATAGGTTCTGATGATTGTGGTTATGTTCTTATGAACGGTTCTACAATGCAATTTAAAGACAAAAACGGCAATGTATATGTTCAGATAGGCACAGACAAATCTGGTGGACATTCTATCATTATTAATGATAGTAATGGAACTGCTATTATGAATGGTTCAGGTATTACTGCTAATGCTATTGCAGATGGTTTAATTGTGGACAAAATGGTTAAGAAGAAAGATACAACTTATAATGGTATCTCAGGTGATAAGCTTAACATAGATTCTGTAGTGACAAGTATTAATGAGGGTAATAAAACCATTAAATCTTCTCTTATCTATTTTGATGAAGATAAACAAACGCTCGATACCAAATTGGGTAAAATGATAGAAACAGACACTACGATAAACAATAGTCTTAACACAATTAAAAACTCAGTCAACGAAAACACCTCTGCAATTATACAAGTTACTATGTCTGCAAATGGTAATAATCTATTAAGAAATTCTGATACATTAATATTTGATGAATACATAATCGGTTCAAAGCTTATTGATGCAAGTAATAATATTCTTGTTGATAGAAACGGTTATATATTAGTCGGTTAATTAAAGGGCTGAGAAATCAGCTCTTTTATTTTTTTTAAAAGAAAGGAAATAAAAAATATGGCAAATAAAAAAATAACAGATGCTACTCAGATAAGCACTATGTCTGGTAGTGATAAATTATTCGTTAATTCAGGTGATGATTTAAAGCAAATCACACTAGATCAAGCTGTCGCAGCATCAACACCAGTTCAACAACTAAACAGCAATATAGAATTTTCCACTTTGGTAAGAAAAGCAAAAAATTTAGAACCAAACACAGACTTAAATACCATAACTACATCTGGAATATATTATCTTCTAAACGCAACAACATGGGGGAATGCTCCAAATACTAAAGTAACAAATAGTTATCTTATAGTGATTGCGGTTAACACAAAAAGATGTACACAAATATTGCTTCCTGGAAATGACACTGCAATATACATTCGTTCTACTTATACTGATAATACATTGTGGACTAATTGGAAATCTAATAATACAGATATAGAAATAAAAAACTGTTTCTGCAAAAATATTGCAAGTATAAATGGTACTCTTGAAGGTTATGGCTATAATTATTGTTATTATAATAATTCTACTAAAATAGGAATATTACACTTTGCGTCTCGAATTGAAACACCAGATTCTACATTAAATAATTTTTCTGGCTATTATGATGTGACAACAGTTCTTAAAAATATGGGTATTACTAGCTTTAATAAAATATTGGAAAGCAATTATACTCCATACGATTCCACAGGTGTAGTTCGAGCAAAGTTGATAGGCTATGGAACAACATTATTATATAGCTCTGCAAGTCAACATTATGCTTTTGCTCGATATTATACAAAAGATGGAGAGAAAGGCGCATGGGCAACAAGCGAATTTCAAAAGGGTGATTATATTACAGGTTCGCTTATATTTAGTTAAATTTCAGAGACTGCTTTAGTAATTACACCGTCGTATTTAATATTATTACTGTTTAATTGTAATATTTATATTTCTTTTCAATAGGAGAATCTTTAATTGCATTCTCCTATTTTTTACAAAAAACTTCACATGAAATACCGATTTCTTAACACAGCTATATACAAGGGGTTAATCGCTTGTATTTGACCAAATTAAGGCTTTTATATAATTATATGATAAATTGACGGTGTATTTTATATTTAAGTCAATTTGAGCCATATATAAGCGATTTTATATAGGCATATAGACATAAACAAAATTTTTTTTAGGGAACATTTCTGGTTATAATAATCAGAAGTGTTCCCTATTTTTTACGATTTTAATATGGTATAATTATTTCAGTTGATATTTGTGGAGGTATATTATTATGAAAGAGGGAATTGAAGCTTATATTATTGAGAGCAATTTGAAGGTTAGAAAGGTAACTGTCGCTCATGTTACTGGTAATCTTGCTACTGTACGATTTGAAGAAGGCGGTGGAATCAGAGTACCTATTAATAGATTGTACGGATCTGAAGAGGAAGCTGCTAAAGAATTAAAATATAAAACCGAAGCGAAAAAACCGCCTCATAACTATTTGAACGGACAATTGTTATAA